GTGTTCTTCATTCATTTGTGGTTGCTTCCTCAATTTGATCAATAGTTGCTTCTTCTTCGTCAACTTCGTCGGTATTTACCACAGGAGCAATTTTTTCTGCGTATTCCGACATAATCAAATCAAGTTTGCCTTCTTGCATCCATGCTTTGCGATATTCAAGAATTTCCTCGCCTGCTAGATTAATATACTTGAGTCGATTGCCTTGCTTTGTCAACAAGCCTTTCTTCTCAAACAATTCAACTAAACCACTGTACGGGTTCATGCCAGTCTCATAAGGAATCTTAACCTGCACACCTTCAAACGGTTTTGCATAGCGTGTCTTCATTACTTTACAACCAGCACGGATGCCCATAACTTCTGAAATCTTATTGCCGTCTTCGTCCTCTTTAAGTTTCAACTTCTTCATTGCAACAACAATACTTGATGCATAGATAAAGCCTGAGCCACCACTAATCTTGTCATCTGGGTCAAACATATCTTGCGATGCATATGTGTGGTTAGTACATACTAGTCCGACGTTCAATGAGCCGATCATGTTAACAGTATTACGGACTAATGAAGTTAGTGCTTTAGGCTTACGACCCATATCACCTTTCATATCACCCTTGTTAAACTGATCAACATCAGTAGGTGTTAGCAACATACCCAAACTGTCAATTACAAACAATACTTTAGGACGATCTTCTTCATCCATTGCTTTAAAGTCTGTAATAAATGTTGAGATAGTTTTTGCTACATCATCAATCATTGACATGTTAAGTTTAAGAAGTTTTTCTTCACTTGTGTCAACGTCAAGAGCCTGTAGCCAGCTCTCATCAAGTGCGTTCTCTGAGTCAATTAGTACTACAAAGATGCCTTGATCCTGTGCGTGTTTTACAATGTTACCTGAACAGAAATACGATTTGCCTGCTCCTGATTCACCTGCAAACACAGTAACCTTACCTAGCGGAACACCTTTGTGAAAGTCTCCTGAGATAAGATAGTTTAGTGCATATGATCCTGTTGAAATCCAATCAGTAGGATCGTTAAATCCAGCACTCATGCCTGAGATACTTTTAGTCAAGTCCTTGCGGAACTTGCTAACATCAAACGATTTAGCCATTAAATTCTCCTAATAAATCTGTAAAGTAAAAAGGGTTGCTCTATTAAAAAGCAACCCTTTTCAGTTGTTCTTACCCTTGACGTGCTCTAATCATTGCTAGAATGTCATTTGCATCACCACCAGTAGCTGCTGCTGCCGGCGCTGCTGCTGCTACTTCTTCATTTGATTTAAAAGGAACATCCTCTACTACTGGTGTTGCTTGAGTAGTAGGTGGAGCACTTTGACTTGTAGCAGTTGCATGTACACTTGGCTTTGTATTTGGATCGCCTGTACGTGCTGCCATTCCTGCTGGACGGAAGTATTGTCCCCAACGATCTGCATCATATGCTTCGCCGTCTACTGATGCTTCGAACATTTCTTGCATCACTTTAACTTCAATCTCACCTGGCTTCTTAGGTAAGAAATCGTTGAGATTAAACAGTCCATGTGTATTTACTGCTGCCATCTCTGCATCACCTAGCGGACGATCTCGACGTGCCCAGTTAGATGTTGAATAGTCTGCATAACCGCCTTTTGATGTTTTGTTAAGACGGAAGTCTACACCAGCAGTATAATCTGTTGGCAATTCTTCCATATCTGGATCCATAAGTGCTTGTTTAATGATCTGGAAGATTTGTGGACCAATAATAAAGCGTCGAATTGGATTCTCAGGTGCTTCGTCATCAGTAAGTGGATTGTCTGTTACAAATCCTTGGAAGATATATGAACGCTTCTTCCAGTATTTACGACCCATATCTTCTAGTGAAGGGTCTTTAAACCAGCCACGTACTTCTTGTAGGATAGAACAGCTATCGCCATACATTTCCATGCAAGGTACTTGAACTTGAACAGGTTTACTACCTGTATCTCCTTTTACCCCTGCAAATGGTAATTTGATCATCAAACGTTCGACCCAGAAAAAAGTATTATCTGGGTTACCGTCTGGAAGGAAACGTAGTGTTGCACTGGTTCCTTCTTGCATATTCCAAAATGGGTAAATTGGGTTTGGACCTTGTGGTCCTCTGTTGCCGCTTGCGCCGGCTTCTTGTTCTTTGAGCTTTGCTCGGATTTCTGCTAATGATGCCATAGTTAATGCCTCCTATAATGTTGCCTATGTCTTTGTTGTTGTGCCTTTTGTTTGCAGCACATATATATACTATACACGCTACAAACGGTTTTGTCAAGTGATTTTTAAATTAAATTCCAGATAATTTAAAAATGTCACTTTGTTCGTTGTTCATACGTTCGTGTTGTACAAAAGTTTTATGTACTTGTTCAATAAACGAATGAGCAGGTCGAACATACTCGTCTCCATAGTCTTTTTCAACCATAGTTAGAATTGCTGTTTCCCCTTTTGGGAATGATCCTGTTTCTCTATCGTAATACGATAGAATAAATTCACCTAGTGGTGTTTTTGGCTTTTCAGTAGCCATCTGTTGTTGTGGTGCTGCATTTGTTTCTGGTGGACATTCGTCTACATCTGCATTACAGTTACAATGTTTACAGTCTGGTGGACAATCGCAATCTTCTGCTTTAGTATCACTTCCGCAACACTTGTCAGAACAGTGTGTGTCTCTTTCTGCTTCGTTTGCTTCACTGAACTGACCCATAAGTCCTTCCATTGCATCTTCTAAATCTGCTTCTTCTTTGGGCTGTTCTGCCTTACTATGTTTCTTTGCGCTTGAGTCGGCTATAAGAGCTGATTCATCTACTAAGTCATCTGGACCTAGTTCTGTTGCCTTTGTTGCTTCACTTACTAGTTTATAAATGTACGGAAATATATCTGACAGTTCTTCATTAAATAATTTAATAGTTAATTGATCAGTCCAGTTTTCTGCTACATCTACAGGTACTTCTTCCATTACAACTGTCTCAAAATTTGCAATTGCTTCTGCATAGTAATTTGGCTTTTGAAGTGATTCAATTGTCTTTTTAACGGATTTCATACGTGTTGTTACTGCATCCATATAGCCTGAAAGTCCTTCTGCCATTACAGCAGAGCGGCCCATATATGTTTTAAATTTACGTAACTTTGCCATTTCTTCTGATAACCCAGTAATGTGTTTTCCAAAGTCATCATACGCATTACCGCCTTCAGCAACATGTCGAGCCATTGCTCTTGCTGCACTTAAATGCTTAAATGGATATAAGAAACGTTCGCCTTCTGGTGACTCTACATAAATCTTTCCAATGCTTCTATTACGCCCTGTAGGCGAAGTTTGATCAATGCTTTCATTGTGTTTAATAATTAGTCTGGCTTCTCCGACATCTTGATAACTTATCTTAGATGTGCCATATAATTTTGATTCTGTCATGTTATCCTCTCCGGCATTTTTTGCTAGAAATCTATAGTCTCTTTTTTGTAGATTACTTTTTGTAATATCTCTTGTATCGAAATTTAATAAACGTTTTTTAGCAAACTGTCTTAGTTCTCTTAAGAAACTATACCAATCATTTAATTCTTGGTCGTTTTCTCCAGCAAGTATATCAGCACCGTGCATTACTACTAGCCCGTCTTTCTCATCTAGACTTAGACTTACTTTACCCTTGCTTTTATAATCAAATTCAATAAAACGTGCTTCGCTAGGATTATTTGTAATCATACCTTCTTCAGTGCCAATAGTTACACTTGGAAAGCGACCTCTAATCTTCGCAAATAGTTCTTCGCTTATTTTTTCTAAGTTTTGCATAATGTATTTATCAATAGTTGGTACTTATAAAGATTGGCATTGGCGCTTCGTAATCTTCAATATCTTCAGCTTGTGTAAACGAATTATATATTCTTGGATCCCAGTCTTTAAGAACTGCCATCATTCTAATACAAAGCAAAGTAGCACTAATAAGATCATCTGTTTGTCCTAGTTTTGCATTGTAACTTGATCCTGTTGCAACATAGTTTTTTAATTCAGATATAAATGGTTTACTATGTATAATCATTTTATCATTTTCTATCATTGTTTTTAATCTACTACATGCTGATATTTTTGTACCGTGTGTAGTATTAAAGCCTTTTCTAAATTTACGCACATGGCCTTTACGTATTGGTTCGCTTACAAATAATCCAGGTATATTTTCTTCACCAAAATCGTTAATAACTATTAATGCAGCTTCACCTAGCCCATTATTTTCTACACTCCAATAGATTCCATTTTGATTATTAGTTTCTTGTACAAGGTAATTACATATATCTGCAAGAACTCTTATTTGTCCAGGTATAGCTGTAGTATTATGTTGCCATTCGGCTACCTGTTCATAGCTAGGCAATTCAAATACTTGTATAGCTGCATTATCACCTCCTGTTCCCATTGAAGGGTCTAATGCTACAGCATATGTAAATTCACCTGATGGTTTTTTATACCAACGTGTTTGCCCCATATTTACAAGTGGCTTATTGCCTTCCATTACTGAAAGTTTTAAACTATTAATTAATGTTTCATCGTATACTAAGAATTCACAACCGTATTCACGTCTAAATTTTTCTTCACCAATACGTCCAAGTTCTTCTTCTTTCCATTGTTCGTCTCTATCCGGATGTTCCCACCAATCCGATCTAAAACTATGAAATCCATTTCGACCAACTTCTTGTTCATTGCCATGTTCATCAAACTTATCTTCTGCTTGTTTCCATATAGTAGCAAATGTATCTTCGTCACTGTTTGGTGTGCTTGTAATAATAGCACGACCACCTGTTGCAAGTGTAGGTGATATCGAAGTCCAAAACTCTTCCGCAATATTAGGTTGCACAAATGCAAACTCGTCACAGTATAATAGCGAGATACTCATACCACGTCCTGTGTTGCCTGTAGTTGTTTGACTTACAATCCTACTACCATTTTCAAACTCTATGCTACCTTTGTTGTAACTTGTAACACCTGCTCGAATATGGTCTGGACAGCTTTCATATACAAATCTTATACGTGACATAATCTCTTGCGCACCTGTGTATTTGTGTGCAGCAATAAGCACTGTTTGATCAGGAACAAACATAGCATACCAAGCCAAGTAAATACTAGCACAAGTTGTCTTACCTGTTTGTCTAGGCATCATATTAATATTAAATCTGTAGCTATGATAACTGTTCATTAATCCTAATTGATATTCGTAAGGATCGTACAACAGCTTGCCTTGTACAGGATGCTGAATGTAAGCAAAGTTTTCAGCAAAATACAAGTACCCAGTATCTGGGTCCATGCATTTCATAAGCTCTTCTATTTGAACTTCAGTAAATGTTTCTTTTTTATTCGCCTTTTTAATTAAGACGCCATCTAAACTTGTCGACATAATGTATTTACTCAAAAGAATAGCGCCCGTAGGCGCTATTGAGTACTCTGGGGGGTTTAATCACACTTGCATGAACCTGGTTCACCACGCTTCTTACCAGCAACTTTTGTACAGCCTTTCCAGCACTTCTTGTAGATTTCGCTGTTGCCGTGACGCTTACCTTCTGGTAAGTTTGCTAATTCTTTTTTCTCGGAAGCAGTTAACATTGCATTACCGCACTCGTTACATGTTCCTTCTTTCATTTCATTTAAAGCATCCCATAATCTTGCTTTAATTGAATCTTCTAGTGCCATTGGATTGTCGCCATCGGCTGCTTTTTTGTATGCTTTCTTTTCGCGGTTTAATCCACCTGACAAATCTTTTGTCATTGTTTGTGTATCTGCATACTCTTCGTCTGGCTCGTTAGCATAATCGTCGTCTAATTTATGTGCTGTGTCTTTGTTCATTTTTACTGGGTGCATTTTTCCTGATCCTGGAGGAAATTCAAATTCACTTTTATGTGCTCTTGCTGCTGCCGCTGCTGCTTGATTGTATGCATTTTCGTCTACTTCTTCTTCACCTACTTCTTCTTCAGCTCTGTTTACAATACTAGAAAAGTTTTCCATATCTGTACGCATATCATTTGCGCCTTTTAATGGCATTGGAGGCATCTCTGGCATGTCGTCTGGCCCTACTGTATGCGCATGATCTGCACCTGCTGCACCCTTGACAATATCTAATAGTCTTCCAACTTCATCTGCGCTATCTGCGTTCATTGAAATATTCATAGAAGCCATTTCTTTAAGTTCTTTTTTTTGTGAATCAATACTGTTCATTGATTCTATTATTTTTTTCATGTCCATAATTAACTCCCCATAACACTTTTAGTGTTTTCTGTTTCAGTGATGTCTGCTGACTCTCCTGCTGCTACGCCATCTATTGGACTATGATCGTTGTCTTTACGAGCAGTTTCTAATTCTTTTAACAAGTCCATTACACGATTGTCGCCAACTGATTCTTGAGCGCTTTCGCCGCCCATATCATCTTTGCCTAGAATTGCTTCATATGGCTCGTCTTTCTTTTCTGCTTGATACTCTTCGGCCATTTCATTAGGATTGCGCACTATTATATGTGTTTGTGGACAACTACAACACTTACTAATATATTCTTGCATTACTTGTGATGTTGTTGGATAGTTAACTTCTGCTTCAAAGTAAGTAACTTCCATATTTTCTAATTGTGGGAAATCTAATGGACGTTCTTGTATTGGTGTTTTTTTACCTGTAGACAAATTTGCTAAATTATATTTTTCTAAACAAGTTTCTAACATATCAACAAAGTCTTCAGGTAGTGGTCCTGCAACACCTATTTTAAAAGGATAACTTTTTTTTGATTCTGTTAAAAATTCTATAAACGATTTCATTGTCTGATTCCTAATGCTGTATGTTATTTATCATTATTAATGCCTTTGATGCGTTCTAAGAGACTATTTCTATCAGTAACAACATACCCTTCACCATTAACTATGTCACCATCTCCTGGTGATATGTCTCTATCCATTTTTTCTTTTTTAAGTTGCAATTCGATCATTTTTAATTTTTTATCCATCTTAGCAACTTTAGCATCTAATGATGTTTTTAGCATACCGCCAGCAACTTCAAATACTCTACCACTATAACGACTTTCAACATTCATACCTAAATCCATTAAGTCTTCATATGCACTCATTGCTTTATCAGCAACTTCGTTAAGCTCCTTGTCAGCCATTTCACCTAAGCCTTTAACAGCAGGTAATGCACTTGCTATTTTATCAAATTCAGCAATATCTCGTAATGTAGATTCTTGTTCTACTACTGCTTTAGATGATTTAGATTCTTGTTGTGACTCTTCTATTAATTCTTTCGAATCAGGTAAATTTAAAAGCTCTTCTAATTTTTTGGTCATTTAACTTCCATTATATGCTACTATTATTTATCGTTTACCATTATGAAAAATATCATTTTCTGTAACTACTCTAAAGAATATACCTTTTTGTTTACAGTATACTCTTGCTGCTTCCCATTTAGCTTGATTAAGAATAAAACTTGCTTGGTTATGTTTACTACGACCAAGTTTTTCTTTAATTGCTTGGTTTGCAGGTTTAACTTCTATTAATTCAACTTTTTGTTTTCCATTTTTGTCAGCATATACAATAAAAAAATCTGGGACATATATAGTCTGTTTACCGGTTAGTGGATTTCTATACGGAATTTTTATAGCTTCACTTGCCCATTGACTTACACTTGCATGTTCATCGCAAAATCTCATAAACGCAAATTCCCAACTGCTTCGATATGTTGGCGTTCTACCACCAACGTATTTGGCAGGGTTTTTAAGATTAAATTTACCTTGAGCAAATCGTCCCATTAAACTATTATGTTTCTAGACTCTGTAGTGTTTATTATAGTATCTGTTTTAACACCTAGCTCGCTAGTACGTTGTCCGTTAGCATTTATAACTTCTAAAACAACTTTACTTAATACTGGAGATTCAACTGAACCTAATGTATCTAGTAATTCGAATATTTTAATGTTATCTAGTTTAGCTTGTTTTAATAAAATTGCCGAAACACTTGCTGCTGACTGAGGTGAAAATCCTCTTTTTTCAAAAAACGCAATAGTAGCATCAACTTGATTACTTGGAAATGACAGTTGTTTTGTAAAATAATTATCAAAGTATTTTTTTTGATCTTCCATAATTTCTCCTATACAGTATTTAACGCTGTACTTGCTAATTTTAGAATTTTTGGATTATCAGCTCTTAACGCTGTGTACATTTCATTTAAATAATAATCTTTAGAAGTAGTAGTAAGAGATGCATAATTAGTATTACTAGTTGTAAGATTATAATATTTTTCTACAGTATTATTTCTTAAGGTAACATTTTGATTTAATATGTTAATAATATGATTATTATCATAAGTTCTTAAATTTGTTTTATTTTGTACTGCTGCTGTTGTTTGTTTTGTATTTTTAGGACTTGAGAAAAATACACCATTGATACCAATATTATCTTTATTATTTTGTTGATTAAATATTGTTTCTAATCCGTTAGGACGATGCCCTTCTAATGACAAGTCCCTAGTGTTAGTATATGCATCTAAAGTTTCGGTTAGTGTATTACTATATGACGGATTGTGTTGTGTATACATTTTATCTTCAAATTTCTTAGATAAATTGTTAACCATAGATCCTGGACCTTCGTTAAGTGTATCACTATTATTACCAATGAAACTTTTTTCTTGATCGTAATGTTCAGGTGTTGCAAATCCTTTAGGTGCACTACCTTCTACAATATCACCTGTTTCGTATTTTACAGCTTCATACTGTAATTGCATAGTACTTTCTAATACTTCACTTCCTGCACTTGCATCAACACTATCATGTTGCCAGCCTGTAATCTTTGGCATTATTAAATGTGCAGTGTGATGAGTGTGTCTACTTAATTCACTTATGCTTATACGTGTAAAAAAAGGTTCGTCACTGCCGTTATCTAATCCGTATTTTTTTGGTCCTAGTGGTTTATAAACATTATTGGTTGGATATAAACTTTGACTATCAGCAAAATAATAATCATAATATGCTTGCCACAATCTAGTAGTAACACCTTCATTGTCATCGTGGAATCTAATCACAACTGGTGAATAATCTAGTCTTGTATGCACAATTTTTTTTCTATTATATTGTTGTTTTGTTTCTGTTTCTATATCAAACTTAGGTAAGTCAGCATACTTAGCAAGTAAACTTATTTCATTGCCATGTTTTTCTACAAAGCCACCTGCTACTGAACTATTAATAGTAAAACTTACATGATATAAAAATTTATGTTTAGGAGCAAGTCTATAAAAATTATCTACAAATGTGTGACTGCCGTGCCAATAGTCAGCAAATGTAACTTCGCTTTGATTATTAGTTGATCCGTATTTGGTTGTCTTGTTTGCCATACTAATATTTATCTTAATTATTAAGTGGGTATATAATAAAAAAGGAGCCCTAAAGCTCCTTTTAAATATTAATTGTATCAGTTTTAGTTAAACTGTACCTGATCCTGTAGATAGCGATCCGCCGCCTGTTGGAATACTTTCAGCTGATATACCACCGCCTACTGTTTGTATTGCATTATCATAACGTATTGCTAAAGTAATTTGTACTGGATCGTTTGTTGAATATGCTAATGTATTATAGTTAGCATTCTGTACAAAACAACCATATAGCTCAAATGTGTCTAATACATTAACAGCAGTATTACCATTGCCGCCATCTAAAACTTCAATTTTTGTTGTAAATTTATAGTCAATGCCTGACGGTGCACTTGACTGTTCAAAGAAATCATATTGCTTTTGAATCTGTTCACCTACAAGTTTTTGAACGTTATTGTTTACGTCTTCACGTAAGTTAAGCGTAATTGCTTCCCAAGCAGGCTTACCTGCTAGGTATACACGTGAATTGTAAACTGGAAGTTCTATTTCTTCGAAATTTACTGTAGGACGAGTTACATCAATAACTTGTTTTGTTAACTCAGTTGTTGCTGATCCTAGTCCAAAGTTAGTAAGTGACACTCTAAAGCGGTACTGAAGTTTTGGCATCAACAAACCTTGTGTTTGATTGCCGGTTCCGCCGTCTAGTGGCACTGTAATTTTTGATAGTGTTGAAATTGCCATATTTTACTCCTGTACACAAGTATTTATCATTTGTAGGGGATTAAGAATTAACCCCCTACTTAATGATTTTAAAGACCTGCGATCTCTCCTGTATTTTTCAAGCGTAGTGGAATATAGATAAATTCAACTGCCTTGATTGGTTCAATTGCAATGTCTAAGTATAGCTCATTACGGTCAATTCTAGCTGGTGTGTTGTTTGTTTCATCACATACAACTAGATAATCGTTAAGTGCTCTTAAACCTGTAAGCTCTAACATTAAGCTCTCAGCTGCTTGTTTAATCTCATCACGTGTGATTTTATCATTTGGTTCAAAGATATAAGGTTTAGCTAATTTGTTAAGCTGACTTCTTAGATAAATTACAAGTCTTGCAACGTTAATTCTATCCAATGCACTTGCATTTGCTGCACGAGTTTTTTGACCAAAGTTAACAAGTCCTGCACCTGTAATAAATGTAACTGGGTTAACTCTATTACTATACAATGTGTCTCTTTGACCTTCGTTTAGTGCTACTGCAACAAATTCACCTTCGCTACTAATGTAACCAGTTGATGTTGCGTTAGTAATGCCGCCACGTCTTGTACCTGCTGGTGCAAACCATGGATAAGCAACTTGATCACTTAGTGCAAATGTACGTAGCATCATGTGTGAAGCAGGAACAACAACATTGTTACCAAAGTTATCACTGCTAAATCCGCTTGGATAGAACACAGCCATGTACTCATCACTGCTTACTAGTCCATCGTCATTATCTTCAACTGCTGCTGCAACGTTTGTTGCCCAGTTGTTTAATGATGTTGCATCTGGTGTTAAGCGCATTGGACTATCACCTAGTACAAATGCTGTTAAGCCTCTGTCAAAGTTTAAACTTACCATTTCACCGATTAGTTCTGGATATCCAGGTGTTGCCATTAAGTTAAACAGTCTTGATTCGTCATCTCTGATTTCATCGTTACTATTAACCATTGCTTGTAATGCTTGTACAACAACTTTACGCTGTGCATGACGTCCAAAGCTACCTGAACCATCTGCTTGATTACCTGATTCTGTAACCCAGCGGTGCTCATAATAATTAGTCATTACTGCATCACTCATACGTGGATTTGTAGTAGTTGTATCAATTGCATTACGTACAAATTTCTTAACATTAAATCCACTTCTGCGTGTATTCCAAAGTACCATACCTTTTGGATAAAGTGCTGGATCTGGAGCATCTGGATCTAGATAGTCACTAGTTAACATTGCATCCATTGCACCTGCTACACTATTTGCACCTGCTGTTGACCAGCGAGCGTCTGCAAATAATACACCATTTTCAGTTGTTTGGTCTGCACTGTCTAATGCTACCCATTTATCTGTTACCCATCTGTAAACTTTTGGATAATTTTCTAAATCAGCTGTGCTAATCCAAATGTCATTATCAACTAATGCACTCTTACTAGTATCATTTTGTGTTAATGGCTCACTAGCTGCAACAATTGGTCCTGTTGCATTAGTGCTTGAATACACGTTATGATAACCTCTCCATGTAGTACCGTCATGTACCATCATGTCTACTTCATCAACAATCGAGTTGTACCATAATGTACCGTCTGCTGTAAGTGCCTTTGGCGCTGTTGCAGAAGCAGTGTATGTTAGTACTTTCCAATTTGAAGCAATAAAGTATACAGTTGAATCTTCAGCTGTATTATCATAAAGATTAGATGTTGTTCCTGGAACAAAACCAGCTGCTGACAAAGCACCGTCGTGGTCAACAAAACGAATTTCGCCACCTAATGCATGTGTAACAACAACTCTATTTTGTGAGTCAACACTTGCTGTAACATTTGTAAGTCCTGCAGAGTTAATAGCAGCTGCCATTGTTTCAGCATCTGTTGCATCATTTAAATATGTTGCTGATACTTCAACTGCTGCACTTAATGCCGCCTGGCCTTTTACACTTTCCATAATGTCAAAGCGATGAGTTGCTGCTGGAATACTTGCTGCAATAATACTACTAGTTATTGTTGTAGCACCACTTACAGTTCTAGCCATAATTTTAAAGTTCGCTTCAGTTTGTGTAACTTCGCCAACGTTGTACTGTACATATGTTGTGCCAGCTGCTAAGTTTGCACCGCCGCCTGCTTTATCCATATTAAACAATGCTGTGTGGTTATCTGCATATAATGGAGCAGTTGCATCTGACCATAATTGAGTTGTTGCATTATATTTTTTAACTGACCATTTTGCACCACTATTAGGTTCTGTAGTTTTAACCCAAATTGAACCTGTTGGACGTGGTGTTGTATCGGTACTTTTCCATTCAGGAACACTTGTATGTGCTGATACACTTACTGCTGGTGCAGCATGTGTGCCTACTAATCCTAGTGTTGCGCCTGATGTACCTGTTGTATCTGAAATTACAACATTTACTCCTGTAGAATAAATTTCTAACACACCATTAACGGCTGCTGCACTAATTCCAGCAATAGAAAGACCATTAATATCACCTGCTAAACTTGAAGGAGTTGTGCCTGTTGTTGTTACAGGTACAGTATTAATAGTAATTGTATCGCCTGCTGAATGAGCCGATGCTGTTGCAGTTACAGCAGCATGGCTATTTTGCCAATCGTCTGTACCTACTTCAACCCATGTGCCGCCTGCATTTTTGTACCATAATTTATTAAGTGTACTAACTGCTACAATAGCATAGTCACCTACGCCGCCTACTGAGCCTTTTGGTGCTCCGGGTGAACTAGCTGAACCAGTAACTTTTGAAACTTCAGTAATAACAATCGGGGTTGTTACACTAAATGATTGTCCGCCTGCTGTTGTTTTAGCTGCTCCGTTCCATGTAAAAATACCAAACTTAGTATTTGTCGTGTCAAACCACCATGTTCCGTCTGCTGGATTAGAACCTGGTGCTGTTGCACTTCCTTCTAGTTCGCCTAAATCTAAATCTGCACGGACTACCCATGCTCGGTTTGCAACACCTAAAAATGAGTATGCTGCCTGTAATCCGTATTCGTTTAATTCACTACCGTGAATTGGATTATTATTTGTATCTGTATAAAATAGTGGATCTCCAAAGGTATCTGCAAGATCTCGTTGACTTGTAATTAAATAAGCCTTTCCCGAATTTGCTTTTTGAGTACCTTGCGCAACACCAGTGCCACCTGCATTGGTTTTATTTTGCTTTGATGCCACAAATATCATTGGTACGGTGCCTGGTTCAGATGGGGTATAGAACGACTCGTCTATTACCTTAACTTCTACACCGGGTGATGTTAATGCCATTGCGTTATCTCCTTGAAAGTAAACTTTACAAATGTATTTAGTCAAGTCGAGGTAAAATATACCTATTATACGCTATAAAAAGGGGAGCAAAAGGTGTAAATATAGTATGAGACCATTATGTATATGCGGAATGCGGCCTGCTGCTGTAAATTATAAAAAAGATAACAAAACATACTATCGAAAGAAATGTGAAATATGCAATAAACATGGCGGAATTGGGCATGGTATTCCTAAATGGAAATTGCGTGGATATACAAAAAAAGATACATGTGAAAAATGCGGCTTTGCTAGTAAAAACAAAGAGCAATTTAATGTATACCATATTGATGGCAACTTAGATAATTGCAAGTATAATAACTTAAAAACTATTTGTGCTAATTGTCAGCGTGTTTTACAAAAAGAAGGAATTAAGTGGAAACAAGGTGACTTAATAGCAGATTTTTAGGTTGACTTTTTTTGTAGTTTTGTTATAATATAATAAATTAAAGGAGCACTTATGATAGACTACAAATTTAATGAAAAAAATTATATAGACGAATTCCAAGCATATATTGATAAGACATATGATGGACATTATTCTACAAATAAATTTCAATCCACTGAAGTTATTATTGATAGAGGAAATGGTACTGGATTCTGTATGGGGAATGTAGATAAGTATTCAAATCGATATGGTAAAAAAGGTGAACGTGATGATCATCGTAAAGATCTAATGAAGATTTTACATTATGCACTTATACAATTGTATGTGCATGACAATGATCTTTAACCAATTGTAAAAGAATACCCAGTGCCGCCTGCAACTGCCATAGATATTTCTTGCTCTAGTTTATCCAGTTCGCCTTGTGCTTCTGCTTTTAATGCATCACCGTTAAGAGTGCTTCCGCCTTGGGGTCCTGCAATAGTAGCAAACTTTGAACGTGCTTCGCCTAGCATGTATTTGCATGTAGCAAGGGTATAACTTTTAATCCATTGTATTGCCATATAGTCGTCGATAAGTTGCTCATCACCGCGATAGTTATAAACATATAACATTAGACTTTCTTCTGCTCTTGGGCGCTGTAATATTGTAAGTTTCTTAGCTTGCGAATTCCATTTAAATTCAATAAATGATCCAAACATACGTCCTACTAATTCTTGATATTGACTGAACATATCATACGTTGCTAAACCGCCCATGTTAGAACTTGCTAATAGGTATGTATTTGTATATGCCATATTAAATGGTTCAAATAATGTGCCGCCGTCACCGCCTCCTGTACGTGAACCAATTGAACGTCTAAAGATTTGACGAACTTCTACTACTTCTCGTGGTAATATGTATTCGTTTTGATCTACAACTGTAGGTAAAAACATATATGACTCTTCAACAGAATGATCGCTGCGTTGTCTATAACGTGTTAACGCAGTTTTAAGTGCAGTGTCGTAATGAACAGGATCGAGTTCCACATCAACCATACCGCCGCCTAACATAGCGTATACATAATCATATATTTCTTTTTTCTTAGTAGTTAAATCAGCCATAAATATTCTCCACATAGTATTTATCGTATATAACACATATCGATAAATATGTATATGCCAAGATTAAGTTTATACAAACCAGAAAAAGGCAAGGACTTTTATTTCCTTGATCATACCATCGGAGAGATGTTTACCGTCGGCGGTACTGATGTTCACATACATAAGTATATAGGACCAGAAAACACATCCGAGGATGCAAGTACAGCTGATCGACCTCAATACGATGTTGTAAAAGAAACTAATATACAAGACCTATTATTTCTAGAAAATAGAGATAGAAAGTATGATCCTGATGTTTATCAAATACGAGGAATTTACAATGTACAAGACATTGACTTTGACCTAAGTCAGTTCGGACTATTTTTACAAAATGATACATTGTTTATGACAGTGCATATAACTAGCAGTGTTAAATCTATTGGTCGGAAACTTATGTCAGGTGATGTTATTGAATTACCTCACTTAAAAGACGAATATGCACTTAACGATTTTGATGTTGCATTAAAAAGATTTTATGTTATTGATGAAGTTAGTAGATCAGCAGAAGGATTTTCACAAACTTGGTATCCACATCTATATAGGTTAAAACTAAAACAGATATACGACGGTCAAGAATTTAAAGAGATATTAGATTTACCTGCAAGTGAGGATAGCGACAACACATTACGTGATGTTTTAAGTACGTTTGAACGTGAAATGCAAATTAACGAAGCAATAGTACAGCAAGCAGAAGCAGATTCACCGTTGAGTGGATATGAGACAAGTCATTTGTATACTAAAAAAGTAGCAGAAGACGGAACAAATATCATTGAGCAAAGTTTTCCATCTGATGTACCTGAAGTAGTGTCTGAGCGTATTACAGAAGAAGGTGTTAAAGACGACTATGACGGATACCTTATAGGTGATGGTCTAGCACCTGATGGAGAAACGTTTGGGTTTGGTATTAATTTTCCATTAAATGCTGCTACCGGAGATTATTTTTTGCGCAATGACTTTTTACCAAATAAACTGTTTAGATATAATGGATCTAAATGGGTTAGACAAGAAGATAGTGTACGAATGACATTATCAAACACTAATTTGCGTCAAACACAAAAAACATCATTTATTAACAACACAAATACAAGTACAATAGGTGGCGATGTTATAGAAGAAAGACAATCGTTAAGTAAAGCACTTAGGCCTAAGGCGGACAATTAATGCAGCATTTTTATGATGGACAAATAAGACGTTATCTTACGCAAATTATTCGATTAATGAGTAATTTTCAATATCAAGACAACAAAGGACAGTTTACTAATATTCCAGTAATGTATGGTGATATGACTAGACAAGTATCTAGTATTATCAGAGATAACTCAGAGAATAAAATACCAAGTGCGCCGCGTATGTCTGTGTATGTTACAGGTTTAGAAATGGACCGATCACGTACTAGCGATCAAAGCTATGTAAGCAAAGTAAATGTACGTGAAAGAGAATATGATCCAGCTACAAATACCTATGGTGAAGAACAAGGTAATGCATATACTGTAGAACGTATTATGCCTGTACCATATATACTAAGTGTTAACGTAGATGTATGGAGTACTAACACTGATCAAAAACTTCAGATTTTAGAACAACTTTTATGCTTATTCAATCCTAGTTTAGAAATACAAACTACTGATAACTATGTCGATTGGACAAGTTTAAGTGTTGTACACTTAGAAAACATAAATTGGAGTAATAGAAGCATTCCAGTAGGTGTTGATAGTGAAATAGATGTTGGGTCGATTAGTTTTACAACACCTATTTTTATTAGTCCACCTGCAAAAGTTAAAAGATTAGGCGTTATTACAAATATTATTACAAGCATCTTTAATGAAGAAGCAGGTGTAATCGACTTTGGTGAAGCAAGGCCTACACTCGATGCATACCAAAACAACCCGTTAGGGTCTACAAGTGAAAATAGAGACGGCGATTCACGTAAGGCTATTAGAGGCGATACAGATGCATTAGCTAATGTTAACTATAATAATTATAATATTGTAATTCTTAATAATACTGCATTAATTGTTGAAGGTGCTACTGTTGGTGAAATTGACTGGCAACCAATGTTTGAACAATTTTCTGGTCCTTATAGATCTGGTATAAGTAAGTTATTCTTAAAAAGATCTGATATTAATGGTGATGTTGTTGCTACATTTACATTAGATCAAACAAATACAAAACGTTTAATTTTAGATTTTGACGAAGATACATTACCTACGGATACTATCATTACTAGTACATTACAAAATAAATCAAAAATTGATTATATTATTGATCCAACAAATTATGACCCATCATCTATAAAATCTAGTGGAGTTAGACTATTATTACTATCAGCAATTGGACCACATACTGGCGGACAAGGCCCAGTAGCTTGGCAAAATACAGACACAACGTATCTTACAGCTGGTGCAAATGATATAGTAGAATGGGATGGCTCAAATTGGACAGTAGTATTTGATGCTTCTGCAACATCTGATATTACATATACATCAAATTTAAATACCGGAGTTCAATATAAATTTAACGGTGTAGAATGGGTCAAAGCATACGAGGGTGAATACCAGGTTGGCACCTGGAGAATTGTACTTTAAAATATATACTGTATGAAAACAAATATAGTATGTAGTGGAGCACTTTTCTTTTCTAAAGAAACTGAACGATTTTTACTGTTGCATAGAGCAAATGGTAAAAAAAATAACCTTTGGGGATTAGTCGGCGGCGGCAATGAAGAAGGCGAAACTCCGTTTGAAGGTTTAAAACGAGAAATTATTGAAGAAATAGGAAGTATGCCGCCTATTAAAAAAACTATTCCTCTTGAAAGTTTTGTAAGCAATGATGAAAAATTTCATTTTCACACATATTTGTGCTTAGTAGAGCAAGAATTTATACCTATTTTAAATAATGAACATAACGGTTATGCATGGGTTTCTTTCGGTATGTGGCCAAAACCTCTCCATCATGGACTTAAAAATACCCTTCAAAGTAAAGTAAATCAGACAAAATTGCGCACAGTTTTTCAAGTAATATCTTTACTTGACGAAATTTAAAAAGAATGTTATAATAAGTTATGAAAGTTCTAGTTATAGGCGATATTATAATTGACAAATACATCTATGGATCAAGCCATCGCTTGAGTCCGGAAGCACCTGTGCCTGTAGTTGCACAAGATCGTATAGAAGAATCTATTGGTGGTGCAGGACTTGTTTATAAAAATTTAAAAAGTCTAGGCGTAGATGTTGATCTAGTTGATATTTTTGACAAAGTTAGCGTAAAAACTAGAGTAATTTGTGACGGTCATTATGTCACACGCATAGATGACGATTATTATGCAGACGGAGAACAGTTTCTTCAGTATATTTTAACACAAGATTTTAGTGATTACGACTATGTAATATTAAGTGATTACAACAAAGGCGTGTTAACCAAATCTTTAAAAATCATCGAACATATTAACCAGTTTAATTGTCGTGTGATTGTAGATCCTAAAGATCATGCAACACATTATGAAGGTGCTTGGTTAGTAAAACCTAACGAAAAAGAATTTCAAGAATACTTCCTTAACTGGCAGGGTAATATTATTACTACTCGAGCAGGTAAAAGTGTTATTGCTAAAATAGATAATGAAGTTTATGAAGTAGCTGTAGACAATGTCGAAGTTAGTGATGTAACCGGCGCCGGCGACTGTTTCTTGGCTGCATTTGTTTATGCCCTTACAAAAGATTACAATTATAAAAAAGCAATCGAACTTGCTGTACAAGGATCAACAGAAAGCGTTAAGCATGTTGGTACATACATTCTTACAGAAAAAGATCTAAAGAAAAAAGTAGTGTTTACCAATGGGTGTTTTGATGTACTACATAAAGGACACCTTACACTGCTTAAACAAGCCCGTAGCTTAGGTGATAAACTTGTAGTAGGACTAAACAGCGATACTAGTGTAGCACGACTTAAAGGTGCTAATAGACCATTTAATGATGTTAATACACGTAAAGAACAACTAGAACTTATTCCATATGTAGACCAAGTAGTAGTATTTGAAGAAGATACTCCTTACAATCTAATTAAGGAATTACAGCCAGATTTAATTGTCAAAGGCGGAGATTATACTGTAGAAGAAATAGTAGGACACGATCTAGCACCAGTACATATTGTTCCTACTGTACAGGGTCATAGTACCACAAGAATTTTAGGAGATTTAGATGAAAATATTAATCACGGGGTATAAAGGTTTTATAGCCCAAAATTTAGGTAGATATTTACACAGCAAAGGTCACGAAGTAGAAGGATTTGACTGGATACCAAATACTCTTCCTGCTGTTGATTTTTATGATCAAATTATTCATCTTGGTGCTATTAGTGAAACAACATGTACTGATGTTGAAGCAGTAATGGATCAAAATTTAGACTTTTCAACAAGATTGTTAGGATTATGCGAAGCGCATGGAACTAATTTAATGTATGCATCTAGTGCTAGTGTATATGGTCCTTTAAAAAATTGTAAAGAAACTGCACCGTGTTTACCTAAATCACCGTATGCCTGGTCAAAATATCTTTTTGATCGTGTTGTAACTTCAGCTGATATTAGTAGTTTTGGATGTAGAGTGCAAGGATTTAGATATTTTAACGTATTCGGCGAATACGAAGACCACAAAGGACCTCAGGCTAGTATTTTTCATCAATTTCGTAAACAAGCATTAGGTGGGTGCATTAAACCTTTTGTAAATTCTGATAATTACTACCGAGATTTTATATATGTTGGCGATATTTGCAAAATTACCGAAAAATTCTTAGATATTGACGAGAGTGGTGTATGGAATGTAGGTAGCGGTCATGCAGAAAGTATTGGCGCGGTGGCAAAATTCATGGCCGAACGCATGAATGTACCTATAGAAGAGGTAGAAATGCCAACATCACTACTTGGTCAGTATCAAGAATACACATGTAGTGATAATACTAAACTTTTAAACACAATTGGGGACTTTAAGTTCACTACACCTTATGAATGGATGGAAAATGGCAACAAGACTTGAAGGAAAAATAGATAAAGGTTGGGGATTTGAAATAATCTGGGCAACAAATGACAAATATTGCGGTAAAATTATGGTTTTTGAGAAAGTTGGTGCAAAGTTCTCTATGCACTTTCATCGAGAAAAGGACGAAACATGGTTTGTTAATAATGGCCGCTTTATTGTTCGCTGGATTGACACAAAAACTGCAAAAATGAATATGCAAGAGTTAAAAGAAGGCGATACTTGGCATAATCCACCGTTGCAGCCACATCAATTAGAATGTATTCAAGCAGGAAGCTCGATTACCGAAGTTTCTACAGCCGATTCAGTTGAAGATAATTATAGAGTTTTTCCAGGAGATAGCCAAACAACTATGCCTGAGCCTCTCCCCACTTTAGAATAACATTTCCTAAAATAGGCACACCGCTAGTCTTACGTATATTAATAGCAAGTACATCAGGACCATTTGGAAATGCACCTCTACCGCCTAAACTTGTATTTGTAAGCTCTTTAATTGGTGATAGATCTAATTCTGAACGTTCTCCAGGCACAGCAATAAACTTAAAGATAGTTTCACCAGGTTTTGCATAAGCTGCTTCAGTAAGATTAAATGTAACAGTGTCGCCAGCAGTAAACGTACTTAACGCCGCTTGGTTTAATTCAACCACTGAATATGCTGTACCGTCAAGTGTTACTGCCTCTACCGAAGATATGATTGTACCAGCAGAGAAGTTTGTATCAGATACATCAATAGGAGTACCTGTTGTCGCACCTGTTGCTGTAAATGTAAGTGATGGAAATAGTAATTTTGTAGTTACTCCGGTTGGTGCACTATAAGTAAAGTTTGTTGTGAAGTTGTAAGAGCTACGACTGGTACCTCTGCTTATATTAATACGATCAGCCAGGTGATATCGTTCGCTATTGCCAAAGTAAGCAGTGCCAATGTTGCGTTGAATAGTTGTTACAACTGTATTGTCTCGATATATGTCACGGCCTTGGCCATCTGTGCCTGTTACTGTCATGCCTGGTTCAATAGCTAGATTATCAGCACTCTTAACATAGATATATGTGATATTTCTATTATAAACAGATGAGGTGCCTTGAATTGTTACATCTGCTGCAACAGTTGCAACATCTTCTGTTACAGTAGCTCCAACTCCCCAGTCAATCCCAGCACCAGAAACAACTTGTGCAAAACTAGGCTGTCCACCTTCAGCTTGTGTATTTAGTGATACCCAATTAACGCTGCTCGGACTAGTAGGATAGTTTTGAGGATTTAAAACGCCTTCAACAATAACACCACCTGTATCAGTAGCTCCTAACGGATCACTAGTAACCTCAATACCGTTCAGTAGCAACTGTGCTCTATTTAGTAGCTCTCTATCTCCAAGGTCGCCTGTAATAGCATTTGATACACTTGGTGCTAGTCTAATTAAAAATGCTGTTTGTCTTGTTGTTGATAGTTCAACACCAGTTGCAGCATAACTAAAAATATAACCTCGATCTTCATCAAATCCGCCATCAGTAATAAATGCAGATCCCCAATGACTAATAATTGGAGTTATTGTACTACTTAAAATTATAACTCCTGTTCGTCTACCATGTGAAGCAGCTGGACCTCCTGTGTATGTACGCTGTGCGCCAGCTTGAAAATTAATCAAACTAGTTCCTCTTGTGCATCCAGTTAAAACATTGCCATTTTTTCCTGTATACGTAATAATTTCATTATCTATATATAATGTAGCACCTAAAGCTGGAAAATAAGATGCGTCTTCTAACGTAATAGATGTTTGTGTATTATCTATTGTGTCGGCTAATTTTCCGTTAGGGCCTTCGTTTGTAACTTCGTAACGCACGGGTAAGTTACCTGAACGCATAAACGCTTCTGTGTTTACGTTTGAGTTACGCATTCTGTGACAGAATACAAAGTTACCATTAGAGCCACGCATCATAAAGTCAATAAATCCAGCACCATACCAACTATATTGAATTCCAATCATTTGCATTTTCGATATATCAACATCATATGCACTTTGACCAGTTCCGTCCATTTTATCTAGATTAAAATTTTCTTGTCTAACTTTTTTATCTTTTACTAAACACATTTTAGCATTAATTGCTGGTCTTACACCTCTGTAATCAGGAGTTAGAGACATTTGTGTTTGACTGTCGATATGAGATATGACATGAGTCATGCCTTTTAACACAACTCTGTCGCCTGTTTTTAATTGATCTTTAAATCTAGTACCTACACCTGTTACTAGATTATCTTCTGGGTCAACATTTACAAGACCTGCAACTTGAAACGTGCTACTTCTTTGAACAACATTTAAACTATCACCGTCATATTCCCAAAAAATACCGTTTTGGTCATCAAATGCACCTGCCCTCACAGTAGACCCGTGCCAGCTTTTAACTGATATTTGACAACTATCCGATAATACAGGAAGTCTAGAACCTAATTGTGTAGTAGCAGTAACTTTTAATACTCTTTCATTTACTACATCTGTTACAGTATAAATTCCGTCATAACCGGCAGTTTCGACTCCAAGTAGTTCAATAACTCCTCCAACTTGTAATCCATGGTCAGCATCATCAATTTCGATAGTAATTAATGATCCAATTGTTGCTCCTGCTGCTGAAATACTAAGAATATCGTAACTTGGAGCAAATAAAGCACCAGTTGTATACATAATACCTTTACCTGATTGATAACGAATATAGTTTTTACTCTGACGTATAGCTTGCGCACCGTGTTGTGGGCCGCCTGTACCTAATTGTACACCGCCGTCATAAGGTCTGTGTACAAAGAAACTATCTGGGCGCAAATATACACTTCCTGAAATAGCATCAGCATTATCAATACCGGTGTCAATAGTACCAGCTGTTCTTGCTTGGTATGTTATTCTTGAAGTAGTAGGAACAGTTGTTGCAATAAAAGACCCAGCAGCTAAATTATGATTATTTGCACCTCCGTCGTCACTTGCAACAGATACAATAAGTGTTGCGCCAGGTACAATACCGTGTGGATTTGTAAAATCAATTTCGATTGTTGCTAATTGTTCAAATGCTATCGAAACTCCTGCTGCTAACGGTGCTGTTAATACTTCTGTCATAGTAACTGTGCTATAAAATTCAAGAGCAGCTGATGATGTAACTGTACCGCTTATAGATGTATTAGTAATAGCGCCGGTGGCATCAATTCCTTCAACTACAATCAATACATCATTAACACCGCCAGTACCTCCAACATCACCGCCTGGTACAAGTAGTGTATTACCTATCTGATAACCAGTACCTCCCTGTTGAACATTAGAAAGAACATAGTTACTAACAGTTCGTTGTATACTAAATTGTGCTCCGTTACCAACAAGTTGAGCATAAAGTCCGATTAGTGCAGTATACGTTCCGCTTCCGTTTCCTCCTGTACCGCTTACAGTAGTTCCTGTTATGCCGCCGACGCCGTTAACTGTTGATACTGTAATAGTAAAATCATTTGCAGGAGAATCTCCGCCTAATTCACTACCTGATATTATTATTACATCTCCTATTTTATAATTTTCACCAGGACTTGATATTAAATCTAATGAATATACAGTTGCAGTATTTGTAATATTAAATGAAGCACCAGTTCCGGCATCATTTACTCCTGTTACCGCTGGTAGTAATTCAGTATTTAAAGCTACTCCTGAAATGTTTTTATCTGTAATGCCACCATTGCCATCAACTTGTGAAACAGTTATAACTAAATCATTTGTAGGAGTTGCGCCGCCCAATGCAGTACCTAATATGTTTAATGTATCACCTACTACAAATCCTGATCCTCCACCAGTTATATTAGCACTATATGTTGTTCCTACTCTTGATACTTGGAAAAATGCGTTTATACCATTTCCAGCAGTTGTATATGGAGCATTATCGTAGCTTGCAAAGCCGTCAGTAGCTGTACCAGTTTCAGATACTGTTAAAATTTCACCATTTAACCCTACAGAATTTACTGTTATTGTTACATCATTGACAGCATCGCTACCACCTAATATATCACCTGTTATAATTATAGTGTCACCATTACTATATCCAGAACCTCTAAGATCTGACGGAGTACCTGTAATATTTGCACTTGTAATAGCACCACTTGCATCAACACCTGTAACAGATATAGTAGCATCGTTGACTAAAGTTGTACCTCGCAATGAAATACCTGGAATAGTAATTACACTACTAGTTGTAAAATATTCGCCTCCGTTAATAATTGATATTGAATAAGATCCTGCACTTTCTGTAATAGTTGCTTGTGCATTTTGACCGTATACTGATATTCCTGTTTGGCTGCTAAATGAATAAGAATCAAGTCCAGTTCCTGTAATTGATGCAGTTGTAATATCACCACTTCCGCCAATTCCTGTAATTGTTATTGTAGCATCATTTGCAGGAGAACTGCCGCCTAACTCAGTACCACTAATTACAAATGTTTCGTTAGTAACATAATTTTGTCCAGGATTTGATATTTGAACACTGTAAGCAGTGCCTGCTTGGAAAATTACAAATTGAGCATCAGTACCAGTAGCACCAGCATATGTTGCAATAAACGAAGAATATGTAGCATCTTTAGCTGCTGCTGTTCCGCTAGAAGAAACATTAGTAATTGCTCCGGAAACACCATCTACACCTGTTACCGTTAGTAAGCAATCATTTGTTGATGAAATACCTGTTAAGGACGATCCATCTATAATCAGCTGATCACCGATCTCATAATCTGTACCACCGAATTCAATTATAATACTATACGTTCCTGAAACTGCATCTACTGTAAATAATGCACCTGTTCCTAAAGGTGGCGGCACTGCTACATTTACAGTTTCGTTTAATGAAGATGTTGCTACACTATATGTATTATTAGTTTTCGTAACATCAAAAAATGCTCCTGTTCCTACTCCTGATTGCAATTGGCCAAATACGTTTGTAAAAGAACCATCTGCAGGAGCTGCTGTGCCAGTTTCAGTAAATGTTAGAATTTCTCCACTGGCGCCGACTGTAGAAACACGTATGTAAATATTATTAGCAGGATTTGCACCGCCTAATAGACTACCAGATAATTCTAAAACATCGTTAACTACATAGTCAGCTCCGCCATTGTTAACACTAGTAGTGTACGATCCTGCAGATCTAGAAACATCAAATGTAGCGCCAGAACCAAGAGTTGCCGACAATAGATTTGCAGAAAGATCTACATATGTAACATCAGACCCAGCTCTATTAGCAGTTAATGGTCTATCTAAAAATACTTCTTGTCCGGAAATATTAGTTACAATACCTGCGCTACCATCGCCAAGATCAATTGCCATGCCGACAACAATACCGGATGTATCAATTACATCGAAGCTATTTTGACCTTCTGGAACATCTTCTGCAACTCCAGCTGTAACTTGTACACCGGTTCCGTTACCAATAGAACCTGTTACTTGTGATCCAATAGGTACACTATATGGTAGAGCGCCCTGTTGTACAAGCGGAGCACCTAGTTCCGGTATAGTGCCGTTGACTGTTATAGTGTCAGAACCGGTAGGATGTGACAATGATGTTACAAAAGTACCAGCACTACCTTGACTTGATATTTTAAAAGTAGGAGAGCCAACTGCTGCACCGGTATAAAATCCAGCTTTTCTTAATTGCGTATAATATGTTGATAGTACTTGACCATTACTAGTCCCAACTTTTGATTTTGCATAATATGTAAAACTAGTAGAAGTTGGAATAGTAGTTACAACAAACGAACCTTCAGCTCGTCCAATTCCTAGTGCAGTTCCGCCTAACCCTTTAATTGTAAAAGGGTCACCTGGATTTAAAGAATGAGGTGAAGTTGTTGTTACTGTAATTAAACTTGCGCCAATTCCCGATGTTGCGATTGAAGCATCAGTTACAACGTCTATAACATTTAATTCTGTTCCAGGAACTTCGTATATACTAGGATACCCTCTCTGCATACCAATTGCCTGCCATTTAGTAGGCTGTAATCCGTACTCAAAGTCAGCATCAAGCATCGACTGTGCATTTGCAACTCTTTGTCTTTCAATAGCATCAGTACCAAAATCAAACGGGCGTGTTATAATTTCTGGTGTCTCTATAAAAATTTGTAATCTATCAGTAGAAGAATGAGTTGCTGTACTAAAGTAAAGTTTAATACTTGTAATTGTATCAGCTGTTTGACTAAAGCTGCTAAATTCCGCTTCAATCGCCGCATCAACATCAGAATCTTTAAGGAATTCAACATCAGCAATTTTGCCAGGGTCGTTAAAGGTGTATATTATTTCACCTTTAGTAACATTTGTTATTAAAAGAATGTCTTCTTCTCTATATCTACCTTGGACACGTATTGTACCTAATCCGTTTACTTTTTCTGGTAATGCACTAGTTCCGTTTTGTATTACATTAGTGAGTAAAGTTCTTAATGTAGTAACTGAACTAATTACTCCAACTTCAGCAGTCTTTGAAAGATCAATTACTTGTGATGTTCTTACAGGATCCTGTCGTGTAGTAAATTCTGTGTTTTGTAATATATAATCATTTATTAAAGTTTCAATAAATTCGTGTGTTTCAACTTCTGGTAATCTACTACCATCTACTTGAGGAACACCTTTTTTCCAATAAAATGATGATACTTCGTATGTTGACTTATTTCCAGTGTATCTTATGTCGTGCAAATATGCATCTATCACATAGCCTATATCTCGTTCGCATTTATATTCATTATATGTATATTCAGCAAACGCATACCCATATGTATCTACAGGAATACTATCTAAACCATTAACAACTGTTTGTTTAGCAACAGTTATAAAATTTGTTATTTTTGATGTAACACCTGTTTCAGCAGCTGATCCCGCCTGTGCTTGTATTATTTCTGTTTGCAATACTGGAGTTTTTAATATGTTTTGTAATACATAATTATTTACCATAGCTTGTAATTCATCAAATATTAATTGCACAGCTGCTCTATTACCAGGAATTACCGAAGTTTCATCATCCCATAATAGTCGTATTGCACTATTAGTATTAAATGTACCACCGTATTTAACATCGTATGCCAGGCCATTAACTAAATCAGTTAAAATAGTATTCCAAAGCGTTTCATCGTATGTAAATCCGTAGAATGGAGTAGATACTGCATTAACTAATGCAGAGGCAAATGTGTGTGTACTAGTATCAGATGATATACCAACATTTATAGTAATTGATGTTGCATCAACTGATGAAATTTCTATAATATTATGTGCATAAGGATCATTACCGGTAATATTAGAAACACCTGATTCTCTTGGATACGGATGAAGAGTTGAATTATTGTCTTTTGCACAAGTAAATGTAATACCACCGATTGCAATCTTAATATAATCACCTGGTGAATAAGAGTGTGCGCCAATTGTTATATTTAATACTCCAGTTGTAGGAGTATATGTAGCATCTGAAGGAGTATATGAAGTTTGCGGCGCTGCTATTTCAGTTTGAATCCACTCCTTTAACTCTCTTTTAATAAAAGATTTATTGGCTGCAAGTTGTCCAGAGGCATTAGGATTTAAATCCTGGGCAGTGTCTAATGCAATTCTATAATTTATATATTCTACCGCTTCGTCTTTTATATATTCTTTGTTCGAGGAGATCATTGAATATGCTTCTGGTACTACATTTTCTAAAACCCCTCTTCCTGGGTTAAAAATATACGTTGAAATCTTCTTTTTTGCCATGTTTTATGTTCCTAAAGCAATTGCTAATGCAGTAACGTTTTCGTCTACATACCGTTTGTTTGCTATACCGGTAGTTGTTGTTGGAGCTTGTGTAACAGATGCAGTTGTAAATACAGCAGATCCAGGAGTAGTTGCACCAATATTTATGCTATCTAATGTACCCGAGGTAGCACTTAAGGACGTAAAAGCTCCGGCTGCTGGTATATTATTTCCTATCGATATATTGTTTAATGACCCGGTTGTACCGCTATCTATCGTTGTTATTCCTGATCCTCTAGCAATTAAATTTATATTATTGTTTTGCGGTCTTAAATCAATTAATCCGGCTGTTGAAGTAATTGCTGGTGCTGTGATCGATAACCCTGTTATGCTTCCTGAATTAGCAGAAATAATTACTGATCCTAAATCACTTGGCTGCAATCTAATATTAGCATTTGATCCTAATGCATTTATATTTCCTGCTACTGTTAGTGTATTAAATGATCCGTTACCTGTTATAACTGGATCCGAAATAGAAATCATACCGTATGGAGCGCCAGACGAATTTGTGTATCTTAGTTCTGAAGGAGCATCAATCGGAACATCAAATGTAACAATACCAGTATTTTTTCCTTGAGCTGAACTACCTGTAACTGTTACATTTTCTGTGCTTGTATGACTTAACCCTGTACTATAAAATGACGAGCCGTCGCCGTTAGCTACATTAAAAGTTAAAGCCGATAATGATAAATTTATAGTATATCGTGTGCCTCTTAATAATGCAATCTGAGGATTATCAGGATCATTTGATGTTTCTCTAAACTGACCTGCACCTGATTCCGAAAATGAAAAATCCGTTTCAGTTTGGTCTTCAGCTGCGATAGTAAAAGAAAGAGACCGAGCAGTAATGTTACCCTGGTCGTCTACAATAAATCCTGTACTTTTAAAACCATATTCTGATTCAAACGGGTTATAAGTTATTGGCATTCAATACTCCTTACAGTATTTATCTTTTAGTAAGGAACCAATAAATTTTGATTTTGAAAATAAAATGCATTATATACTAATTTGCTATTTTTATTATCGTCTGATGTAGGTGATGCTTTTAAACTGACATATGAATCATTTACAGTAGCACTTAGATTTACAATATCGTTTCCTAAATTAGAACGTCCAAAAACTGATAGTGTTGCTTTGTCTAATGATGCTACTACTAAAACTTTAATTATTTCTTTTTGAGTAGTATTTAAATCTATAAAAATTGTATATTCGGCGGCTGTAAAATCACCTAGATAAAATCTATCAAATTCAGTTTCTTGCGGAATTGATACCCAAGGACCAGTTCGACTTAATTGTGTATCGTTTTTTAGACTTATAGTATTTTTTCTACCAACCTGTAAATACTTGTCAATAAATATTGCCATTTACAATTCTCCTTGTATACTATATTTATTCACTAGTACAAGTAATCAATGTTTTATATTCTGGTAGATAAAGATAGTTAATTTTACTTTTACTTAATGTCCATAATGCATCTTCGAGTGTTTCAACTAGTGGCTCGCCACCTAAATTAAAACTAGTATTAAAGATAATTGGACACCCTGTAGCGTCTTTAAATGCTTTTATAAGGTTGTAATAATTTTCATTTTGCTCTCTGTTTACAGTTTGTATACGACAAGTGCCATCTACATGAATGATAGCAGGAATCTTTTCTTCGACGCCTGGCTGACAGTTTACCGCATACATCATTGTAGGCGAACTTTCCATGCCACGTAAGTCAAACCATTCGTGTACATCTTCTTCTAGTATACTACCTGCAAATGGACGGAAGTATTCCCTATGCTTTACACTATTAACAAAGTCTTTACCATTAGGGTCAGTTGGATCGTATAAAATACTTCTATTACCCAATGCACGTGGACCATTTTCACTTTTACCTTGAAATATGCTTACAATATTTTTATCTGTAATTAACTTTATAACATCTTCGTTAGTTGCTGATTGTACTGTAGCATTATATTTAGATGCTATTTTATTAATATCATCAGATGAATATTGATAAGAGAATCCTTCATAAAGTGTTTCTTTTCTTTCACGCACATTAGTATCTCTACTAATGTTATACCATTGTAATAGTGCAGCACCCATTGCTGTACCGCTATCATTAGATACAGGCTCTACATATATTTCTATATCTTTATCTAAATTATCTAAGTAATAATAATTTGCAACACAATTTAGTCCGTAGCCTCCACTAATAACAACTTTATTTTGTCCAGTCATTTCTACTGCTTTGTGAATTAATTTTAAAACTTGTTCTTGTGTTTGTGTTTGCACTGCATATGCAAGATCTCTTCTATTTTGCAATAATGTTAAATCTTGACCTTCTTCGCCGCTATCAGATAATTCTAGATAAACATCTTTATTTATATATGCACCATTTGGATAAGTAGGAATAATTAAATTTCTATTGCTCACATCACCGTAGGCAGTTTCATGAAATAATGATGGAATGTTATTGTTAGGTTTACCATAAGGAAATAATCCCATAGTTTTACCTGCTTCGATAAAATTCCAACCACAGTATTCTGTTACTGCTTCGTATGTTTTTGTAATTCCGGCTTTTTCAAATACATAGGCTTCGTGAGATTCGTTGTCATTAAATATTCCGCCATCAATATTAGTTGCAAATTTTTCAACAGTCGGGCCTGTAGTTCCTATGTTTTTTCTAATTGTTTGTATATTGTTAGGATACGAACAATTAAAAATTGTTTCAACTTCCCAAACTACATTATCTCCCATATTAATAAATGTACCTGCACCGTCGACTACTACGCCTGCTGCTGTATCAAATCCGCTACGATAAAATGCACACGCAGCATGTAATTTATGATGATAAGAACTCATATCTATTACTTGAGGATGGTCAAACGGATTTTCTTTCCTACTAATTAACCCTAGTTTTCTAGCAAGCCCAGTGTATACATCATCACCACTAAAATCTATTCTTGATGCTTCTGCTAATGGTTGGGTATGTGCAATAACTAGATAGTCTATTTTATCTGTATATTCTAATATTTTATACATTCCTGCAAAAGGGCCGCCGTCATATTTTTGACGGCTTAGTCTTTCTTCTTCTATATTAAATATCACTTCGCCGTCTTTTAAAAGACATACACTACTATTATGTCCTCTAGCAATAGCTGCAATCCAAATAGAATCTGTTTTAATCATTATGCTGCATCCTTAACAACCGGTTTACCGTTCCATTTTTTTTGATTTTTAATACACGATTCAACAATAACATTTTCTATTTTCTCATTCATACGCATAATACCTTCATTCATTCTATCTGTATATTCATCTACAGTTATACGAATTGGACTGTAAATTTTAACATCATCGCCCATATCTAATATATCAAAATATTTACAATTAGGGTAACTAACATTAATGTCAAATGTACTTCCTAATACTATTGTTGTCGGAACATTAAGTGCGTATGATAAATGCTGACCGACACTATCGCACCCTAAAAAATAATCAGATTGGTTAATTATAGCAGCCCATTCTCTTAAAGATGCACCTTGAGGGATTGCAATAGGTTCCTTAATATCATATTCGTCAAACTGTATACCTATTTCAGACATAAACACTACAGCGAATTTTTTTGAAAGTTGTTTAACAATGCTTATAACAGACTCAGGTTCAAAGCTTCGTCCAGTAGGATCTATAATCATACCTTCTTCATTATGAATTCCTCTGCCAAATGGTTGGAATACTATTATCTTATCTTTTTTTGTTTTTTCTTTTATTTCTTTTATAAGTTTTTGAGCAAATACAGTTTCTTGTTTTCCCAAATATATTTTAGGTTGAGGCAAGTCTCTTAAACCTTTTTTATTAATTTCTATATCATATGCTTGGCCAATGCTACATTTTTGATTATAGTATTCCCATACTCTGTACGGTTCAGGACTTAATAAATTCATATCTTTTAATTTATCTTCAAATAAATTTTTATGCCATGTATCGTATGCACGTTTATGTAGTGAAGGATGCCCTTTGTAAAAATCAGTGCCTCCTTCACATACTATGATAAAATCATCATTTGGATTTTCTTTTTCAAATAATTCTAATGCAGGTATACTAGTAATTACTCTACCAGCGCCACCGTTTATAAAAATTGCTGTATTTCTGTTGGACATAAAAATACCTCCCTATGAATTATTTATAGAGAGGTATTTAAGATTAGTTTAAAAGTGGTTACTCTGGGTCCGGAAGTTCATTTCCTGGAGTAATTTCATCATTAGGATTTTCAGGAACTGTAGGAAATCTAACCTCCCAAGGTTCATAATCTGCCCAAGTTGTAGTAAGATTTCTTAATGCTGTTCTATATTCTTCCCATGGACTTTTAATTGCATCCGGAATATCTTCTCTAACTCTTGCATCAGACCATACTAATAATCCATCTCTCGATGCTCTAATATCATCCCATGTTTTTAAATCACGTTCCCAAACATAAGACCAAGTTTTAGTAGCAGCATCATACGATACCCCTTCATTACGATACACTTCATGTGGCGGTAATGGATCGTAATCTCTAAGAGAAGTACCATCTGGTAATTCCCAAGATCTCGTCGGTGCGTTGCCGTCAAAGTCTGTAGCTATTAATGTTGCTACTAAAGGATCAACAGTTGGGTCAACTTCTACTTTTATTTCAGTAGGTACAGGATTAAATGTTTCACCATCTGTTTCTACTGTTAAATAATTTCTTGGTTCTAAAGTACCGTCTAGACTATCAACAAATACCCATAATCTATCTGGACCTGTATAAGTCCACGATGCATTAGTATAATTTTCTAAATTAGGCTCACCGCGTTTGTTAGGTGTTTTATAGCTAAAATTTACACTTATTGTTGTCATTACTAATCCTATCTAAATATTAAATATACTTGGCCGCCGGCGCCCGGTGTTCCACATTGGCTAGTACAACCGCCTTGTGTATGCGATGTCATACCACCTCCGCCTGGAAATGTTCCGAAGTAACATCCTGCGCCATATCTATTCATACAGCAACCATTTTCAAACATACGTGTATGTCCTGTCATTGCAGGTCCTGGATTAACTTCATATGTGTGCTGATAACACCAATTGTTACCGAACACATATGATAAATTTCTTGGATGTATGGTACTAGTTACTCCGGTACCGGCAACATTGCCGCCTGTTTCTTGACAAACACGCTGACATGTGTAGCAATTGAACCCATTACATTGCCAGTAGCCATGACATCCGCCACATGCTATAACACACCATGCACCAGGTTTACAAACATATGAGTTGTTGCCATTTTCGCAACTACTGTAGCTTCTACAACATGTTGAACCAGCTGCGCATATAGTAACACTATCACCAGCTGAAACCGGTGCATGAAATTCTACATAACCACCTGGACTGCCACCGCAACCATATGTACAACAATAGCCACCTGCGCCAGCGCCGCCGCCTGCCCAAACTTCTCCACTTACGCCTTTAACACCAGTCGGAACTGTAAAAAGACAGCAAAAGCCGCCATTATTACCTGTATCAATGTTAGTGTTAAACACTGTTATTTCTGTAGGAGTCTGTGCGCCACCTGCATCGTATCCGTATAAATATTCTCTTAAATTAGCCATTTTACATCCTTACTCTGAAGCAACATACAATAATTGTACCATACCTGAACCGCCGGGAGCACCACAGTATGTACCGCTTGAACTATTACCACTCATGCCACCATGTCCTGGATAAGGTACACAGTTCCCCATAAATGCTAACCCGTGACAGTTTGCACAACCAGTCGTACTCCATATTCCTGTTGTGTGTGCATACGGTGCTCCAGGAGCAAACTGTTTAAAGTTACACTTACCGCCATATGTCCATTTTCCGTGTCCTTGTACAGGACGTATACATAATGTTGCACCAAGTATACAACCTGTTTGGCAGTTATTTAATGAATTGCCGCATTGACAGTTGCCGTAACTGAGTGTACAACCTCCACTGCCGCCGCTTACACACAGACAGCAAGTGCTTGCTTTACACATATAAGATCCAAATCCGGTACACCCACAACATGAACTTAGACAACATGTAGTACCGCCTGCACATATAGTCCAATTGTCACCTGGAGTTACATCAAATATTTTTCTTCCGTATGCACCTGGTCCACCGCTTCTGCCTGCGTGACAATTAGGTGCTCCAGCGCCAGAGCCGCCGCCGCCCCAGGCTTCAACACCTATCCATGTAACGTTGTCAGGCACTGTCCATAAACAACATCTGCCGCCGTTATTTACTGCTGATGGACTACTTGCAAGTATTCGTGTAACAGTCATAGTTCCGTTAGTAGGTACATCCCCGCCGCTGCCAAATTCTAGTAATGTTCTTAAACCTGCCATTTTAAATCCTTAAATAATTATGCTGAGTTTTCTGGTGATTCAGGAAATACTACTTTATGCGGATCAACTCCTGCCCACTGTGTTGGTAATGCTCTTAGTGCTGTTCTATAAGCTACCCACGTTGCTTTTAAAGCAGATGGCATATCTTCAGCCATCATATTATCTGATCCTTCTAAAGCAGAATTTCTTGCTGCACGTAACAGATCCCAAGTAAATTCTGATTCTTTAAAACTATACGTCCACGCTCCGTCTGCATAACGCACTGTTTCAGGATCAATTATTTCTTCTGGATTTTGAGGCCAGTCGTAGCTATATGTTGCTGTAGTGTCATCGGCTAATGTAATTGTTTCAGATACTGTTTCTCTTGCAGTTTGTTGTGTATATCCGCTAATATCTAATAAAGATGCTATTACTGGATCGTCATTAGAGTTTACAATTACCTTTACAGCACCACCTGGTGTGCCTATATCTGCTCCGTCGTTTTCGTCTGTTAATGTCGGCCACATGCCTTGTGATAGTATTCCTGTTGTTTCGTCTACAAATACATACCATTTATCTGGTCCTGTATAAGTTGCATTAACTGTTACATTGTTGCTAGTAGATGTGCTATATTGCTCATCTGGAGCAGTAAATGTAAATGCTTTAGTTATGATATTATTGTTTGGCATTTTTTCTTTCCTTATGCAAATGACACTCTAATTACTCCGCCCATTCCTGGAGTACCACAACGGCAAACTCCTGAACATGTTATAGCGTTTGATCCAGGACCTGCTGGAAAGTGTCCGTATCCAAAGCAGCAAGCATTACAATATGTTGTATTCAGGCAAGTTGATCTTGTAGCATTAAAAGTACCTAATTGATAAGCACCTCCCATGATCCATTTTTGTGTGTTCATACAACTTCCTTCTGAATGAGTTGTGCCTCTGATTCCCGGCATACACCAGTCACCAGCTGTCTGTTTACACACAACACATCCAGAACAGCAAGTAGGTACAGCTAATGTAAAACACGATGTTCTACCTGGTTCACCAGATGGTGCGCATGTTGTTGCTATTCCTGATCCTGATACAAATGTAGTTTGTCCAGCTGAGCCGCCGCAGCTACTTTGACAACACCCGCTACCTGCTGCACAAAGCGTATATGTACAGCCTGCTTGTGTTGTTACAGTACGCATTGCATACATACCGCCTGATCCTGTATATACCGGAGCTTGACAACATCTTGCTGCTGGGCCATCAGCTCCTGATCCCCATAATTCAAATGTTACTTGTGTTACTCCGTCTGGCACAGTCCATAAGCAACACCGACCACCATTGGTAACGCCCCTAGTGTCGTTTGATATTACTATACTATTGACCCCGGGGTTAGTTTGTGGAGCTAGATCTGATTTTAAACTGCTTAAACTTGCCATTGTATTTTCCTAAAATTACGATCCTGCTAAGACCCATCCATATGTTGCGCCACTATATACTAATGTAGCTGAACTATTTCCGATATCTAATGCTAAATCTTCAGCTAACCCGTGTATGTTATGCCCGTTTCTTGCTAATGTACAATTGTTAGTACCAAAGTTTCCAGCAACATCAATAAATTGAATAGTATCATTTATTAGTGTTGTTGCTGTACTCGGTAGTGTAACTGTAACTGCTACTGACGAAGTGTCAATAAGTAGACGTTCATTTGCTACTGCGGTTGTGTTTCCGGATATTGCACGTACTGTAGTGCTTGCCGAACCTGTTGTTGTAATGTATCTTGCCATTTCTATTCCTTACTACATGTATTTATCAAGATGAAGGTAATGGTGTTTCAACACCAAATCCCACTGCACTTACGTTAGCTGAGTTTGCACGTACAACTAACTTTTGGGCAGCACCCAATGCAATGCCCGTTCTCTCCAAAACTCCTTTTGGAGGTATTTCTGTTTCATACTCTATATACTCGCTTGCTGTAGGCACGTCTGCGTCTGAAACAGATAATCTAATTGTTATAGTTTGGTTTCCTCTGTTACAAAACGATACACTAGCAATAGTAAATGTCTGTGCTGGCACAGTATATAGTGTTGTGTCTGTTGAAGCGCTTAAATCGTTTGCGCCTAATCTTCCCGATGCCATATTTCTTTCCTTTATCTATGCGTTTAAAAAGTACTGTAACGCTAATGGTGTTCCAGATACCCCTTGGGCGAAGTTTGTTGTTGCTCCTACAATAATTGTAGAATTATCAGTTGTGGAAATAGTATTTCCTGTAATTTGTATATTACCTGCAATTAAAGTATTAACATTTAGAGTAGCACCACCGCCACCAATTTGTGCATTAATATACGTTCTAATAGCTCGTTGTGTTGGAACAATATTATCACTATCAGCTGCAAAAGTACCGTCGGTACTAAATTCTCTAATTGTAGCACTTGTTCCGCCTAAGCTAACACTACCAAGTTGTAGTTCTTGTAGTCCGCTAACACTAAAGTTATCAGCATCTAGTGTAGCAGTACCTGTTGCTTGTTCAACTGTAAATAAGTCACCAACTCTAAAGTTACCATCTTGGTCAGTTGATGTATAGAACACTCGACCTCCGCCATTTTCTTTAATTTCGTTTTGTGAGTTAGGACTATTGCTCGGTATTCCTGGATAATTAGTTTCTGTAAAATTTCCTGTACCAATATCTAGGAAGTCATGACCTGTTAATCGCACCTGTGAGTAGCGTATTCTTAATGTTACTTGCGCAGCGTGTGCTGGTTCTAAATCTACTTCAATATCTGGACTTACTTGTAATCTAGCAGCATACGGCCCAGATCCTGTAAGTTCAAAAACTTCGACAAGTTTATAAATTGTTGGATCGCCTGCAATTTGTACATTTGATCCTGGAAGAGGTTCTTCTATTGATCCTTCTACATATAGATACTTACCACTTTGTTTAACATCAGCATAACCGTCGCCGTCGATTGATGTACTACAAGATTCATAACCTGTTCCTCGATTACTAAATGTCGGAGCAGTCAAAACACCGTCGCCTATTCTAACTTCAAGTGGAGCATCTACAGTATTAATTGGATCAGTAATTGTTACTGTTGGTGGATTAATTGGATCGTATCCTGATCCAGTTTCAAATAAAGATATTTGAAATATTTTTCCGCTTGCAACTTTTACTCTACCTCTTGCAGTTGTTCCAGATACTGGATCACCAATAACTATCCTAGGTTCGACTTTGTATTGAGATGTTTGGTCTAATGTAGTTTCGATTGCTGTTCCGGGCACAAGATGATCCCATCCGCTTGAATCGTCACTCATTTTCTTAATTGTTGCAAGTTTTGTACCAGCATTGTACGTATCAATATATCCATATTGTCCTACGCCTAAACCGTCTTCTATATATACTGCCATGCCAATATAATCTGAACTATTAGCTGTATCTGTTGCTGATAAATTTATTGTAGTACTTGTACCTGCTTGAGCATTATTAATTGATGTTTGATAATCTTCGCCCCCATATTGTCCAGCAGTGTTTAATAATCTAATTTCAAAAATGCCGCCATCATTTACATTTACAGTACCTACCGCAGCATCAATGCCCTCACCAATAAATGTATAAGTTGCAGTTGTATATGATACACCAGCATTTGCATATTCTAATGCTAATACTCGATCACCATCTGTGATTGTATTTGCTATAATTGCTTCAGCATAATAGTTATTAACTGTACTTGTATTTGGAGTTTCTGTTGAATCAATACCTTCAGCAACTGATCCAAAGTCTCCGTAAGAGTTGTTACCATTTGTAGCACGAATCTTACCACCGTCTTCTGCTAGGTAACCAATATGGTTATAGTATGTAAACACACTAACAAGTTCTGATCTACCTAAGTTTGTAACCCAGTAACCGATACCGTCACTTAAAATTTGTGTAAAGTCGTTAGCAACAATACTGTCGTTTCCGCCGTCATGTAATGCACCGTCAACTTTTAATCCAATGCACCCGTTGCCAAATGTTGATACATTTTGAATATATGGTGATTTACTATGTATCCATGCTAACCTATCTGTTGAGTCTTCGCCTGGGTCTAATGATACATACGCACCAGCAGTCGGACGACTAGTTCCATATGAATTTGCTCCAGTTAGTGTACCATTTAGTCCAGAAAGAGAAACATTTCTTATACCACAGCCGTTACGTACATAAAACATGTTTGATGTTTCAAAACCTGTGTCTGGTTTAATTCTAACTGAACGTAGTTCGTCACCTACAAGTGCAGTATGTGCAGGTATTGATATAGGTAATGTTTCTAAATATTCACCTGTTTTAATAAACACTGTTGTATTTACAACTTGTTCTGCAGGTAAACTATTTAAATTACCAGCAGTAATTGAAGCTGTAATAAGTCCTACTAACGTATCATAAGTTGCTTCTGCATCTGCTTCTTCTGTTTTAGTGCCATCAATTGTTTGTGTGACAGGTGTTACAACACTGTTTTCAGTTTGATAGTTTGTAGCCGGAGCAACATTACTTAACACTGCATCAACAACTTCTAAACTATAATTTATAGATGCTACTGTTTCAGTTTCTTGTCCGGTGATATAACTTGCACCTGCTTCGGTAAAATATGATTGTGCTGTTTTTCTTGTTTCAACATTTCCGCCATGTGATATATCATATCCTACTGCTTTTACAATCTTTTTCATATCACGTAAGCACAGAGCTTTATCATATGTAAATCCGCCTGTAAATGGTGCAATAGCATTTGCAATTTGATAATCAGTCCATTCAACAACTTCTGCAGCAATAAAATCTATGTTTGCATCTAATAATGCCTTTGCATTATGACGCTGTGTTGACTGTAAAATATAGTCCATGCAATATTTTACAGTTAAAAACGGTCTATCTAAAGTAGTTCCGTAACCAGATGCATTAACTCCGCTTGGTGAAACATAAAATACATTATTTACAAAACCAAAGTCAATCCATTCCGGTGCAGTAGCAGAAGAGTTAACAGCTAAAACTTGCCCTGGAGATCCGATAGGTAATCTAGCTGGACCAGATCCTGCAAAATAAAGTATGTCGCCGTCAGTAGTTAATGAATTTTCTTCAGCAGTTGCACTTACAATATTCCAATATGTACCTAATGTGTCTAAATCTGGTCTGTTTGAAGCATCATCTGCTGTATGTGCTAACATGCATATATATGCATTGTTACTATAACTAACAACATCACCTAAAGCATAAGTTGATGCATCTGTCCAAGTAGCTTGCCAAGAAAATCCTTCATTAAGTTTATCCCAATAACTTACGTTAGGCGGAGTATTTGCTGTGTTATCTGCATTACATACATATGTATATCCGTTTAATCTTACTACATCTCCAACTTTATATGCTGTAACATTAGACCAATCACCTTGTAAATTAAAACCAGTTATAAAAAGATCCCAGTCAGTAGGGGAAGTTGAAGGAACAGAATTACTATGATCTGTTTTAGAAATATATGTATAACCACCATATGTTACAATATCACCTGGTTGATAAGTTGTACTGTTACTCCAAGTGTCTTCAAATTCTAAACCAGGTAAATAAACATTCCAATTAGAAGTATCTGAAGCAAAAGTTGATGTTGAAGTATGTTCGGCAATTGAAATATATAAGCTCGGACCGTTTTTAACGATGTCGTTAACTGTGTATCTTGTAGATGGTGCCCAATTTGCCCTATAGTTAGTGCCATCATATAATAGATTCCAATTTAATATGTCTGTTTCTAATCCGTCTGCATCTGTAGCTGTCGAAGTGTGACCAGTTGCACAAAAATAGATTCTTCCAAAATAGTTTACAATATCATAATTTTTATATCTAGTACTTGTTGACCAATTGCCTTTCCAAGATAGCCCTTCAGAAAATAGATTCCATGATACTTGATCTAATTCTAATCCATCAACAACAGTTGCCGCACTAGTATGTGCTGTTTGACATATGTAAGTAGCTGTTCCATATTTTACAATATCATTAACTTTATATTTGGTATTTGTGCTCCAAGCACCTGCATAGTTTAGTCCTTCAGCAAACAAATCCCAATTTGCAATATTACCTTCAAGACCCACTAACGCATCGGCATTAGATGTATGTCCTGTGTTACATATATACAAGAAGCCGCCGTTTTTAACAATGTCATTTACTTTATAATATGTTGCAACAGCCCAAGCGCCGCGCCAAGCTAATCCGTCACCAAATTGTTCCCATTTAGGTTGTACATCATTAAGATCTGTTTCTAAATCAGCTTGTGAAGTATGTGCAAGAATTGCAATAAATGTTTTACCGCCGTAAGACACAATGTCGTCGCGGACATATTGAGTACCTGTGGTCCAAGTACCTTTCCAGATAAATCTGATTCTACCAAGTTTAAATTCGGCCATTTCGGTTCACTCTCCCCTTTAGGCGTTGCTAATATTATTTATCCATATAAAACATTATGGAGCTGTAAAAAGTTGACTCATGATGTAAAGTCCTGAATAACTTTGAAGATTAACCGAAGCATCAAAATTTATATTTGTTGCTGTGGCGTTATTATTTAAATTAATTCCAGTAATATCAAATTGTAATTGACTCGTAAGTAATGCGTTTGCATTAACTACTGAACCACCGCTTGAAATACGACTTGTAATATATGCACCAATTGCTTTCTGTGTAGGCACAACATTATCGCTGTTATCACTAAATGTAGGATCTGTACTAAATTCTCTTACTACAGCATTTGTACCGCCTAACACAATACCGCCAATTCTTAATTCATCTAAACCTGATAAATCAAATTGCGATGCACTTATTGTAACTGTACCGGTAGCTTGATCAACCTTAAATAACTCACCAACTCTAAAGTTACCATCTTGGTCAGTACTTGTATAAAATACTCGGCCGCCGCCAGAACCAGCTGTTTCTTGGTTTTGTTTTGGATCATTTTCTGATGTGTATCCTTCAGTATACCTAGATGGATATGCAGTTTCTATAAAATTACCCGAACCAATGTCGAGAAAATCATGTCCTGTCAATCGTATTTGACTAAAGTTTTGACGTATATTAATAAATGTATCATGTATTGGTGCTTCATTGATATCCAATGGCGGAGTAATTTGCAATTGTGCTGAAAGAGAAGGTTCAGTACCTTGTAAATTTTCAATTTTTTGTACATAAAATTGTTTATTAAGACCTGTAAATGTTATAGAGTCACCTGGTCCAGGGCTTCTTAATAAATTACTAACTTGAATAATTCCGCCTACTGGATATATATCAGCATACCCGTCACCGTTGATTTCTATAATTGTTTTAAAATATAAGGAACCTGGATCTAATATACTCGGTTGTCCTAAGACACCTGACTGTATTCTAATATCAAACTGGGCATCAGTTGCAGCTAGGCTATCAATTAACTGTCCTACAGGAGAATTAGTATATCCGCTACCTGGATCGACTATAATAAAAGAGTCAACTCTACCAGATATAATGTCAGGTCTTGCAACAGCCCTAGCACCGTATTCTAAAAATTGTACGTTAGACGAACTTGTACTATTAATTAATATCCAAGAACTATATGAAATGTCATCACTTGTATATTCAATATATTTTAATTTTGACCAAGTTTGTCCGCCAATTGGAGTAATTGCTCTCCAGTTAATGGCATCTTGACTAACGTTTAAAACACCATTATTAGCTACTGCTAGAAACAATCCATTATTAATATCTATTTTCCAAGAACCAACACTAATAGCATTTGGATCAGCTTGGGCTCCTTTAAAATGATTACCGATTGTAAATTGTATAGATTCATTATACACATTACGAGCATACAGAGGTAAACTTGCAAGAGTGCCGCCTATATCTCTTGCACATGCAACAAATGCTCCTTCGCCGCCAGCAAAATCTGTAATTTCATATCCTGATAAAGTTGATAAAATGCTTCCTCCTGCAATAGGAGTAAATGATGTTCCGTTGTCGATAGATTCGTAAGCAATCCCAGTAGTATCTATAGCAATCCATCTATTACTATCATAACCGATAAAACTAAATCCTCCTGCTTTACCAGTATTACTTTGAGTCCAAGATACACCGCTGTCAGTTGATACTGCTATATTTTGTGTTCCTGTAGCTACTGCTATTACAGTAGCTCCATATACTTCTACATCTTGATAATTTAATGCTGGAACTTCTGTTGATGATGCCCAATTTATTCCGTCGGATGATTCTGCTACACTGCCTGAGGTTGCAAATGCTATAAATTTAATTCCTGTCCAAACTAATGATTGCCAATCTGCACTAGATGGCAATGTTGTATTAACCCATGTTGTTCCATTATTAGAATATGCAACAACATTTGATCCTATAGTAGTAATAACATTTATCGAACCATTTGATGCTGCACTACCTAATTCTTTAAAACTTCCTGAAGCTTGAGCAAATGAATTGTAAGCTGGATCATCGATGTTAAATGAAGGTTCAATTACATATCTAGATGTACCATCTAATGTTGTTGCAAGTGCATTACCGGAAACTAATGTATTCCATCCTGTCTGTCCCCACATATTTTCTATAGTTGCTATTTTTGTACTAGGGTCATATGCACTTATTTTCCCCCATTGACCTACGCCAAGTCCGGCTTTAATAAAAAGATTCATTCCAACATAACTATTATCTTCTGCTAAATCAGATGCGGACAATGTTATACTTGTTAAGCTGCCAAACTGTGCATTGTTTTCAATTTTTCTAAAATCTGCGCCGCCTATGTTACTTGAATCGTCGCTTTCTTTGATTCGTATTTCTGCTATACTTTTATATCTTGTTTTTTGATTTTGTAAAGATCCTGCAATTCCTGATCCTGTAATAGTATAAAGTGCTTCTGTATATTCTTGTCCTGCATGAGAAAATCCTACACCAACAATTTTTCCATCTGCATCTGTATATGTTTCTTTAACTACTGCTTCACTAGATCTGTTATTTAAAGTAGCAGTAATAGGCAGTTCTTCTGGATTTACTCCTTCAGCAACTGATCCAAAGTCTCCGTAAGAGTTGTTTCCGTTAGTTGCTCTAAGTTTGCCACCATCAGTAGCAAGATATCCTATATGACAATAATATGTAAACACAGACACAAGTTCTGATCTACCTTGTCCATCTGCCCAATACCCAATGCCGTCACTTAAAATCTGTGTAAAGTCGTTAGCTACCATTGATCGATATCCACCGTTATGTAAATTTCCATCAATTTTCATTCCAACACATCCTGTGCCAAAAGAACTACAATTTTGTACATATGGTGATTTATTTTCAATCCAAACTGATGTATCATCTGGTCCTTCACCAGGATCGAGTGATACATATGAACCAGCACTTGGGCGTCTTGTTAAATAATCGTTTAAATCACCAAGTGTTCCATTTAGACCTGAAAATGTCATATTACGCATTCCACTTCCGTTATTCATATAAAACATGTTTGCTGTTTCATAACTTGCGGCTGGTTTAACATTAACACTTCTTAATTCGTCGCCTATAATTGCAACTTCTCTTGGAACTATAATAGGTAATTCTTCTTCATATGTTCCAGTTTTAACAAAAATAGTAGCAGGTGCTCGTCCTGGAAGATCAGCTGCAATGTACTCACATGCATACTTGATAGTTCTAAAAGGTGCACCTTCACTACCATTTTGTGTTGTATTGTTTCCTAATAAGCTAACATAGTACACTTTTGGCACATTTTGAAATTGTGCCCATTCAATCGGCGATGCTGCTCCAACTTTTAAAGTATTACCTGCTGTGCCTATTGCAAAATTACTATCACTGGATAAATTTCTATATTTTAAATCACCGACATTAACTAGTACGTTTGTAGCACTACCTTGAATTAATATATTCCAATAGCTATTATCAGCATCTAAATCAGGTCTAACTAATGTACTATCGTCGCTTTGATGGCCTTGAATACAGACGTATGCTGTACCTGCATATGTTGCAACATCACCTAATGCATATCTTGTTGCTAAATTCCATGGTCCTTTCCATGCAACACCTGTAATAATTTTATCCCAACTAGCACTATCATTTGTTACTATTGCTTTACTAAAGTTATACATTCCACTATGATTTGCACAGACAGGATACAGTGTATTCCAGTTAGATTGAGGTTGAAGTTCAATTGTTCTTACATTAGCGGAACTAAAACCAGATATATATAATTCTGGAGTTACTTCTATATTATCTAATTTATACACTGGCCCTACTACATAATTATAATTTCCTTCAACATGATGTCCATTCTCTTTTGTACTAAAATACATAGGATGTGTATTATTAGTACTGTCTGATTGGTTAATTATATATGTATTTCCGATTACTAAAAATAGATTAGGTGCTAACACACCATTTAGAAAATATTTATTAGAACCTGAAGATTCTGCTACAGTAACTTCATAAGTTGTTGTTGACGGCTCTTCAATTGGGTACGAAGAAGTATCTTGGGTTGCAACATATATGTCTCCCCCGTCTCTAACTACATCACCTGTAGCGTATCTTGTATCTTCAGTCCATTGACCTCTAAAATTATAACTTGTCGATATTACATCCCAAAATGCACTATCAACTGCTGGGAAATTTCCTATGTTTAAATTAGTAATACTACTATAAGTGTATCCGCCATATAGTACCATATCGCCTATTTGATAAGATGTTGTTTCATTATATAGTGCTTCATAACCTGTGCCTGGTATGTATAATGTCCAGTTTCCAGGAGTAAATGCTACGGTTTGTTGAACTATAGATGTAATATATAAACTATTGTTCCATTTTACAATATCGTTTGGCAAATACAAAGTACTATTCGACCAAACGCCTGCATAACGTGTACTATCTATAACTAATTCCCAATTCGAAGAATCAATAGGTAGACCGAGTAACTCGTTTGCCGTTGATGTATGCCCTGTTATACAACGATATATTCTACCGCCGTATGTAACTACATCTCCTTTTGTAAATCTGTTACTTATTCCCCAAGAGGTTCTAAAATTATCTGAAGGATTTATTAGCTCCCATTTTTCTTGATCTGCTTCAAGACCGTCTGAGGTTGACCTCGACGTGTGTTCTGTTATACAATTATATGTATAACCATTATATGTAACTACATCTCCTACAAAATAACTACGTGTTACAGCCCAGCTATTACGCCATTGCGATGTTTTTGCAAGAAACTCCCATTTTTCTATATCTGCTGCAACTCCGGATGTACTTAGTGCTGCACTTGTATGACCTGTTATACACTTATATATAGTAGCTCCGTATTTAATAACTTCACTAGTTTCGTACTTTGTATTTGCTGCCCATGTACCTCTAAATCTTTGGCCTTCTGCCATTAGTACCCATCTAGGTTCGGGATTGCTGTACAGATCAACTGCATTTAAATCGTCGTCAAAAGAAGATAACGATGAAATATGTCCAATTAAACAAACATAAATTTTACCGCCTACAACTGCAATATCGTCTTGACTAAATGACGTTCCGTTGGCCCAGGGACCTTTCCAAATGTATTTAAATCGTGATATATTAAATTCTGCCATTTTTTTTCCTAATTATACATCGTCTGAGTAAGTATACCCTTGGTTAATTCTAACAACAAATTCACCATCATCATTTATATAATAGTAAACATTCCTATCATCCCAACGGAATTGCTCGTAGTTTAAATTTCTATATACAAGATTATGATAGGTATCTCTACCTTCAAAAAAATCTTGCCCAGGCGTAAATCCTGGATAATCCTGACTCGGGTCATCGCCTACGTTGTTTATTTGAATGCCGTCAGTAACATTTAACTGATCAACTTTTGCAAAGTGCAGATACCCGTCCGGATCTCGACGAAGTCCATAAAAATATCTAGCGCCGCCTAGTGAATCTGCAAGCATTCCGGTATCATTACCTACATAAAAATCAGCCATGTTAATCTCCTATATTGTATTTATCAGATAGCATTGTTTGGATAAGAATATCCTGCTCCCCAAATTATTCTTATAACTCCTCTTGAACCAGAAGCTCCGAAATCGTCTGGTATACCATTACTGTTTCCTCCTGATGAGCCGCCGCCACCGCCTCCAAATTCTCCACCTGTAGCGCCACCGTTAGCGCCGCCAGATCCACCTGTACCGTTTTTGTCTGACGTGTAAGAACCCGAAGCACCTTGTGTACCTGCGTTACCGCTAGTACCGACACCATTTACTCCAACACCACCGCCGCCACCGCCGGTAGTTGGATCATAATAACCCTGGCCGTATGAAGTATAATAAAAGTTTGTAGACTCGTGGGCGCCACCGCCTCCGCCACCTGACCCATTGCCTGGATTAGACGATACTTTGCCTGCGCCGGCGCCGCCGTTTCCTTGATAGCCTCCAGCGCCGCCACCTCCGCCACCACGTTGTCCGTCTGTGTCGCCTCCGTTGCCGCCAAAACCTCCGCCATAATTATTAGTTTGTGCATCAGATGAGTAAACAAGAGTAGTGCCTCCAAGGCCGCCATTACTACTATTACCACCAGTACTTGTAGTTGGTGGAGTAAAAGTGTCCCATGTCTGTCTACCACCACCGCCGCCTTCGGCTCCTAGTAAAATAGTACTTCCTCTTTTAATTGAACTATCGCCGCCGTCACCGGCTGCAGGTAAAGAAGCAGCTCCAGCACTACCTCCTGCACCAACAGTAAGTGATAATGTTTCACCTGGAGTAACTGAAATTGATTCTGCCCAAGCTAGGGCGCCGCCACCTCCTCCTCCGCCTGAACCTGTGTTATTAATACCGTTTGTGCCTGCTGTAGCATGGCCTGCACCTCCGCCTCCGCCGGCAATGACTACTGCACTAATACTAGTTACGCCTCCAGGAACAACCCATTCTTGAGAAGTAGTAAATGTTTGTGTTCCTGTAGACGGAGTTTCACTTGTATCATTTATTGTTATATTAGATGAATTAAAAACATTACTATCAGGATCTGTTACTGTTATTTTAAAATTTTCAACTCCTTCAGAAACAGCATCATTTGATATCGGAAGCTGAATAGTTGATGTGTATCCGTATTGACTTGTATTTACTTCTGGTGCAAATATCCCTGACAATGCAACTATAAAATCAGAATTATCTATTCCCGTTCCGGATACAGCCCATGAATGTGTTCCGTTTGTTGCACAGTCAATATTAGCAAATACAATCGATCCTTCGTCATATACTAACGGAGAAATTCTAAATTCAACTGTTGGTTTTATAGTAAGTTCGTCAGAAGTAAATACAGTATTTCCTAAATTATTGACTATACTTACTGTAAATGTATCTTCAGAAATTTCTGCATCTGCTACTGTTTCTAATGTAAATGATCCGCTATTGCCTTGAAGATAAAACGGTTCACTTTGTAAAGATTCTGAAACAATATCTATTTGCCCGGACATACTAGAATGTGTGCCGCATTGATAAAATAATCTAGAAGGTGCAGTATTAGGTACTGTAAATTCTAATACACCTGATGTTACACCTTGTCCTGTTATACCTGAGGAATACAAATTTCCATTTCCGGTTACCTGATCTGTTTTAATATAAAATGGATGTGTAGGAGTATTTACTGAAAATCTATAAGTTCTTCCTCTAATAAGTGTTAAAACTGGATTGTTAAAATTAAGTAATCCGTTTCCAGTAAAAGTATAATAATCACTTAATGTATTAACTATGTTAAACGTAATAGGTAAAGTTGTGTCTCTATAAAAATCAAAATTAGAAGTTGAAATATGATTAATTAAATAAAAGTATGTACTACCAGATATAACGCTTTCGGTTGTAACTGTTGCAGATATTGACTGGCCTGCTCTAAATATAGTATCTGAAAAATTAACACTAATTGTAGGTTCTTCATTGTCTTCAATTAATGTTAAATCAATACTAGTAACGTCATTGAGCTCGTATAATAAGCTGGGATTATAAATTGTAAATGTTGCTACAGCATTACCAATATATACATCTGTTTGCTCTGTTTCTATAGTAATTACTAATTGATTTTCTCCTGTAACAAATCTAGATATACCGCTTGTGCCTATAAATCTATTGTCAGTATTAGTTAATGACCAAGCAATTGTCGGAGTATCTGTTAGAGAACTTATACCATCTACAAGATGTTCTCGTTCTAATGTAATAGTAAATGTTGATCCTTCATTAACAGAAATATTAGGAGTTACAATAGTCATAGTTTTAATTTCAGATATTGTATCATTTATTCTTACATTACAAACATTATTATTAATATCAATTATATAATTATTTGTTGCACTTAATATTCTAATAGTATTAAAAGTCGATGTTTGTAAACCTGGTTCTGAACTAATCGGAATACTAATTGAATTAGTTAATGACGTTCCTAAAATAGTCACAATTCCACTAGTAACAGAAACTCGATCATCGTTAAGAGCTGTACCGAAGCTCCAAGATATATCTGTAGAATCAGATGGTGTTGTGTCTAATCCGTTTCTTTTAAATATTCTAGTAAGATCAATATTACCTGTAGTGCCTTCTGTTAAAATTACAGAACTTTCAACTCTAATTAATTTATATAAATTATTTATTGTGATAATACTATCTCCTAAAACAGTATATCTTGAATCGTTAATCGATGTAATTTCTATAATATTTGTTATACTAGCAGCATCTGTATTTTGTGGATTAACTGAAACTATAAAAGAAGCTTCTGATTGACCTGCTGGAATAACTGTTGAACCAGTAGTACTAGACCACCGACTATCAGCTACATCCCCTACATTTTCTCCTCTAATAGCCCAATACACTGTTACAGGTTTTGATAAATCTGTAGTACCGTTTCTAATAGATGTACGCAATAAGGTAACAGTTAAACTATTACCTTCATCAACCGAATAGGTAGTAGACAGGAAACCTATTTCTCTTATTGGTTGATTAGGATTACTTTGAACACCTAAACTTAGTTGAGATGTTTGTATTGTATATGAATCTGTTACTGCTGTTAAGTTAAATGCAAACGATCCTATATTTGATCCTGGAACATCAGATAATTCGTCGTCTAAAACAGGAATAGTAATTACCTGTGTTGAATTTCCAGCAACATACTGAACTTCTCTATCTACATTTTTTGCTGCACTATTTACAGTAGTTGGTATTATTCCAGTTAATCTATAAGAAATAATCGGAGTGTCTTCATCAAAACTCATAGTAGTATTATTATCAACTTCATACACATCATCATTGTGTGCTGCACGTTGTGCAGTTTGCCCTTCATAACCTCTGTTACCGCCCCATATAATTCTTACTGCACCGTTGCCACCGCTTGGTCCAGGAAAACATTGATCAGCATCAGTTCCTGGCCATTCATAACCTGATGCACCATGACCAAACCAACCTGTTGAGCTAGTAATATTTGAACCGTATTTTTGGTATACTAAAGATCCTGTAGATCCATTTGAACCTTTAAATCCGTTAACATTGTTGCCGCCTATACTATTTTGACAAACTTGCCATAGTCCTGTGCCTCCGCCACATTGTCTATACCCTCCGGCACCTCCGCCACCAGATCCGTCAAGTCCGTATGGTTCTGTACCACTTCTTGGCCCGGCTGCACCTCCGGCTCCGTTATATCCTCCTGCGCCGCCTCCGCCGCCAGGTGATCCTTGAGTAATAGTTCCGTCGAGTTGAGTTACTCTTTCTGTACCGCCGCCATTACCTCCAACTCCGCCGCCTTTAGGTGACAATGATGCATCAACAACATATTGACCGCCGCTGGCTAATGAACTATAACTATTAAACGACGAAGTACCACCGCCGCTGCCGCCACATGCTGCCATAAATTGACAAGTGTTTCCTATATGACATATACGTGTAGGTTCTCCATTAGATCCTACATTACCTACTTGTCCAGTTCCTCCTGCTCCAACTTCTATTTTAATTTGATCCCCCGGAGTAACTGAAGATGTACCCCAAGCAAGGCCGCCGCCTCCGCCACCTTTACCCCAAAATGTTTCAAGTTGCGTTCCGTATGCTCCGCCACCGGCTCCTCCGCCACCGATTGCTACCATACTTATTTCACACACTCCATTAGGAATTTCCCAATTATAAGTGCCTGGAGAAGTATAAGCAACTTGACCTTGCGGTTGTAATCCAGTAACTTCAAATGTTTTTAAAATAGGTATAACAAAAGACTGTTCTGCATTATCTAAAACGACAGATGTAGCATTTGCTGCATCTATAGTTACATTTTTGTTGTATGTAATTGCGCCATTAGGCGCTGATCTAATTTCAAATCTTCGACTATATGCATATACTTCGTTATTTACTGTTGCTTTTAATTTATAAAATTGATTTTGAAAGCTATCATCTGTTTCAATTGTTAATACAGTATAATTATTGTTTGAATCATTAGTACCGTAATTTTCAAAAGTAAATGCCGGAACATTTACAATAGTACTAGCAGTATCTTGCTCAATTGAATATGTAACTGATTTTCTATTTGATATAATTCCTACCTTAATTTGAGAGTTAATAGGTATTATTATTTCATTTAATTTTGTTTCAAATTCAATTGTTCCAGAAGTACCACTTGAAGAAACAATGCCAATTATACCAATATCAGACATTAAAACTCCTAACTAAAATTCTGGCCAGCAACAAACCCATAAAATCCGACGCCACTATCAACAGATAATAATGTAATAATATCTTTGCCGCTAGATGTTAAAGTAGGTGGCGATCCTTGTGACCAAATAATATTATTAGGCCAAGTTATATCATGTGTTGCAGTATTTGTAATAATAAGTGTTATAGTTGATCCTGCGTTAGAAGCATTTAATAAACTAAGATTAGTAATATTATTATTTAAATTAATTGCAAATACATTAGATGTTGCTAAATCTAAATCTAATGATCCAGTAGATGACTCTAGTGTAATAGCAGGTTCATTACCTGCACCTTTTACTTTTATGTATCCGTTCATATCAGATCTAACTTCACTTTGGTATACATATGTTCCAGCTGCATTTACTGGTATTTGCCAGTATAACGATCCAGAGTTCTTACCTTGAGCTGAAATTCCTTGTAATACAGTTCCGTTATCAGCAACATGATATAATCCATCATTAAAATCGCTACCGGTAATATCTTGTATTCTTACAGCATCACCTGCTGTATTAAGATCAAATCTTATAGTAGTTCCAGAAAATGCAGTTATATTAGGATTATTAGAATTTTCTGGATCTTCAGCTATTCTATAGTTTGTACTCGAAGTAGATAAAGTAAAAGCAGCAGCACACGGGAATGCAATTTGTCTATATTTTAGAGAAGTGTTTACAAAAAAAGTACCATTATAAAATATCATATCTCCTGATTCAAGATCTGAAAATCCTACATCAGTTAAACTTACCATTGACGTAGAGCCACCGCCACCACCGCCAGTTGCGCCACCTAATGACGTTGCCTTCCATAAATTTTTAGCTAATACATATGTGTACAAAGTATTAGATGCTATAAATTCCTGTCCATCTGTTGGATTGCTTGGAAAGTTTATTTGAGCCATTTGTTGTTCTCCTAACTATATTTATTGAATTAGTTGTATTTACTATGAAGCGTTGTCCGGGAAAGATCTTCCTGCGCCCCAGATAATTCTCACTGCTCCCGGTGCTCCGTTTTCGTGCCCGCCGCCTTTTCTAGCATAACCTCTGCCGCCTCCCCCATAGATATTTGTTCCGGCAGTAGAAGTTCTTGCTGAGCCGCTGCTTCCGCCTGTACCGTTAAGACTTAATTCAGTGCCTGCAACACCACTGTCTCCTTCTCCAAAAATGCCAACGCCGCCGCCGGCACCAGTTGTCGAGGCGGTAGCAAATCCGCCACCGCCTCCACCGCCTGCTCCGTTAGAGGGAGTGTTTGACCAGCGTTTTCCTCGGCCGCCATTGCCTGAATATCCGGCAGCTCCGCCACCACCACCACCGTTTTGGGCATTAAAGGATCTATCACCAGATGCGCCGCCAATGCCGCCACCATCTCTTTCGGCACCAGAACTTGTTCCTCCTTGGCCATTAGTTTGTGCATCTGACCAATAAGTAGTGCCGCCGGATCCCCCGCCGCCTTCTAATAAAGTTGTCAATCCTTGTATAATTGCACTATCTCCGCCAGATACGCCAGGTCTGCCAACGCCGCCGCCTCCGCCTACCTGAATGTCTAAAGTTTCGCCAGGCGTTACTGCAAATGTACCATATGCAAGGCCTCCGCCTGCTCCGCCGCCACCGGCTTGGCCATATACATTAACTGTAGTGCCTTGACCACCGCCACCTCCGCCGCCGATGACTACTGCACTTACCGAAGTCACACCTAACGGAACAGTCCAACTAGTAACTAAATTAGTTGTATCTGATGTAGTAGTAAATATTACCTCTCCTGGTGCTGGCATGGATTCTATTGTTCCACTCATACTGATATGAATACCGCACTGATAGTAAAAGTTACCCGTATCTTGTATAACCCAATTAATTATTCCGTTAGCAGTTCCGTTACTTAAAATTCCAACTACTTGGTCATTTGTTCCTATAACTGGTGCCGTTTTTATATAAAACGGATGCCCGGGTGAATTTACAATAAATCTTACCGAATCACCGGATTGAAAGGTTAGGCTTGGATCATTGCCACTTACTGCGCCGTTTCGATCAGTACCTGTAAGTATATAATGAGATGCGCCGCTATTTGTTACTGATATAGTAAAGTCGGGTGGCGGTTCATATGTAGTTTCAAACCCGTTTGAATCTGCTAATGCTACATTAGTTGAGGGGAATTGTCTATTTGACCCCCAAATAATTCTTACTGCACCGCCGCCACCAGATGTATTTTCTAAACCAGGATATGAAGTTGTATAATCACTACTAGTACTAGCTCTTCTATATGTAACACCGCCGCCGCCGCCATATTCGCCCCCATTTGCTTGAGCGCCTGATGCGCCTACGGCGCCTAGATCACCACCAGAGCCGCCACCACCTGCTTCTATAGAAGTAGCCGAATTGGCAAGGCCACCTGCGCCATTTGCACCTTGTCCATAAACTCCAACACCACCACCGCCGGCGCTCTGTGCGTCCCCAGTAAAATTAACATTACCTGAGCTATAATGGCCAGCACCACCACCACCACCGCCAGTGCCTGGTTCACCAGGATCTAAAACTATAGTGGTGGCAGGATTCTGTCCATGTTCGCCTGCATGGCCGCCATCGCCAGAATATCCGCCGGCGCCACCACCTGATTTTGATGCCGTTACATATCCGCCGCCTTGACTGCCGTATCCGCCTCTGCCGCCGCCTGATCCAATCCATTCATTGCCAGCATACGTTCTAGCTTGGCCGGCAGATCTGCCGCCAGAAGCTTTTACTGTTGATGTACTTATAAAATAACTTTGTTCAGATTGCGTTTCAACAGTACCAGTTGAGGTATTTGTTCCGCCAGCACCTACTACAATATCATACTCTTGACCAGGTATAACAGGTATAGAATTTTTCCAAGCTAGAGAGCCACCCATACCGCCGTAAGTGTTATAATCGCCAACACCGCCACCGCCGACAACAACAGTAGATACTAATGTTACATTGTCTGGCGCAGTCCATGTATACGTGCCAGGAGTATCATATAGTATACCTCCATAGACTGCTGTAGCATTAATTGTACCAGTCATTGATCCGTGGTATTGACAAATGTAATAGAAAGTAGATACTGTATGCACAGTCCATCGAATTGTACCGCTAGTTGTACCATTATTTGGTATTTCGCTTCCGTCAATAGTAATTGTATCTCCTACATCAGTATTTGCTACTGTTTTAAGAAAAAATGGATGACCTGAAGCATTAACTACAAAATCTACAACATCACCTAAATAAAATGTTAAGGTTGGATTAGATCCACTTACTGCGCCGTTTCGATCAGTACCAGACATTGTATAAGCTGAAGCACCAGAGTTAGTTACATTAATTGTATAATCAGCTAGGGAATCATCTACAGGTGTAGTACTAGTATCAGTAATAGTAAACACAGCCGAAGTAGCATTAGTAGGGTTTCCTAACGAGTCAGTAGAATCTAAAGAAAGAGTTGCTGTTTCAATATCTTCAGTAGTTAAATCAGATTTTGCTATTAATGTTACAGTTGCAATACCGTTGTATATAATTGCAGTTCCTTGAAAAGATCCACCTGTAACATCAGAACTACTAATCCCTTCCCATAAATAACCAACTGATGTGCCATCTGTTACTCCAGTTGTAGATATAGTAACAGTCATAGTATCGCCTTCGTCTACAGCGCCGCCAATTGGATTTTTAATTAAAGTATAAGTAGGAGTGCCTGAATAATAACTAGTTTCTGTTAGAGCTTTCCAATCTCCAGTATTTGTTTTTTTTATATAAAATAAATTTTCAGATGAAACATATATAATAGTACCGATATCTCTATTGTTAGCAGATAAATCATTTAATGCAGTAATTGTTTCAACACCTTCTCTTGATAACGATTTTTTAGAAGAATACTTTGCCATTATGAATAATCCTGTTCTTGCACAACACTATCTGTATTTGCTGCATTAGTTGCAGGGAAATTACGGGCAGCTCCCCATATTATTCTTACTGCGCCGCCTGCTCCGTTTTTTCCAAAACCTGCTGCTGTGTTAGTAGTTACGGCTGTCCCACTACCGCCGCCACCTGGAAACCCACCTGCTCCTGTATCACCATTACCGCCACCAGATCCGCCGCCTCCACCGCTTCGGAGTACCGGAGTTCCGTCTAATCCAAGTCCGTTAAATCCTGTTCCACCGCCGCCAGACAACCCCGGGGATGAAATAGATTCACTACCACCTGCGCCACCGCCGCCTATACCTGCTGTTCCATTTTGTCCATTTACTGGAAGATTTTGAATAAATGACGAGCTTCCACCTGTGCCGCCAGCACCGCCATATCCACCGGCCCCTCCGCCACCGCCACCTGTACTTCCAACACTTGTTGCTCCACTTCCGCCATCGCCTCCAGAATATGCTGAATTTAGTCCAGCAACACCGCCGCCTGCACCAGCAGTACCAAACGATCCGCCCTGACCACCTGATGCTTCTATCAGTACTTGTCCGTTTCCAGTTTTTGAAACTCTAGTGAATCCACCGTTAGAACCTGGAAAGTTTCTTACACCTCCGCTGCCTCCAGTACCAACTGTAATTGTTAGTGATGACCCGTCATTTTCAACATTATTAACATAAGATAGTGTACCACCGCCTCCGCCTGCACCAGATGTATTAGTTGAAGATTGCATACCAGAACCGCCGCCACCTGCTCCTACACAAACAATATGTATTAATTCAGGAGTTCCTTGAGGAGGAACCCATGTATACACACCCGGCTTTGTCCAAATTGCTCCGCCATCTGCTGCTGTAGTAACTGTTTGAGAAAGTAATAACAATACATCTTTTGATACAGTATTAATCCCGTCAGTAACAGTTACTCTAATAAGTTTTTCACAAGTGTCTGTTGTTATAATAGGTGTAATAACTAATACACCTGTATCTATGTCAAATGTTAATGAATCAACCGGATCTGTACCTGTGTTATCGCTAGTAAATGTTGGATAAGATAATTCATAATTTAATAAGGCACCCTCAGGATCTGTTACGCCAAAGTCTAAAGTTGTAGTAGCACCTGCTTGTTCTAAAAATACTGTTGCATCTATTCTATTATTCCATGTAGGAGCAATATTAGATGTTTCAACATACCCCCACTCATCTCCGTCCCATAGAAATACTTCTCCGGATATAAAAGATTTACTACCGTCTGGTACTCCGATACTAGGCAAGCTGCCTATGTACTCTCGTTGATACTGTTTTCGATCGCTGTAGTTTGCCATTATTACTCTCTATACTATATTATCTGGAAACGATTTATTAGCTCCCCAAACAATTCTAACTGCTCCATTACTACCGCCTCCTGCAGATCTTGTACCGGCGGTATAATATGCATACATAGTTCCGCCCGATCCTCCACCTCCATATGTTGCAGATGTTTTTACCGATCCAGCGCCGCCGTTTTGTGGAGTTCCGTAGTTTAAATTGTAGTCATATACTCCTCGTGTACCACTTGTGCCTTCTCCAAGTGTTCCGGTACTTCCGCCATTGCCACCAGTTTGAGAAAAACCGCCAGCATACTGATAATCGTCTGAACAAGCACCTCCGCCGCCACCGCCACTTCCGTTACTGCCTTGGTTGGGTCCGCCGGAGCCACCATTGCCTGAATATCCGCCAGCTCCGCCACCGGCGCCGCCGTCCCAACCATTTGAAATTCCAAAGCCATTTCCGCCGTTGCCGCCGCCACCTGACACTGTGCCACTTCCTCCTATATAAGTGCCGCCATTTACTGTTGACGAGTTACCGCCGTTGCCACCATTACCCTGAGCGTAAGTTACACTATTGTATCTAATTAGACTATTGCTTCCATTTTGTCCATTTGTACGACCTGACCGTTGTGCATCTCTTGCACCTCCGCTGCCTCCGGCACCTACTACAATTTCGACTGTGTCTCCTGGAGTTACTGATAACGCATTAAAATAACCTAACCCACCACCTGCGCCGCCAGCCGCAGTTACTTGTGTTCCTGAACTTGTTCCTCTACTACACATCCCACCGCCACCGCCACCGATAGCTACTCCGCATATAGATGTAACACCTTCTGGTACAGTCCAACTAAACGTACCGGGACTAGAAAAAGCAGCAGATCCGCTCGGTACTGTAGCACTACTGTCATTAATAGCAACTTCAGCAGTTGCTAAACCGTTATTTAAACTTATTGTAAATGTTTCATCACCTTCACCAATACTTGCATCTTCAACAATATTAAATTGTTTAGTGCTAGATCCGACTGCATCGATTGTAAAAGATCCAGTAAGAGATTCTTCTCCTGGTGCTTCTAAATCTTCTGATTGTATGCCTGTAATTGTATACGGCAATACAGTTCCTTGAGAAACATTTTGAGTTGCTAGTTGTATTGTAAATGAATTACCTTCATTTACAGTAGTAACACTTGGAGTTAATGTGTAAGTTGGAACAGGTGTTGTACTAGTATCTGCAATTGTTATTAAAATACTATCTTGGTCGTTATCTAAACTTAGTATTAATACTTTATCTCCGTCAGTACTAGAGTCTTCTGTAACATTAAATTGAACCTGTGCTGAATTATTAATTATAGTAAATATTCCAGTTAATGGCACATTTCCAATATCAGCCGAAGTAACTGAGCCTGTAATGCTCCAGCCAATTGTTGTATTACTTTCAATATTAGTTGTTTGTAAATTAATAACAATTGTATCGCCTTCATCTACTGTTTTATCATCTGCTGTCAAATTATATGTTTGCACTAATAAAGAATCAGGAGCATCTAATAAATTAGTTTCTACCCAAAAATTACCATTCCAAAGATATATATCATCGTTAACAATGTATCGATCGCCGATTAAATTATTTGTTAATGGGAGATTTTCTCTAGATGTTAAAACTGGAAGTTCAAAATATTTTTCAGCACTATAACGTGTCATTATCTATCTTTCAATACCCATCCGTTTAAAGAACTATGATAAAGTAACCCCAAACTAGCACGGGTAATATCAATAATTAAATTTTCACTGTCGCCTTGAATAGGTGAAGACGACGATACAGTACATGGATTTGATGCAAAAGTTCCTTTGATATCAACTATTCTTACTTCGTCACCTTTAGACGGTCCAGAAGGTAGTGTAATAGTTATCGGACCATCTGTTGAATCTACAAATATTAAATCATAAGCTGATGCTGAATATGGTGATGTTGCCGAATCAACATCTACCGGGTTTAATGCATCAGCTGCCTGACTGCTTGCTGATATAAATTCTAATGCTGTCCCAGTTGAATTTACTCTTACTATATTATTTTCTTGACCAGTAAAGCTATTAGGAGTATCAGACATACCTAAAAACGTAGTAATACCTGCTTGGACATCGCCATTAAAGTTTTCAATTACGTTACCACCGTTAGATTGTACCCAAACTGCTTCTTCAGAAAACCATACTGCTAGTATACCTAATTCACTATCGTACCATAAATCTCCTGCTGTAGGATTTGATGGAGCAGATGTACTAACTGTTACACTAGCTCCGCCGCCACCTGCACCGCCACTACTAGAAATTGTAAGTATATTTCCTGTAATAGAAGTTGATACTCCGCCAGCGCCTTGAATACCTAATGTAGTATTGCCTGCTGAAGCTGTCCCCGTACCTGTATCAGCTTGTATTGCATTAAATGCAATTGTACTTGATGAACTTGGAACAAAATTTGCTCCGTTGTATGCTAAAATTTGTCCTGCTTGTGCGCCTGACAGATTAAGTTGTAGAGAATTTCCATTTCCTAATGCATTATACAGTTCTGTAAAATTATTATTTACTTTTCCGGCGCCGTCTCTTAAACTATCACCAGTACCGTCATTTGCGCCTGCACCTGTGTTAATTATTTGCTTTGTCATTCTGTCGGTTCCTTATTATCAAAATTGATATCATTATTGTCAAATGTTACTGTATTATTATCAAATGTTGGGAATACTCCAAAACGTCTATAATCTTTTTGTATTGGATTAATTGGCACATTTGGTACTAAGACATCACCTTCGTCAATTCCTTGATTGACTCTTAAAGTTAATTCTCCATTATCATCTACATAGTAAGAATAATTCCCATCATCCCATTTATACTGTTGATATATTAAACTAGGATATCTTTCAGCATGATTTTCGTCGTTACCTTCAAAAAAATCAATACCTGGTATAAAATAAGGAAAGTCATCTAAAGGATTATCTCCTATTTCATTAACTAAAACACCGTCATTGCTATCAAATGCATCTACCTTGCATAATACAAGCTCTTCGCCGTCTGATCTCATGCCGTAAAAAAATCTTTGGCTTCGTGTTTGCTTTGCTACCGTCCTAGGTGTATTGCCTATGTAATATACCGAGTCTAACTTTTTTACTGTCATTAGAGGATTTCCACATAACTCACTATTGCATCAACACTTGCTGCTAGATTACTTTTAATCTTTAACTGATTGTCGTTACCTAATATAAGTTTTTCACCACCTGCAATTAGTCTTAAACTACTATTTGGTGGTAACATTACTTCTTTTACATAATAACCTTCGATATCTAGTTCATTAGTAACAGTAACATCAATAAACAAGTTGCTTTCTGACACATTTGCTAAACTGATACCTACAATTGTCATTTTACTATTATTTGTATTATCCACTAGTGTTACTGGTGTTGGACCAATATCTTTTGCTATACTATTTCTAAAATAATTTGCCATTTCTTTATCCCATTATAAGTGCTGCTGTAAAACTTAGATCTTCAGCTTCTGAAGTTGAAATACCAGAACTTTCTCCTGGTGATACTGGTAGCCATTTTCCTTGAATTGAATCCCAACGCAGATAATCTCCATTTGATACTCCGGTAGTATCTATGTCTCCAATTTGATCTAATATAATATCAATACTAGCACCATCAACTGTGCCAGGCTCCCAAGCAAGTGTAAAATTGTTCCAAACTAACGCTTGGCCGCTTGTTGCACCTGCTTGATCTAATTTTGATGTATTTAGAACACTATTTACACCATCAACTAGTAATGTCGAGTCATCACCAAATATACTACCTGTAACATCACCGTCAAACCCGCCGCCAGTTGCACTAATATAACCTGCATCATTTGTAAAATGACTTACATTTGTAGGAGCACCGTTTAGATCTGCATAGTTACCTGTTAACCCAACTTGTGCAATACTCGGAGTACCTGATATATTACTATATGTTATTTGCTTAAATGTAACATCACCGCTACCATCAGTGCCTAAAAACTCTCCGTTATTACCGTCTGCTGTAGGCAATGTGTATGCATTATTAATACGTATTGCCCCATTATTTCCTTGAATTTTAAAACGCTCTTGTAATATATTAGTTACATTGTTATTTGCTGACCCTTGTGATCCTGTTTTAAATACAATACTACCAGATGCTGCTGTACCAGTTGAAGATCCAGCAACTATTTCTATAGTACTACCTGATATATTTGTTCCTACACCGTTAGATGATGCTATAGTTTTTGTAGATCCGCCTATACTATCTGTTGCGGCTCTACCAAGTGTAATATCACTTTCTACAAAGAAATCATTGTTGTTTTCTAATCTAAAAAAGTCTGACCCTATTTCTAATTGAGGAACGTTTGCACTATTACTATATTTTAAAGCAACGCCTTGAGTATAAATTTCATTTTGTACAGTTATACTATTATTAACAACTAATGCACTTGATGTAGTATTACCTCTACCAGTTACTGTTCCAAGAGTATCTGCTTCAGATGTAAGGTAATTACTAGTATTATTAAAACTAATAACTCCTGTACCTTGATCAAAACTAATATCTCCAGTGCCACTAATATCAGTAAGTGCTAAAAATGATAAATCATTATTTAGATCACTTAGATTAACAGGGAAACTTGAATAAGTTGATCCATCATTTGTGTACTGCCATCTATCTAAACTTTCATTCCAACGCAACGAAACAGTACTATTACTTCCTCTTAATACTTCGATACCTGCATTTTCTGTAGGTGTGCCTGAATTAAAATCACTATTTAGTGTTATAATGTTGTCAGCAAGATTGATTGTAGTACTATTAATAGTAGTTGTAGTTCCAGCAACGGTTAAATTTCCGTTTACTTGCATATCGTTTACAGCAATACTATTAGTAGTAGTAGATCCTCTACTTGTTACACTTTGTAATGTATCTGTTTCTGTAATACTAGCACTTGTAATATATCCGCTAGTATTATTAAAACTAAACTCGCCTGTAGTACTATTATAACTAATATCTCCAGTACCACTAACTAATCCACGTATAGTTGCATCAGTACGTTCAGTAAATGATATGGTACCTGTAGCAGCATCGTAACTTAAATCACCGCTTGCACTTAATAATCCACGTACTTGTGAGTCTGTTCTTTGAGTAAATGACATAATACCAGTAGCATTGTCATAACTTAGATCGCCACTTGCACTGATTAATCCACGTATAGTTGCATCAGTACGTTCAGTAAATGACATAATACCAGTAGCATTGTCATAACTTAGATCGCCATCTGCACTAATACCTGTTCGTGTAATAAATCCGGCAGTGTTTGTTAAATCACCTGTATCAACAGCAATAACTTGATAATTAGTACCATCGTTAGTAAATTCCCACTCGTCGTTAGTTTCATTCCAACGAATATCAACAGCTGATGACACTCCTCTGTTTATAGATATGCCTGCATTTTCTGTTGGAGTACCCGTTACGTCACTATTTAATGTTATAATGTTATCTGCAACATCAAGTGTAGCAGTATTAATAGTTGTTGTAGTTCCGCTTACTGTTAAATCACCGCTAACTATTAATCCACCTACAGTAAGATTATTAGTTGTAGTTGCACCTCTATCTGTTACGCTATCAAGGGTGTCAGTTTCAGTATAAGTAGTTATAAATCCGCTATTATTACTAAAGCTAATAACACCTGTCGAATTATCATATCCAATATCACCAGTTCCACTGATTAATCCACGTATAGTTGCATCAGTACGTTCAGTAAATGACATAATACCAGTAGCATTGTCATAACTTAGATCGCCACTTGCACTGATTAATCCACGTACTTCTGTATTTGTTCTTTGAGTAAATGATATAACACCAGTAGCACTGTTATAACTTAGATCACCACTAACACTTAGTGCATTTCTTGCACGACTAGCTAAAAAGTATTGATTACTTCCTGACTCTGATATATCACCGGTACTTAAAACAACAGCACCAGTTTGTGTGTTTACACTAGTAACAGGTGCTGATGCTTGTGTAAAGCTAATAACACCTGTAGTACTATTATAAGTGATATCGCCTGTTGCACTTATAAGCCCACGTATAGTTGCATCTGTTCTTTCTGTATAACTAAATACACCTGTTGAATTATCATAACTTAGACTTCCAGAAGCACTAAACAATGCTCTAATATCTGAGTCTGAACTCGACGCTGGAGTATCAGTTAGGTCATTATAACTTCCTGAAGTTGCTACTGTAGCTAAAGTCGGAGTTCCGGATATAGCTGAATATGCAATTTGTCCAAAAGAGGTACTGCCCGACCCGTCTGTAACAAGTGCTTGGCCAGTTGTACCGTCACTTGTTGGTAATGCATAAGCAGCGTTAATAGTAATTTTTCCATCAGCGCCGCTTATTTTTAACCTTTCGGATAATGCATTAGTAGCAGTTCCTGATACACCGGTACTACCTGTTTTAAAAATAACATTGCCGCCAGCGGCAGTACCTGTAGAACTACCTGCTTCAATATTTAAATTGTTACCTGCAATATTTGTACCTAATGCATTTGCTGTTGCTATTTTTTTTGTATCACCGCCTGAAGTATTTTGCTGTGAATTTGCTAACCAAAGATCACCGTCTGAGTATAATTGGTTAATGTAATTTAATTGCACATATCCGTTAACCATTGATAGGTTAGTTTTGTTAGCACCTGATTCAGTTTGTAGCGCAATACCATTAGTAAATATTTCATTAGTAATTGTTAGCGCACCTGTCATTGCTACAGTATTGTTAAACGCAACATGGTTATCTGTACTATTACCTCTATCAGTTACTGTTTGTAAAGTGTCAGTTTCTGATGTAAGAAATCCTGTACCATTATTAAAAGAAATAACACCAGTACTACTATCATAATTAATATTACCGGTTGCACTTATTCCAGATCTAGAAATAAATTCCGAGTCGTTATTAAATATGCTTATGTTAGCACCTGATAACGCAACACTAGTTCCGCCTACTGTTAACCCACCAAATTCTGCACTATTTGAAGTAGACGAACCACGACCAGTTACAGTGTCTAATGTATCAACTTCGGTATAACTAGTTAAATACCCGCTACTGTTATTGAAACTAATTACACCGGTACTATTATTATATGTAATGTCACCGGTAGCACTAATGCCGGAGCGTGTAATAAACCCAGTGCCGCTGTTATCAATCGAAATTTCACCAGTACCGCTATTATACGAAATACCAGTACCACCACTTAAAGAACTTAAAGATATATAATTTGCATCGTTATTAAGTTCTGACACAGAAGATGCTAATACTTGATAGGTGCTACCGTCATTTGTAAATTCCCATTTACTATTTGTTTCATTCCATCGTAGTACAACATTTGTTGATGTTCCTCTTTCAACTTCGATACCTGCATTTTCTGAAGGAGTGCCAGTTACGTCACTGTTAAGTGTCATAATATTATCAGCAATGTTAAGTGTAGCAGTATTAATAGTTGTTGTAGTTCCGCTTACTGTTAGATTACCGGTAACAGTCATATCGCCAACTTGAATATTATTTGAAGTTGTTGCTCCGCGGCTAGTTACAGTATCTAACGTATCAACTTCTGTGTATTCGGTTATGTAACCGCTTGTGTTACTAAAGCTAATAACACCAGTAGTATTATTATATGTAATGTCGCCACTTGCACTAATTAATCCGCGTACTTCTGCATCTGTGCGCTCAGTAAATGATATAACACCAGTACTATTATTATATGTTAAGTCACCACTTGCACTTATCAATCCACGCACTTCAGCATCAGTACGTTCAGTAAAACTAAATGCACCTGTTGCATTGTTGTAAGATAAATCGCCGGTTGCACTTAAATCTGATAATATAATAAAATTAGTGTCATTAGTAAAATCACTTAAATTGCTAGGAGTCGTATAACTGATTACACCCGTTGCACTATTATAAGCAAGATCGCCTCCTACACTTATAGAGCCTCTTGCTCTTGCCTGTGTAAAATATTGGTTAGTAGATCCTTCAGATAAATCATCTGTATCTTTTGCTGCAAAGTTTGTATCAAAGTTAGTTGATGTATAAGGATCTGCAGGTTCCCAATACTGATTTGCATTGTCCCAAACAAGTATTTGTCCATTAGTTGCAGTACTTGTATAATTTACATCTGCTAAATCGTCAAGTGTTGCTAACGCTATTCTTGCATCAGCATCAGCATCTTTATATGTAGTAACACTAATTACACCTGTTGCGTTGTTGTATGTTGCATCTCCGGTTGCACTTATCAATCCACGCACTTCAGCATCAGTACGTTCAGTAAAACTAAACTCTCCGCTAGAATTGTTATATGATAAATCGCCTCCTGCGCTTAGGTCAGCAAGTTTAATAAATCCTGCATTATTTGTTAAATCACCTAAATCATCAGGAGCAGTATAACTTATAATGCCAGTAGCATTGTCATAACTTAAATCACCACCTGCACTAATTAATCCGCGTACTTCAGAATCTGTTCTTTCAGTAAATGATATAACACCAGTTGAACTATCATAACTTATATCGCCCAATGCACTTATTGCTGAACGTGCTCTAGCATTTGTAAAATATAAGTTTGCACCTTCAGATAAATTAGTAGTTGATTTATTTCCAAATGCTGTATCAAATCTTGCTTGTGTATAGTAAAGGTTGGTTGTTCCTTCAGCTAAATCGTCTGTAGTGACTCCACTTAAATCTAAGTTAGCACCTGCTTGTAAATTAATACGTGCATCTACCCTAGCATCTGTATAATATAAATTTGTTAAACCTTCACTAAGAGCATCAGTATCATGATTTGAAATATCGCTAACTGTACCTGTTACATTACCTGTTAGCGCACCTGCAAAGTTTGTACTTGCTGTAATTACAGTACCGTTAATTGTTGTACCTGTAATTGCCGCGGCAGAAGTAGCACCAATAATAGTACCATCAATATTGCCGCCGTTTATGTCAACTGTAGTAAATGTACTAGTACCAGTAGATGTTACATCACCTGCTAAATCACCCGTTACGTTACCAGTTACGTTACCAGTTACATTACCTGTTAAATCACCTGTTACATCGCCAATTAGACTTGTATCAAGTGATTTGTTCATTACAAACTTATCACCTGTTGCAGCGTATGTTAATGTAGCATCAGCTCCGTCAATTGTTAACCCTGCGCCATTAGCTGCTGCTGCATCAGCTGCTCCGCTTGCAACTACAATATTAAGATCTTCAACTGTTAAAGTTGCCGTGTTTAATGTAGTAGTTGTACCGTTAACAGTTAAATTACCTGATACAATTAAATTATCGTCAACTGTAACATCTGTTCCAGATCCTACTGCTGTAATAGTATCTGTAAGAATTTTATCAGTTAAGGTAATGGTATTAAATGTTACATCTTGATCAGTTGCAATGTTTTGTGCAATGCTAAATTCACCAGTAGCATTATTATATGTAATACCTGTGCCACCACTTAAATCTGTAAGAGTAATGTATCCAGTTGTATTGTTAAAACTTATTTGGCCATTTGTACTTTCGTAAGTAATATCACCTGTGCCGCTAAATAAATTTCGCACTTGTTGGTCAGTACGTTGTGTAAAGCTAATAACACCTGTACTATTATTATACGTAATATCACCACCTGCTGATAAATCAGTAAGTGTTATATAATTTGCATCGTTAGTTAATTCACTTACATTATCAGCATCTGTTAATACAGTATCGCTTCCTATTGTAATTGTGTATCCGTTAGCGAATGCAGCGGTATTACTATCAATGTCAACATTGAAGTCGCCCGACCCTACCTGCAGGCCTTTTTTGACCTTAAAATCACTAGTTGCCATCTGGTTCACTCTCCCCTAATTGGCTTATATTGTATTTATCGGTTACAATGTAATCATAGTTTTAGCTACTTTGTAAACCAATGTATTTGCTGTTGACGGTGTAGCCAACAACTCAATATTGCCCCCTGAAACTTGTGTGCTGAAGGTTGCAAGTGCTGAACTGCCAGTAAATAAAACTGCATATTCTGTTGATTTTACGCCTGCATTATTTGTGCTATCATGTAATATTAACATTTCTTGTGCTTGATATTCGCCATCTGATGCATTATTAATTTGTATTAAAACTTTTGCAGTTCTAAAGTCTGCCACTGCCCATTCTGCAATTTTAACAGCATTTGTACCGCTTGCTGTTGTTGTTTCAGTGTCTAATGCAACATCTTGAACTTGCAACGGTGCTTTAGGTGTTGATGTTTGCACGCCAACAAAATCAGAACTCCCGTCAACAAATAATGCATGAGTTTGTTGATTTGTTTCAACTCTAAAATCTACACTTGCTCCGGCATCATTAATAGTTACAGCACCTTCAATCGACGCACCTTGGTCTACTGTTAATGGATTTTGTATATCAATAGTGCCAGTACCTGCTGCACGTAATTCTAAATTACTATTAGAAACTGTTGTTCCTATATAGCTACTATTAATTTCAATATCGCCAACATCAAGTCTGCCAAATCCTGTTTCAGTTAATTCGGCTGCCATTACGCCATTTGCAAAAAACTTAATAGTATCATTATCTGCGCCAGGAGTTGTTTCTGTGCTAATATATGTATCTCCATCTACATCGCCGGTGTTTTGCAAACTAATCCAATTAGCTCCATCATATCCTTCATAATAATTGTTAGTTGTATTAAATCTAATTTGTCCTTGAACAGGAGTTGGTCGCTGTACAGTTGTACCTACTGGTACTTTTATTGCATCAGTGCCATTGATATCAACACTAACGCCCGGAGTTAAAGTATTAACTCCTATTCTGTGCTCAACACCATCTACAAATAATGTGTCTGTATCAACTGTTAATTCGTCAAGTGTTAATGCATCAAGTGTAATACTATTTGACCATACTGGAACTGATCCGTTACTTTTTAATACATACCCGTCAGGTCCAATTCCTAACTTAGTTAAAGAATCACTATTTAAACTTAAATTACTAGCAGCGTATAATATATCACCTGTTGAGTAACTATTTAAGTTTGTACCACCTTTTGTAATAGGCATTGAACGTGTATTGTTTTCCGGATTTAGATAGTACGAACCTGACTGTCCATTAAGTGTACTTGCATCTAATTGGCCGCCGTCTGCTGTGCTAAGAACACTAACTTCACCGTCAGCTGTAATATCAAACTGAGATTTATTAAATGCTGCAACTCCAAAATTAGTATAGGTAACATCTCCAGCAGTAGGATCAATAGGATCAACTTGTATTTCAAGTTCTCCAAAATATTTTAATTCGCCGCCTTCGGTAACACTATCACCTACAATTGATATTGGATTATTTGTTGCAATAGTCATACTACGTACAGTTCTTTTATACGTTCCGTCGCCGTACAATGCAGTATTTTGGTTAGCTGTACCTGTACCTAATCGTGTAGTTGAAATAGTTCCACTAACAATATTAGTTGCATCAATATTTAAGCTATTTAAACTAGAATAATTATCTACATTTTGACTAGATGTGTTTATAGTACCAATAATTTTTACATTTTGTTCACGGAAGTTTGTTGTACCAGAATTTTCTGCGGTAATGTCAACTACTGATTGTATTGTTCCGTTTACGCTTTCAATTGCATCATTTCTTAGAGTATGAAGTGTAAATGAATTAGTTGTAATACTACCTATAAAATAAAAGTTACCGTCAGTTAATCCTGTAGGCGGTGTTGATGAAATTAGTCTAATTCCTGTACCAGTAGCATATCCGTGATTGGGAAGAAATATTCTATTACCGCTTGTGCTAACATTACGTACTCTAAATAAATGAGTTCCATTACTACTTGTTCCAAAGTCTACTTGACTTGCAACAGATAAAGTATATGATGTATATACTTCAAACGTATCAGCATCTATTTTCTTTACAAAATATACTACACCATTTTCTAATCCGCCAATTTCAGTATTGCCATTTGCGTTATATTCTATAGGATCTCCGTTTATAAGACCGTGTGCTGTTTTAATAATTTGATTACTAGTGTAATTAATTTCATTGTCTACAGCATTTGCGCTAAACGTTGTTGTTGTAAATCCTGCTTGGTTAATATTTTGTATAACTGCATTATTGTCTTCAATGTATTCGTTAGTTGTAACACTTGCAACAAATTTTACATTGTTTCCAGTAAGATTAACATATAATCTATTTTCAACTGTTTGCACATCGACAGTAAATGCACTACCGCCTGATCTTCCACCTAAGTTAGCATCACTTGCGCTAAGAGTATCGCCTGTTGTATACCCAGTGCCGCCTCTAGTTAGATCGACTACAGTAACAACACCTGTTCCGTCAACTGTAATGTCAGCTTTTGCTCCACTACCGGTGCCGCCTGTTAATGGTACATTTATATATGTACCTGCTGAGCCGTATCCACTACCGCTAGGCAACGTATTTGTATTTGTAAATGTAGCAACGCCTTCTCTATATTCTACAATTGTACCTTCTGCAAGTGTATTTGCTCCTGTTACATCTGTACCATTTACAAAATTATGTATTGTACTATCATCAGGATCATCGATTATTAAGAATTGACTTTCACTGTCATTTGATAAGAAATAATTGTCCTGTGCATCAACACTACCAGTTGTAGCTGTTGGATAAACATTCAACGCACCTGTTGTACTTCCGCTAAGTGTATCTGCTACGTTTGTTGTAAACGTACCGCTAACATTTACAAGAGTAATGCTTGTATCTGAGCTTACCGCAGCTTTAACTTCACCTGTTGCTCCGCTATTTGCTTGCGTTATTGTTTCACCTTTTACAACAGATGTAGCTGTATCAACTGTTAAAACTTCTTGAGTATATGCTTCAATAACATTGTCGCCTGATAATACTTCGTCAGCAGGAATATTTTCAAATAAAGTTAATCTTTCTTCAAATTTATCTAAAGTAAAACTACTGTTTGTTCTAATAGGCGGTATTAAGTCGCTGTTAATTTTACCAGAACTATTTAATTGTACAACAGCACCCGGCACACTTGAAGACGTAACTTGTTTATCTAAGAAATCTCCTAGTCTGTTGTTCATAAAGGTTCGTTGAGCTAACTGGGTAGTTAATCTACCATGACTTGCTCCGCCTGGGTCATTATCACCTAGTGTAACATCTGTAGATATAGCTTCAATAGTTACATCTGATAAACTTAATTGTAAACTATCTAACTGAGCAATAGAAACTTTGTTTGTAAATGTAACATTACCTGTTCTATTTTGAGCTGTAATGAATTTACCAACTTTAAAATCACCTAGTTCTGTTGTACCTGAAGTATATACTCTTCCAGGCAAATCTTCGTATTGTTCATAATCAGGAATACTCTGGCCGCCATTGATTGGCATAGCGTTATAATCTGTACCGGACCCTGCATATTCCCAAGTATGTGCAGAACTATTAACAATAGACGGGCGATGTAAAAAACACTGGAAGCCTGGTAACAACGCAATATTGTTAACTGATCCGCCTGATAATGTTGAACGAATAAGTATTTTAGCACTATGTAAATTTGTTTTATCAGCAACACTAGATATAGAAATATTAGTATTACCATTAGCATCAACATTAATAGTACTGCTTGCTGTAAATTTAACATAGCTAGTAACACCTGAAACAACAACTTGGTTAATACTAACAACAAGAGTGTTAGTGCCGCTATCCCAACTATACACATACGCATTATTTGTGTTGCCACTAACTGTACCTGTAATTTCTTGACCTACTGTAAAGTTATATGAGCCTGCTCCTAATACTATAGTTTGATATATTGTATGAGCATTTTTAATTTCATTAATAAAAAATTCTTCGTCGCCTGATATAAATTTATGCGTGCCAGAAGATGTAGTGCCTAGTTCTGCTAAATTACTTAATTCTTCATCTTCATATAACTGAAATTCGTTAGTATTAATTAAACTTACATAATAATAGGTTTCGTCGTAAATGCCAAATATATCTGCATTACCATTAGAATCATATCTTACTCTATCTCCGTTAGAAAACCCATGTGTTGTAATAACAAATTTATTATTGGCTATATCTACTGTACTGCTATTTGCACTAAATGTTTTTGTTGTAGTGCTTGTTTTGTAATCATCAGTAACATCATCTCCGTTACTGTTTACAAATCTTGTAATGTAGTGTTCTGTTACTGCCCTGTCAAACCCTATTAAATCGAATGTTTGGAATACTCCGTCAACGCCATTTGTTGCTATTATTCCTCTATCAAATTCAAATGCTTCGCTCCTAAAGCCACTTGCTCTTAGTGCGTAAGTACCAAAGTTTGTTGCAGAGTTTGTAATTGATAAGTAGCCGCCGCTTTGAGCATAAGAACCATTTTTACAAAAAATCTGGAAACAACTAACAATTTGTGAATATGCATTATTTGATACTCTATAACCAGTTCCTCCAAAAGATAAGATAGTAAATGCGTTACCAACAATACTTGGATTTTGTACTGGCGCTGCGCCTGCAACAGGATTTTCAGCTTCTAATTGATTAACAGGAGTATTTGGTTGGAATACTTTTGACCCATCTACATTACACCCGTTTCCTCCTAAAAAACTAATGATAGAACAGTTTTGTACATAAGGTGAAGCTGTAATTATTGTTTTTTGTATAGGTAACCCTGGATACGAATGTCTACTCACACCATGGTCGTCTGGATCATCAAATGCTACAGCAAAATTATATGTTCCTGTAGGTATTCCGTTTGCATCTAGTTTATCTCTAAATGTAAATCCGCTCATATACGCTGCATTACGAATACGGAAAATATCTTTTTGAACATTTTGAGGACGTATAACTACAGAGCGCAACGCATCGCCCATTATAGAAACGTTGTCTGGTACGACAATAGGATTGTCTTCTAAATATTCTCCAGTGCCTATTTTAATAGATACAAGATTAACAGTAAAAGTTCCATAAACTATTGCACTGGCCTGTCCTATACCTAGATCAAGAATAGTAATTGTTTCGTCCCATAAATCGTCGTGAGCAGTTTTCGAACTTGCGCCGTCGTCATATGTATTATTTGTTACTTGTGTAACAGTTGTTTGGAAAGGAGCATTAGCATTGCCGTCTTGATCATCAGTTAATGCAATATTTCTAATAATATCACCTGCGATATGTTTTGCATACTCTAACGCCGCAACAGTTTGTGGTTTTTGATTATCAATTACTTCTTGCGTAGATGTTGTTCCTAAATAATACTTTTTACCAGCTTCAATAGATTTACTATTACCACCAAATTTTAAATCGTATATTACTGCGTCAACAATATATCCTACATCTCTTTCACAAGTTGTACTGTTATAAGTAAAGCCACTCCATATTCCGCCTGCATTTGCAACTTGATATGTAATGTATGCTATAACTTCTTTTTGTATAAACGTTTTGTTTAATGTTAAAAGTTGAATCGCATCATTTTTTGTGTCAGTAACTGTAACTTTTGGCACATAAACATTTTCACTAGCAATTTCACATGCTTTCTTAATGCTTGCTACGGGCTTTATAAATCCATCATTACTGTCACTACCTGCAACACTATCAACATAGATCATGTTTGAAGTGATGCCAGGATTCTCAAAACTTAGTGTTCCAGATCCGTCTGTAGTGATAACTTGCCCGGGCGCACCTGCTGTAGGTGGAAGTTTAAAATCATAGGTGCTAGTAATACTTTCAGGTACTTTAATTACAACACCGTTAGTTCCGTTTGCACTAGCTTCTCTAATTGTAATAGAATCATTATCTTCAATGACAACAGGAACTTTAATATTCATTGCTGCGTTTGCAACTTCAACAACATTAGATCCGTCTGCTTCTAATACAATTTTACCGTTTGCACCGCTTTCGTCAATGCTTACACTAGTGTCACCGTCGTGTATTTGTTTTGTAATTTCTCTAACTGAACTGTCAGATTTTTTCATAAACAGTTTACCATCAGCAGTATTAAGAGCTAATTGCCCTTCATCCATTTGTCCTGCTGTTGGTGCTCTACCTGCAACACTAGAGCGGAGATGCTTAATCTTACTTGCCATTTTTCAATCCTATATAGTATGGGTCAGGTCCTAAGACGCCCGGTGGTCAAAAGTTGTTATTGTATTTATTGCATTTAGAAAGTGCCTTCGTCAATTGTGTCTGTCCAAACTGGAACTCCGCTACCGTCAGTTGTAAGTATTTGATTACTTGTTGATGCGTCTGCATCTCCTGATGCTGCTGTAACTTGAACATCCCCTGTGCCGTTACCATATAAAATGCCTTTTGATGTTAGTGTGCTTACACCTGTACCACCATGTTCAACTGCTAGATCACCGCTTGTAACAATGCTGTTAACAGTTAAGTCTTGTACATATAAATCGTTAAACTCTGCATCGCCAGCATTACCACTGAATATTTCGTTTGAGTTAGTTGAGTCTGGCTTAAATGTAAATCGTCCTGTTGATTCATCATATCCAAAGAATCCAACCTTTGCATCTGTTCCATTGTGCCAAAGGAATTCTATACCTCTGTCTTTCGAATCGTTAATGCTCGGAGCTGTATCACCACCTAAAGTAAACACCGGATCATCAATAGTAACTGTTGTACTATCTACTGTGGTAGTTGTACCTTGAACAGTTAAGTTACCAGCAATAGTCACTGTACCGCCAACTCCTGCTGTGTCAGGATCAATTATTAATCCGCCTGTAGTAGTACCAATTGTAGTTCCATTAATAGTAATATCATCAATGTCTGCTTGACCGGTAACATTTAATGTTCCATTTAGTCCTAGTGTGTTGCTTGAGAATGTAAAGTTTGCACTGTCAATTAATCTACCACCTGTGCCAGCTACTGGCACTCTATGCTGTGTTAGATCTTCTACTACTGATCCTGCTACGGTTGCAACTCCGTCAACATTAATAGTACCACTAACTGTAGCATCACCTGTTATAGCAAGTGTATCAGAAGTAAATGTTAAGTTTCCGCTATCTTCTACTTCTCCATTAGTGCCAGCTAGTAAAACCCTACCATCTGTTAAGTCACTTATTTTAGCTGTTGCTAAAGTAGTTGCGCCTTGCACATTTAGTGTTGTGCTTACATCTAAAGCACCAGTAATATTTGTCGAATCTTGTAATTCAATTGTGCCTGATCCATTAGTTCTTAATTCTAAATCAGTTGCACTTACTGTAGTTTGAATTACATTTGTATCAATTAATATATCACCAACATCAACTCTGTTTGAATAAGTTGTATCGTTATATAGATCCATCAATGTAGATGAACTTGGCATATGAACCCTTAGTCCGTTATTATACGAACTCATAGTAGTATCACCTAAGTAAATTGAATTACCATTTAAGTATAGATCATTCCAACGTAAATCTTCAGTACCTAGGTCATATGTATTTGATACACTTGGAACAATATGGCTATCAACTCTACCACCAAATGTAATAGTTTGAGCAGTAGTTGCACCTAAATCAACATTACCATTAACTTGTATATTACCTGTAATTGTTGCTGCGGCGTCAACAGTTAGCAACGAGCTACTAAATGTAAGCTGTGCAGTATCTTCTACTTCGCCATTACCGCCTGCAATTAAAATACGATCCTCAGTTAAATCAGTGACAGCTAGAGTTGGAAAACTAGATCCTGATGATGATTCTAATTGTGGTACAGTAAGTGTTGTACCATCAAAAGTAAATCCAGAATCGTCAACTAATGCACCGTCTGTTCCGACAAATATAACACGACCTGCTGTTAAATCTGAAACAATTGCACTTGCTAAAGTAGTTTCTCCTGTTACGCCTAATGTACCTGCAATTGCTGTATCGCCACTTGCAGACGCTACTGTTAGCTTGTTAGCACCAACTACAAAGGTTGTGCCGTCATATGTTAAGTTACTACTACCACTTAGTCTGCCGCCTGTACTAGGAACAACAATTTGATTGATTGTTAAATCTTCAACAGTTGCTTCGGCTAGTGTTGCCAGTCCGTCTATATCAACAGTGCCGCTTACTGTAGCATCACCTGTAATATTTGTGCTATCAAGTAATTCAATTGCACCTGTACCTGCAACACTTAATTCTAAATTAGCATTTGATGCAGTTGTTCTAATTTGGTTACCACTAATTGTAATATCATCTAATTCAATAGTATTAGAACCAAATATTGTACCGTTTATAGTAAGTGTTCCATCAACTAGTAAATCGTTTGTTACACTTGCTATTGCAAGGGCAGTACTAGGTTTAAATGTATCTGCTGCTGCATCATAAATTAGTGCTTGTCCGTCTATTATTCCTGATGTATCAACATCAATTAAGTCATTTATGTTCGGAGTTACATTTTCAAATTCTGTACCAAGTGTACCAGCATATGTATATGCAGCTCTTTCAGGGGTTATATAGTTACTTGAATCATAACGTGCTGATGTTGTAACTCTAAAGTCGTCAATGTTACCATTTATATAACCTTCTAAACCATTTGCTGCTGCTGGGTTACCACCAATGTTCCAATCTGTGGCTGTTAATTCTCTAGTGTAAGCTGAACTTGCACTTATTGTACCGTTAATGTGTCTATATAGTGTGCCGCCTGTTCTTGTAAAACTTACATAATACCATGTATTTGGAGTTAAAGATGTTGCTGTTAAAATATTTCCATTACTGTCGGTTACACCAAGTGACCCACTAATTTGAAACGATGTAGTGTCATCTGCAGAGTAAATATAACCTGATACACTACTATCATGGTACACCCAAAAATCAATTGTAAAATCACTAGTACCAATTGCTGTTCGTGTTACATTTAGATAAGAATTAGTACCGTTACCTAAATAACTACCAGTTCCGAATTTTTTAACTGTTTGTGTAATTTTTGCATCACCATTGGCAGTAATTGTGCCAGCAATATTACTTTCATCTAAGAATGTTGTAGCATCTTCACTACCATTACTAGGAATTAACAATAATGTGTTTCCGTATGCAGTATCACCAAACGATCCGCCATAGCGTAAATATTGTCCTGGTTTAATATTTGATATTGAAACATCACCGATACCATCAACACTTGCTGCTGCTAAGTCAGTTGTAAAATCAGCTGTTTTATATGTTGTAACACTAAACACACCTGTGCCACTATCAAACGATAGATCACCGCCTGCACTTACTGCTGCACGTACTCTAGTGTCAGTATAATATTTGTTTGTACCTTCGCTTAAATCAGATGTGCTATGATTGCTTATATCACTTACAGTGCCAGTAACATCACCAGTTAAGTCACCTATAAATGTCGCAGCAACAAACGTTTCTGTTCCTATAGTCCATCTATTATTTGTTTCGTCCCATAGCAATGTAACATTAGTGTCGTCACCACGTTCAATTTCAAGTCCTGCATCTTCAGTTGCACTACCTGTTGCATTTGAATTTAATTTAATTGTATTGTCAGCTAAATTAATTTCTTCTGTGTTTACAGTTGTTGTAGATCCACTTACAGTTAAGTTGCCACTAATAACAACATTGCCACTTGCTGTAACTGTAGCTGCTGTAATATCGTCTGTTGTTAATGTACCAGCTACAGTAACATCATTAAATTCAACATCATCAGATGTTCCTACTGCTTGACCAATACTAATTACACCTGTTGCATTATTATATGTTACACCTGTACCGCCACTTAAATCAGCAGAAGTAATATAAGCAGAGCCAGAATTGTCAAATCCTATTTCACCTGTTGCACTATTATATGTTATCGGAGATGCTGCTGCACTAATTAATCCACGCACTTCTGCATCTGTACGCTCAGTAAATGATATAACACCAGTTGTGTTATTATAATTAATATCACCGCTTGCACTAATTTTTGCTCTTACTTCTGCGGCACTTGGACCTGTATAAGTAAACGCACCAGTAGCAGTATTATATGTCATACTTCCGTCGCCGCCGGCATCAGTTAAAGTAATTGCTTGTCTTGCTCTAGCTTGTGTAAAGTATTCGTTAGTAGAACCTTCTGATAAATCGTCAGTTGATTTATTACCAAAATCAGTATTAAAATCAGATGTTTTATATGTAGTTACACTAAACAAGCCTGTTGCACTATTATATGTTAAGTCGCCACCTGCACTAAAGTTTCCTCTAATATCTGCTGCACTTGGACCTGTATACGTAAGTGCACCAGTTGAATTATTATATGCAAAAGATCCAAACCCTCCTGCATCAGTAGCACTTATACTAGTTCTTGCTCTAGCTTGTGTAAAGTATTGATTAGTAGAACCTTCTGATAAATCGTCGGTGTCAAAATTGCTAATATCACTTACTTGTCCAGTAATGTTACCAGTAACAGCAGCATAAACTCTGTTAAACTGTGCATCACCTAGTGTTCCAGTAAACACTTCTGAAGTGTTAGTAGCATTTGGTATAAAGCTAAAGCGCCCTGTACCTTCGTCTAATCCAAAAAATCCTACTTTTGCAGATGTATCCCAGTGTAGGAATTCAATACCTCTGTCTTTACCATCACTTGCACTTAGACCACTTATGCCAACTCTTAGTACTGGATCTTCAGTTGTTGTTACAGTTGATTCTACAGTTGTAGTTGTACCTTGGACAGTTAAGTTTCCTGTAACAGTTAGATTATTGTCAACACTTACATTTTGATTTGCTGCATCAATTACAATCCCGCCACCTGTTTCACCGTTTGCACGTAGGTAAAGTGTGTTTGATGCGAAAATTCTAAAGTTATCACTACCGTCATTGTCAAACGCACCAACGTTTGTCATACGTAATCCGCTACCGGTTTGTGCAATACGTAATGTATCTGCTACTGTAAGAGAATTGCCTGTGGCATTTGCTGCTATTACACCACTTGCTGTTATAGCTGCGGTAGTTGTTTCACCTGTTACTCCAAGTGTTCCGCCAACTGTAGTATTATTAGTAACTTCTAATGTGTTGCTCGGTATTAAAACGCTACCTGTACCAGCTGCTTTAAGTTCTAGATCGGTATTTGTATTGTATGTTTCAATAAAATTATCATCTATACGAATTTGATCTGTTTCAAAAATTGCAGAACTAATTGTACCACTTGCATTAATATCTACACCACTTAGTGTTGCATATGTTAAAGTTCCGCCTGCTGTAATGTCACCTGTAACAACTAAGTTACGCCCAACTGTTGCATCTCTTGTTAGAATTAAATCATTACTAATTGTTACATCATTTCCTATTGTAACATCATCTGGTAAACTAACAGCAATTTTATTATTACTTACTGTTACAGTTATTTCATTAGTAGTTCCTTCAACAGTTAATTGTTCAGTTAATAAGTCAATAGTAGTTGAATTTGATCCGTCTGTAATATCTAATGTTTCTACTAATGTTGATGTTGAAACACCTGTAACTCTACCGTATTCATCTACAGTTAACACAGGTATAGAAGTTGCACCTCCATAAGTGCCTGACGGATCAACACTTAATGCATCTAATGCATATGTAACTTCATTGTTTGAAATTGCGCTTGAAAGACCAGTGCCACCTGTAAATGTTATAGTTTCGCCACCTGCTACTACATCAGTGTTAGACCCGTCACTTAACCCTATACTTGTAGTTATTGACTGTGTTGTTACTGTTGTAATACGCCCTTGCGCATCAACAGTAATAACTGGAATTGAAGTTGTAGAACCGTATGTTGCTGCTGTTACACCCGAGTTAGGCAATGACAATACAGGAGTACTACTTTCGCCACTACCGCCTGTTATAGTTATATGTCCAGATGTAGCACTAATTGATTCGATATAATCACCAGTTGTATCTGTACCTAATGCTACACTGTTTGCACCTATTGTAAGTGCAACGTTTGATACGTCTGCGCTTCCATCAATACTAAACGATCCAGTTACGTCACCTGTAGCAAAAGTTACTGTTCTAGAATTTTCCCAAGCACTTGCAGTATCAGCATTACCTGTTACATCTCCTGTTACGTCACCTGTTACATCTCCTGTTACGTCACCTGTAAATGTTGCATTAGTTCCATCAGTGCCATTTTCTAATATTTTACTAGTACCATTACTTGCAAATATATCACCAATTATACTGCCTGAAAGTTTATTAACACCTAAACTTACTGGTTTATTAAACGCAATATGTTGACCTACATGATTCCATACTAAAGTAGCTTCACCGTCAGTACCTAAGTCAATAGTTAGACCTGCACCGTTTGCTGTTGAACTATCAGTTGTTCCTTTTGCAACAGTTATGTTAATATCATCTACATCAAGTGTTGTACTATTAATAGTAGTTGTGTTGCCATTTACTGTTAGATTGCCTGTAATAACAACATTACCACTTGCTGTAACTGTAGATGCAGTAATGTCATCAGTATTTAAAGTACCATTTGCTGTTATGTTATTAAATATAACATTGTCAGTAGTTCCAACAGCCTGTCCGATTGCAAGTGTAGGTGTAGTACCTTCACCTGTATTGTTTGTTATAGTTACGCCAGTACCAGCAACTAATGATTCTACGTAATCACCGGTTGTATCTGTTCCTAATACTAAGTTACCTGGGTTAAATGTAGTTGTAAGACTAACATTTCCTGACCCGTCAAAAGTAACAGTATCTGAAGTTACATCACCTGTTAAATTAAACGATCTTGCTGTAGCAAGAATTGTTGCAGTGTCGGCGTTACCAGTAACATCGCCAGTTACGTCACCAGTAAATGTTGCATCAGATCCATCAGTTCCGTTTTCAAGCACTTTACTAGTGCCATTACTTGCAAATACATCACCAGTTAAATTGCCAACAACGTTACCAACTACTGCACCAGTGTGTACGCCAACAGTGTCACCTGTAATATCTCCAGTTGCATCTATTGTTGTAAAATTACCTGCTGCTGCTGTTGTTGCACCTATTACACTATTATTAATTGCAACGCCATCAATAGTGCCGCCGTTAACGTCAATTGTAGTAAATGTACTTGTGCCTGTAGATGTTACATCACCAGTTACATCACCAGTTAAATCACCAGTTACATCACCAGTTACATCACCAGTTAAGTCACCAGTAACATCACCTGTAAACGTTGCATCAGTGCCATCTGTACCATTTTCTAATATCTTGCTTGTGCCGTTGTTTGCATAAACATCACCAACTAAGTCACCAGTAATATCGCCCGTAACTGCACCTTCAAATGTTGCTGCTTTTACAGTTTGATATACAGGAGTTCCTGCTGCATCTTTAAATTCAAACTTGTCTGTAGTTTCATTCCAAAGTATTTGTACGTCAACAACAGAACCTCTGTTAATAAGTAAACCTGCATCTTGTGTAGGAGCAGTACCTGCACCTAAATTACTGTTAAGTTCAATTTGATTATCAGCAAGTTTAATTTCTTCTGTGTTGACTGTTGTAGTTGTACCACTTACTGTTAAGTTACCACTAATAACAACGTTGCCGCTTGCTGTAACTGTTGCTGCTGTAATGTCGTCTGTTGTTAATGTACCAGCTACAGTAACATCATTAAATTCAACATCATCAGTTGTACCTACTGCTTGACCTATTGCAATTGTAGGAGTTGCGCCTTCGCCTGTGTTATTTGTTAGAGTTACGCCAGTACCTGCAACTAGTGATTCAACATAGTCACCAACTGTGTCTGTTCCTAGGTCAACACTATTAGCTTGTATTACACTATTAAGAACAACATTTCCAGTGCCGTCAAAACTTATTGGGCTTGCAACAACATCACCAGTTATACTAAAGTTTCTTGCAGTTTCTAATGCAGTTGCAGTATCAGCATTACCTGTTACGTCACCTGTAACATCACCTGTAAATGTTGCATCAGTTCCATCGGTTCCGTTTTCTAGAATTTTTGTTCCGTCATTACTATAAATGTCACCTGTAATATCACCGCTGATTGTAGCAGTAACAATATTATTAATAGCATCTACAAGTAATGTACTATCGTCACCAAACACACTACCTTTTACATCACCTAAATGGTAACCTGTAGTATCACCTGTTAAATCACCAGTTACATCACCAGTTACATTACCTGTTAAATCACCAGTCACATCACCTGTGAACGTTGCATCGGTACCATCAGTGCCACTATCTAAAACAGTAGTACCTCCAGTGGCCTTAACGTCGCCTTTAAAGAATGCATTTGTACCGTCAGTGCCACTATCTAAAACTGTCTGTCCACCAGTAGATTTAACATCACCTGTTAATGAACCAGCAAATGATGTAGATGTAATTATGCCACCTGCAGGATTATATGATAATCCGTTATCAACTTCTAATCCGTTTACACCTGTTGAAGAACTATCAGCAAAAACAAGATATACATTTTCGTTTGCAGTTGCATTTGCTGTTATAGTAACTTCAGTTGCACTGTCAGCGTTACCAACTAAGTCAGCTGTAATAGTGCCTGCTGCAAAATCTCCACTTGCATCTCTAGATACAATTGTACTAGCAGTATTAGATGCAGTTGCATTTGAAACTATTTCATATTGAACTGCTTCGCCTGCTACTTGTGCAACACTTAAACCAACACCACTTACAGTAATATCTTCAGCATAATTACCTGTTGTGTCAGTACCTAAAAGAACTGCATTTTCTCCAACTGTAGCTGTCAATGTAACATTTTGTGAGCCGTTTATTGATACACTACCTACTAAATCTCCACCTAATGTAATGGTTCTAGCAGTAGCCCAAGACCCTGAAGTACCAGTTACATTACCAGTTACGTCACCTGTAACATCGCCAACTAAGTCAGCATGTACTGTTCCAAATTGAGCATCTCCAGCATTTCCACTAAAAACTTCTGAATTGTTAACTGCTTCAGGGATGTAAGTAAACCTTCCCGTGCTGTTATCAAATCCAAAAAATCCTCTTTTTGATGCTGATCCATTATGCCAAAGGAATTCACTACCTCTATCTTTACTATCATTTGCTAGTAAACTACTTACACCTAACCGTATAACTGGATCTTCTATTGTCATTACAGTTGTATCAACTGTTGTTGTAGATCCGCTTACTGTTAAATTTCCGTCTACAAATAAATCATTACCAACAGTAAGATTTGTTGTAATTTCTACTGTACTAGGAAGTCCTACGGTTACTTTGTTATTTGATACAACAACTTCTGTTTCAAGTGCTGTGCCTTCAAATGTAAGTGTATCAGTAAGCAAACTAACAGTATCATTGTTTGTTCCGTCAGTTATACTTAATTGTGTAGCAACATTAATTTCTTCTGCAAATGTAAGTCTGCCATAATTATCTACAGTAAAGCTAGGTATAGCAGTAGCACTACCATATGTACCAGTGCTAACACTTGTAGTGTTTAATCCTATTGTAACTGATGCACTTTCTAATCCACTTCCTGATAATACAAGTGTTGCATTTCCGTCATCTGTTATTGTTTCTACGTAGTTACCAGTTGTGTCATCTCCTAATACTATTGAATCTAATTCAATAGTTGTAGTCAAAATTGCATTTGCAGATCCGTCAAATGATGCTGTACCAGTAACATCGCCTTGTAGTGTGATATTTCTTGCTGTTGCTAATGCTGTAGCAGTATCTGCGTTACCAACTAAGTCACCTGTAAATGTAGTAAATGTTGCATCAGTTCCAAATAGTGTAGTAATGTATCCTTCACTCCAGTATGCACTCGAAGAACCTATGTTTAGTGTGTTGCTACCTGATGGTATTACATCAGATGCTAATACAGCATTTAACGTAATAGTATCTGAACTTCCATCACCTAATTCTGTATTTCCGCTTACTGTTAATATAGGCGTTGTTATTCCGCCTTGTGATATTTCTAAACCTGTTGAAACAAATCTAGCAACTTCTGTGCTGTTTATTTCTGCAAGTATAGCATTACCTGCATCAAGTACAATGTTTGTTGCACTTTCTAAAGTCGGAGTACCTGTACCGTCACTTATAAAACTTTCAGCTGTAACAGCACCATTTACTTCAAATGTTGTACCGTCCCAAGTTACATCACTACTAGTTGTTAACTCGCCGTTAGCTGATGCAATTACAATCCCTTCGTCTGTTAAATCACTAACTTCTAATGATGTAACTTTAACTGCATTTAATATATCTATAATACCAGAGCCACTCGCTGCTAATTCTAAATTAGCATTAGTATTAAATGTTTCGATTCTATTTCCGTTAATTGCAATTTGATCTAAAGTTAAATTACCATTAGGATCAATACTTACATTATCACCAATATTAGTAGTACCACCGCCACCAATATTAGTAGTGCCGCCATCGCCTGCACCTATATCTAAATCATCGCCTGGAGGAGTTGTAATTTCAGTGCCGCCATCGCCTCCGCCAATAGTAATACCACCTATTTGTGTACCACCAGAAGATGATGGACCAAATGTTCCTGTGTATACTGCACCTACAACATATATAACTTTTGATGCAGTTAGGACACTTGGTAGATTATCTCCTATAAAATGTACTGTACCTGCTTGATAGTCAAAAAACCATTCGTCGCTATTACCAGCACCAACAGCAAATAATTGTGTACCTGTGCTAGTTGGATCAGCTGCGCTAGGACTATCAACATATACTTTAACATTATATGTAGCACCAAATTCTGTAGGTATCCAATCAGTACTTCCAGTTAACCATGTACGCCTAGTACTTGCTGTTCCGTCTTCAGTACATTCTACAGCATTAGCACCTGTGTATATTGTTACCGGATTTGAAGTTGTAGTAGGTATCGTTGCAGGTATATTAGCACTGTCTCCCCATATCTTATCGCTTCTTATAAGTAAAGGACTTGCTATGGCTTCGTTTGTAGCACCTTTGTTAGATTCAACATCTGACTTGCTAACTCCGTATCCTATCTTTTTCCAAAGGTAGTCAATTTTTTGTATATCGCTTATAGCCATTTAATTATACGCCTTCTAATATTGACAAACTGCTAACACTTTGCCCTGCTGTTAATGCTATTCTAATTAACACAACGTTACCAGTTGTGCTTGTAGTACTTACTGTTCCTAAAGTCATTTGATAGTTTCCACTTAAACTAGTACCTGTTCCGATTATATTTGCTGGACCGTCTGCAACTCCATCACTAGTGTTGCCTCCAGTGCCTGAACCAGGTTTACCATTTCCGCCATATGGAGTGCTACAATCTAACCAACCATTTAGACCGCTGGTTGTATCTGTATCACTGCCTGGTAATGCTAACCACATACCTGCAATTCCGCTTGATGAAATATTAATTCTAAACTTACTTACTGCACTTCTTCTAAATGCCATTGTAAAATATTGTGTGCCAGTGTCACCACTTCTATCAGGACCTACTGGTAAATATGAGCTATAATTTTCTACATTATGCTCTAACACACCTAAACGTATAGTTGCTTCTTGAGTACCTTCTACGCCAGGATCAGTTGATTCTGTGTACGGATTATTTGTATAGAAATTTGTACTATTAACATATGCTGGATTATCAGTTGTTGCTGCATTAAAATCAAATATTCTTACAGCATCATCAGTGTGTGTAGAACCTAAGCTGTTTGAAACACTAATTGCAATTTCACTTATTCCAGTTTGTGCAGCAGTGTGTACAGCAATTTTTTCACTTTGTGCTTGGTAATCGCCGTAGCCGTTAACATTTAATCCTCTTGTGCGTAATTGTTCAACTGTACGAACTGAGCTAGATGTAATATTAATATCAACTGGTCCTATTGAATAAGGTGTACCATTACCTGTATTTGCATTTGGTATTCCGCCTGTTAAAAATGTTGTTGCTCCGTCAATTAATGCATATGAATATGACTGAGGTGATGTAATAGCACTTTGACTTGTTCCTTCAAGATTTGTTCCGCTTTCTACAGTAAACGGACTTGGTGTATCCATATATGTTTGGCCAATCCAATCATCTATTGTAACACCCGATAATGTTATTACTGGAGATCCAGTATTATAATATGGAACTCCACTAATATATCTATAAGTACCTGCTGTTTTTTCTGCTATTGTTCCTTCAGTTACAATAGGTGTATCAGTCATTGTATCTTTAACAAATTCTACCAAGTTTGTATCTCCTGTAGCAGTATGGCTTAATTGAAATGTGTTTATTCCTACGCTTGTACTATTTGTTGCTTTTTTAACTCTAGCTTTAAATCCTGAATATAATGCAGGATGGTATATACTACTACCAAAACTTGTACTACTTCCGCTTGCATTTAATAAATTATAATCTGATTCTTCTGTTAAGTCAAGAGCGCCAATATGCGCTGTATCGTCTCCTGATGATAAAGTTATAGTACCATCGTTAGCACCATTTACTTTTGCGTGTAGTGTACCTGCACTAGCATTGTATGCAAATGTTGGTATAATACTACTTTCGATAAATCCAGTTGTTGCAGTATTTCTTTGGACATCATCACCAGCAGTTAATGTACTAGATCCATTTGAATTATCAGTAGCGCCTGCTGCTAGTTTCGGACTTGAACCGCTTGGTATTGCTAAGGAAATTGTTTTTGTACTTAACCCTTGCGGTGCTGCAATGTTTGGGTCATATACTTTTAAAGTTGTAGTTGTTGACATTGGAAATAATGCAGGTGTTGCTGTTGTATGTGTTAACAATTGCAATGTTAAAGTATCTGATCCTGTTCCAGTAGCAGTGCCGCCTGCCCATGTATGTTGTAATCTACTTCCTGCTACACCGCCAGCGGCTGCATCACTTGCAATGCTATCATTTGAACTTCCGTCACCCCAATTCATAGAATAAGTTACATCTGCCATTGAAGTATTTGTAGTTAGATTTTCTAAATATAAACTATCGCCTTCAATAACATACTTTTCATTGCCAGTTAATGCACTTCCTCCAGTTGATGCATTATAAAGACTAAATGCCATTACAGGATCTGCTGTGTAAATTACGATGTAATCGGTATTAGTTGCACTTGCTTCACTACCGTATCCACTACCAGAATTATTAAAAGCACGTACTACAACTGTATAAGGTGATCCTGCATTACTTGTATAAGTGTGGCTCGGTGTGTTATCTGAAGTAGCTGACGTTGTATTACCGTCGCCCCAGTCAATATCATATCTATTTGAATTGCCATCAACTGTTAAACTAAGAGTAACAGTTGTTCCTTCGCCTCCAGCTTGTGGTGATGCACTAAATGTTACACCTCTAACAAATGTATCGTTTGCTACATTAAACATTGTTTCGTTAAGTTGATCTAATGCTTCTGCAATGTTGCCGCTTGCTGATAACTCTTTGTAAGCACCATCTGCAAATCCGCCATCTGATGGTGCACCTAAAGTAATTTGATTACCAATTTGTGAACCACTTACTAACGATACTTCGCTATCAACATATGCTTTAACACTTTGTTGTGTAGGTATAGCTGTTGCACTATCACTTACTAGATCATCTTCATCTAAAATTGCATCAACTTCTGTAGTATTTTCAATGTTAAATCTACCAATAACTTCTACTGCACCTGTTCCTGCTGCTTTTAGTTCTAAAGCCGAATTTGTATTGCTAGTTGCAATTGTGTTATCAGTAATTGTAATAGACGGAGTAATAATATCTCCATCTACATTAATATTTGATCCGACTGTGACAGTTTGTGTTGTTTCAATTGTTGTAGCTGTAATTGCTGCTGTATCAACATCTGATAAGATTGTAGTACCTGTAACATTAAATGTGCCTTCAATAGTTGTATTAGCTTTTAGTTCTATTTCGCCTGTTCCCGAAACACCTAATTGCAAGTTACTATTTGATTCAGTAGTTTGAATCAAATTTCCATCAATTCTAATATCGTCAAGTATCAAAGAACCTGCATTTATTTCGGCTGCATAAAGATCCATCATAACATCAGAATCTGGCATGTGTACCATCATACCATCAATGTGTTGACTCATTGTTACGTTGCCCAAATAAATTGAATTTCCGCTTAGGTACAAATCTTTCCATCTTTTTAAATCAGTACCTAAGTCGTATGTTACATCATCATTAGGTATTAAATCTGAGTCAAACTCGCCGGCAATTGTTATTCCGTCTGAATCGCTATCGCCTATTGTAATGTTGCCACCGATAACAACATTACCTGTTGCATTAATATCTACTGCATCAATATTGCCAAATTTTACATTACCTAGTGTGCCTGCAAATACTTCTGACGAGTTTGTAGCATCCGAAATAAAGGTAAATTTTTCATCTGTTCTATCAAATCCAAAAAATCCAACTTTTGCATCAGTACCAGTATGCCAACGGAATTCAACACCTTTATCCTTAGTATCATCAGTTGCAGGAGCAGTGTCGCCTCCTAATGTAAGTATAGGATCGTCTAATGTTGTTACTGTACTATTAATTGTAGTTGTAGTACCCATAACTTGCAAGTCGCCTTGTATAGTTAGTGTACCTGCAGAACCAGCTGGTGTTGGATCAATTACAAGTGTTCCTGATGATGTACTAATAGTATTTCCATCAATTGTAATATTATCTACTACTACTGCTGTAGCTGTAAGTGTGGTTCCGTCAAATGTTAAGTTTGCATTATCTTCAATTTCAGATGCACCCATTAGCAATACACGACCGTTTGTTAAACTTTCTAAGTTTAGTCCTGCTAGTGTTGTTGTGCCGTCTACGTGTAAGTCGCCTGACACAAGTGTATCACCTGATGCTTGTTGTACTGTAAAGTTTCCTGCACCAATGCTAAACTCAGTTCCATCAAACGTTAAATTTGCATCATCTTCAATTGCGCCGCCGCTTCCAGCAATAACAATACGATTGTCTGTTAAGTCTTCTACAATAGCACTTGCTAATGTAGCTTCATTGTCAACATCTAATGTTCCTTGTAGTGTAGCATTGCCTGTAACGTCAATTAACCCAGCAACAGTTAGTGTACCGCCTGCTCCGCTTGGATTAGGATCAATAGTAATATCTGTACTTGCTGAAATAGTGCTTCCGTCAATATCAATATTGTCAATTGATGCATTACCAGTTATTGATAATGTACCAGTAATATCAACATTAGTTAATGTAGATGTTCCTGTAACACCTAATGTACCGCCGATAGCAGTGTCACCAGTTGCTTGAGCAATTGTAAATTCAGTTAAGTTTGGACCAAATCCTAAATCACCAGTAGCGCCAATTTGCATACGCACTGACCCGGCAGTATAAAAATCTAATTCGTCGTTGTCAGTACCCGGTGACGATTCGGCAATAATCTTTGTGTCTTGATCAACATCTTTTACACCACCTAATGACGCCCACGCAGTACCGTCATATCCTTCAAATGCAGTGTCAGTAGAGTTGAAACGCATTTGTCCAGTTACTGGCGTAGGACGTTCTAATGTTGTACCTACTGGAATTTGTAATGAACTTGTAGTGCCGATAATCATATCGGTGCCGTCGAATGTTAATGCTGCACTATCTTCAATTGCGCCTGATGTGCCAGCAAGAACAATTCTGTTTGCAGTTAGATCTGATATTGTTGCACTACTTAAAGTTGTTTCTTGTGCGTCTAATACTTGTAATGTAGTATCACCTGTTACATCTAATGTGTCAGATACTGTTACTGCGCCTGTTATATTTGTATCTGATAATAATTCAACAGTTCCTGTTCCTGCTGCAATTATTTCAACAGGTGAGTTTGTAGAAGTAGTTGCAATTCTATTTCCAGTTATTAATATATCTTCGCCAACTAATCTATCAGCATATACTTCGCCTGCTGTAATGTTTACTTCGTTTCCTGCTGCATCAACAACTTTAAATCCGCCACTTTCTTCTTTAAGTTGAATACCGCCTAGATGAATTTGTCCAGCGACATATAACTTACGCCAATTTTTTGTAGCACTACCTAAGTCATATGTTTCGTTTGCATTTGGAATTAAATGACTCTCAAAATCAGCAGCAACAGTGATGCCATCTGTGTCTGCATCGCCTATTGTAATGTTACCACCGATTGTAACGTCACCGCTTACATCAAGGTTACCTGTAACATCTAATGTAGTGCCGTCAAATGTTAAGTTGCCGCTATCTTCAATTGCACCCGATGTACCTGCAAGCACTATTCTGCCTGCTGTTAAGTCTGATACTGTTACACTGCTTAGTGTTGTTTCTTGTGCATTTAAAACTTGTAGGGTAGTATCGCCTGTTACATCTAATGTTCCTGTTGTGTTTATATTACCTGTTGTGTCTGCAACAGTGAATGCACCGTCAACATCAATACCTCCATCTAAGGAAGCTAGACCTACAACGTCTAGTGCATCATTAATTGTAGTAACACCTGTTATTTCTAACGTTCCGCTGACAGTTGCATCGCCTGTTATGTTTGTATCAGTCTGTAATTCAATTGTACCTGTGCCAGCTGCATCTAATTCTAGTGGACTGTTTGTATTAACAGTTTCAATTCTGTTACCGTTAATTTGTACATCTTCGACGTTTAACTGCCCAATGTTAACTAATGATGCATATAATTTATTCCAAGGTTTTGTTGTACTACCTAGATCGTATTTGTCAGCTTCGTCAGGAATAAGATTAGATTCAAAGTCAGCTGCTACTGTAATTGCATCTGTATCTGCATCACCGATTGTAATGTTACCGCCAATATTAACATTACCTGTTACATCTAAATTTCCTGCAAGATTTGTGTCGCCTGTTACAGTCAAAGTTTGTCCAACAGTTACAGTTCCGCTTACTTCAGTGTCTGCACTTAAATTAATATTTGATGTTCCAGAAGGAGTAAGATTTATATCTCCTGTAATAGTAGAAATACTATTGCCTGCTAATCTAAGATTTCCTGTTTCAATTTTAAATGGATCAACTGTACTTGTGTTAACACCGCTTACAAAATTAATACCTGTAAGAGTAGTTACATCAAATGTGCCGCCTTGGAATGTAGTGTTTCCAGTTTGTTGGTCAACTGTAAAGTGTGCGCCAATTCTAAAATCACCTCGTTGGTCAACTGTTGAATAATATACTCTACCGCCGTTTGTTTCAGTAATTTCGTTTGCTTGTACAACAGCAGTATCGTCATTATCTAATCTCTTGCCAACACCGATATAACCAAAATTGTGAGATACCATTCTCAAACTTGTATCTGGGCCGTCTGCAACTATACCAAAGTTACCATAGACGTTTGCCGATGCAATTGAGCGCATTTCAGCAGCAAACTCTTTTCTGTCATAACGTAAGATACTTGTAGCAGTAGCACCGCCGTTAAAAACAATTGAATCTGGTGTAAAATCAAATCCTTCTAGATCATCGTTACGCCCGTTTTGTAAAAGAGTAGTTCCGTTTTCAACTGCATCAACTGTCATTGTTACAACAGTTGATCCGTCAGTAGATGTAAATGTTGCAACGTCACCTGCTGCTATTGTTCCTACTACTCCGCCTAGTGTAATATGTGTCTTGCCAACGCCGCCGCGACCTGTAGTTCCTGTAATACCTTTAATTGCCTCGTGTGCAAAATATGTAAAACAATTTAACCATTCAACTCTTGCACCATTAGTCATAATTAAACCAACTGAGTTAGGAACAATAAATGTTACACTGTCAAATAGCATTGCAGGTTCTATTGAGCCAGGTGAAATACTTGCACCGTCAACTAATGCTCCGCGGCCTGCATCGCCTGCATCAAAACCGTATGGATCATCACTAGCATTAGTACTAAGTCTTACACTTGAGCCAAAGTTAGCAACAGTAATATCTTTAATGTATGCTGACCGTATTGAAACACTTGCTGTTGGCTTGTAACGTATAGCATACCCAGTATCATTAGTACTGTTGTATTCCATTTCACGAATTGTCATACTTTCAATAACAACACCGCCATCAACACGGAAACAGTCTAAATCTCTAGTAGCCGCACTAGGTTTAATTTGTGTTGCACGTAATCCTTCACCAACAACAGAAACATTTTCTGGTACATCTAACGGAAATGTTTCTGTAAATGTACCTGCACTAATTCGAATTGTATCTCCTGAATTTGCTTGTGATAGTGCATGTTTAATAGTTGCATATGCATCGTTAGGAAGACTGCCACTGTTAGTATCATTACCGTTTACTGTTACATAAATGATATTACCTTCTGGCATGTTTAAATCTATACCTTTAGCAAGTATTCTGCCAGTGCCGGCTGCATCGAGTTCTAAATCTGCATTTGTATTTAAAGTTCTAATTCTGTTGCCGTCAAGTTCTATTTCGTCTACAACAATACTGTGTGCATCAATTACACTTGCTTCAAAATCTGTTCTTGATCCATCTTCGCTTATAATTACAAGACCGCCGCTGCCGTTGTCCTGCATTTTTAATCCACCTAAGTAGATTGTACTTCCGCTTACATACAGCGAGCGCCATCTTTTTGCATCTGAACCTAGATCGTAAGTGCCATCGTCGTTTGGTATAAGATGTGATTCAAAATCAGCAGCAACAGTAATCGAATCCGTGTCTGCATCGCCTATTGTAATGTTACCACCTAATGTAAGATTACCTGTAATTTCTGTGTCACCTGTAACAACAAGTGTAGTGCCGTCAAATGTTAAGTTAGCACTATCTTCTAGTTCTCCGTCTGTGCCTGCTAGTAATACTCTACCTGATGTTAAATCACTTACAGTCAAGCTAGGAGCTACAACATCACTTAGTATATCTATAATGCCAGTGCCAGCAGCAAGTAATTCTAAATTTGCGTTAGAATCATAAGTTTCAATTCTATTGCCATTAATTGCAATTGCAGAGAGTTTTAAATTTCCGTTTGGGTCAACTTCAACATTTTCACCAATAGTAGTTGTGCCACCACCACCACCAATTTGTGTATTACCACTATCGTCAATTACAATATCGTCGTCACCAATAGTAGTTGTACCACCGGTACCTGCACCAATTTTTAAATTTTCATACGGTAAACTAACAATTTCAGTTCCGCCTGTTCCAGCTCCAACAATAACAGATCCAAATTGTGTACCGCCTGATGCTGATAGACCTAATCCACCTTCATAAACTGCACCTTCTATATAAACAACATTACCAGTTAATCCAGAAGGTAAGTTATCTCCAATGAAGTTTAGTACACCTGATTGATAATCAAAGAACCATTCGTCGTTGTTTCCAGAACCAGCAGCAAATATTTTTGTTCCTGTTGAAGCTGGACTAGCTGCACCTGCACTATCAATGTACACGTTTACTTGATATGTAGCACCAAACTGTGGAGGGATCCAGTTTTCGTATCCTGTTTTCCAAGTTCTATTTGGAGTAGCAGTTGCGTCTTGTGTACACTCGGCTGTATAAAGTGCTACAGGTGCAGCAGCAGTTAACGGTTTTATGTTAGGTACGCTGCCACTATCAGCCCATAATTGATCTGAACGCAATAGCAATCCACTTGATATACTTTCATTAACAGCACTTTTAATGCTATTGACGTCAGTTTTAGCTACACCATAACCTACTTTTTTCCAAAGCCAGTCAATTTTTTGTATGTCACTTATTGCCATTTATTTCAACCTTACGATATCGAAAGTGCTGTAACACTTTCGCCTGCTGCTAATGCTATTCTTACTAACACAACGTTACCTGTTGCATCTGTCATGTTTGCTGTACCTAGTGTCATCGAAAACGATCCACTAAGTGATTGCCCTGGAATTATTCTTTCACCTGGGTTTACTGCACACCCATTTGTGTTTGTAGGTGATCCTGATGCACCCGGAAGTCCTACACCATTATAAACTCCTGCACACTCTAACCAGCCGTTGATTGTACTACTACCATCAATTCCTGATCCAGGAGCAGCAATGAAAACACCTGTTACACCTGTTGAACTTGTAATATTAATATCAAAGTTTGCAACAACTTGACGTCTAAATGCCATTGTAAAATATTGTGTACCTGTATCGCTACTTCTGTCTGGTCCTACTGGTAATAAGACACTAAAATCATCAATGTTATGTTCTAGCACACCGTACCTTATTGTTGCTTCTTGTGTTCCAGCTACGCCAGGATCTGCTGATTCAGTATATATGCTATTTGTATAAAAGTTTGTTGAACTATTGTATGCAGGAGTGTTTGTTGTATCTGCGTTAAAGTCAAATATTCTTACAGCATCATCACTAAAGCCTGTACCTAAACTTGCACTTACGTCGATTGCAGTTTCATTTATTCCTGATTGTGATGCACTATGGACTTGAATTACTTCTGGTAAGCTAACATATGAACTATATCCATTAACATTACGGACTCTATATCTTAGTTGCTCTGAAACTCTTGTATTGCTTGCATTAATATTAACAACTAAATCTCCAAAGGCATATGCTCCACCTACACCTGTATCTGCATTAGGTATGCCTCCTGTTAACATTGAGGGTGTTCCGTCTACATCGCTATAATCAAAGTTTTGTTCTACGATACCGCTACCACTTCCTTCAGTATCTGTTCCGCTTGTAACTTCTACAACATCAGATATGTTTGCATATGTTTGACCAACTAAGTTAGTTGCTGTTGTTCCACTAAGTGTTAAACTTGCACCTGTGTTGTAATGAGGTACTCCGCTAACATAACGAAGAGTTCCGGCTACATTTTCTGTTAGGGTGCCGCCTGTTGCAGTAGGATTAGTAGTGATATCGTCTTTAACAAATACTACTGTGTTTGTATCACCAGTAGCATCATGGCTAAGTTGAAAACTATTAATGCCTTTCGGAGTAGATGCATTAGATTTACTTACACGAGCTTTGAACCCGCTGTATAGTCCTGGATGGTATATACTAGAAGAAAAACTTGTAGAGCTGCCACCTGCATTTAGCAAGTTGTAGTCTTGTTCATCTGTAATTGTTACACTGTCTGTTGTACCTGTGTTATCAGCTGCACTTAATCCTATTGCTCCGTCGGCTGTACCGTTGACTATAGCACTTAATGTTCCTGCTGCTGCATTATATGCAAATGTACTTGTAGCACTAGTCTGAATATTACCAGCTGCACTTTCTATTCTAGATATATTGTCACCTGCATTTAATCCAGATGTACCGCTTGTGTTGTCAGTTGCACTAGCTGCAAGTTTAGGACTTGTACCTTGTGTGCCTGTGATACTAATAGTTTTTGTGCTTAGTCCTTGCGGAGCAGCAATATTTGGATCATAGACTTTTAAGCTAGTAGTTGTTGACAATGGAAATATACCAGGTGTAGCAGTTGTATGCGTTAACAAAGTAAGTGTTAATGTATCATTGCCGGTACCTGTGTTTGTAGCAGCGCCCCAAGTATGTTGCAATCTGCTTCCTGATACTCCGCCTGGATCGCTATCACTAGCAATGCTGTCTAGTGACGAACCATCACCCCAGTTCATTGAATAGGTAACAGCAGCCATTGTTGTGTTTGTTGTTATGTTTTGTAAGTATAAGCTATCACCTTCAATAACGTATTTGTCATTACCGGTAATAGCACTGCCACCCGATGCTGCTCTGTAAAGGCCAAATGCCATAACAGGATCTGCTGTGTAAATTATTACATAATCTTCCTGAGTAGCACTAGCTTCGCTACCATAACCAGTACCATTATTATTAAACGCACGTACAATTACAGTATATGGTGATCCTGTATTACTTGTATATGTATGACTAGGTGTACTGTCAGTAGTGTTTAATGTTACATCACCGTCGCCCCATGTAATATCGTATCTATTTGAATTACCGTCTACTGTTAAGTTTAATGTAACTGTTAACCCTTCACCGCCTGCTAATGGTGATCCAGTAAATGATACACTTCTTACAAAAGTGTTGTTAGCAACATTACGCATTGTTTCGTTAAGTTGATCAAATGCTTCGGCTATATCTTCTGCAGGATCCAATCCAACATACGCTCCGTCGGTATATGTTCCGTCTGATGGTGTTCCGACAACAATTTGATCACCTATCAAAGATGAAACAGTGTTACCTATGTTTGTATCTACATATGCTTTTACACTTTGTTGTGTTGCTAATGCTGATGCACTATCACTTACAAGATCGTCTTCGTCTAATATATTATCAATTGATACACCTGCATTAACTCTAAAGTTGCCTTGTACTTGTATTTGTCCTGTACCAGCTGCGGAAAATGTTAAATCACTGTTACTTGCTGTAGTTTGAATAGTGTTACCGTCAATAAGAATGTCATCATCTATAGTAACTGCTCCTATAGATAAGTCAGCTTGTACAATAACCTTTCCAGTGCCAGCAGTTTTAATAAAAATATCGCTGTTTGACTGTGTTGTTTGTAAGGTGTCGCCTGTAATTAATAAGTTTGCATCAATTAATGCACTTTCAGCTTCTGTTAATCCGCCAAGTTCACCTACAAGCTCGCCTTCGGGCAATTGAAATACTTGTAAACTACCATTACCAGAATCTTTCAATTCTATATTACCTAGTGTAATAGTTTGACCAGATAGATAAATGTCACGCCATCTTTTGTCTATAGAACCTAAGTCATATGTTTCTGTAGTATCTGGAAGTATATGACTTGCTATATCTGCATTAATTGTAATACTATCTGTATCTGCATCACCTAATGTTAAATTACCGTCAGCAGTAATGCTTCCAGTAGCATGTATGTCACCTGTTACTTCTACGTTACCATTTAAATTAATAAAATCTGTAGCTGTAGCAGGTGCAACATTAACATCACCTACTGTTGTTGTAATTAAACTATTATTTAGAGAAAGATCGTCTACAAGTAAAGAACCTGAACGAATGTCGGTTGCATTAATTGTTCCTGTAACGTCTAGTTCATATCCAGGTGAACCGTTTATAATACCAATTTTAGGATTCGCTGGGTCTGATGTTACATCAAAGTAAATTAAATTACTATTAATAGCTAGGTCCTCATCACGTAAGAGATTACTCTTAAGTAACGGACCTGAAATTCTTCCTACGTTGGCCACATCAGCTCCTCAATAAACGGCGATCCTGTCGCTCCAACCACCTTACCTTGCGGGTTGACCACAGTTTGACCTGCAACTTAGACCAACTACGTTGCATTAATAGTATTTATCCAATCAAAAAAATAAGAGCTAATAAGCCCTTATTTCAAAATCATTACTTTAAAGTAGTTTAAATGCACTATTTGTCAAAATTATGTAGTACTGTTATATCTTTTCCGGTAGGAGGAGCAGTTCCAAAATCTAAATACCAGCCAGCTACTTTGCCTGCCGGATTTTGTACTAATGTGTAGTTTGTTGTAGGAATTTGGAATACATTTTCAATATAAACAAAAATACTTCTTGGATTATTAGCAAAACTTAATGGATTTTCTACGTCTTGATTATCTAATGGTCCGAATAATGTTTCAATATCGTCTGCTCCAGTAAACGTTTGTTGATTAATAGCTGTTGCTGTACCCATGCGTATCTTTTTCCAACTGCCACCTTGATAAAATTCTAATTTTCCGTCAATAGGATCACCCGGTGATGATTGTATAAGATAGCGCATCATACCTTCTTCTGGTACAAGAGGTCTAGTTGTAGCATCTCCTCTTGGTACTCTAACACTTTTAGGAGTATCTAATACAATTTCATCATTAATGCCTTTAACAATTATGCCTCTGCCATTTATGTTCTTTATATTAGTAACTTGCTTCTTATAAAATTTCATTTTAGATATCCACGTAGCTTAGTGTTGCAACTAAATTATTAGGTGATCCGCTTAAAACTTGCATACTGTCACCTGCTTCTAACACAAGTTTTTCTGTATCCATTACAAATGTTTCTCCGGCTGATATAGGTAATGCATTGATTATCATATTAGACGAACCAAGTGAGCCACCACTTTCAACTAAATGAGCAGTAAGTGTTGTTTCGCCTGCTGTATCATCTGCTGGATCTGCGTTTGCTGTATTTGTAAAAATTACTGTTGTAATAACGTATGTCTTATCAGCAGGAACTAGAAGCAATGTTGATGCGCTGCTTGTTAAACTTAGATTTGCTAATGCCATTTCTTATTTTCCTTAAAATATTAGTGCAAACAATGCAGCAGTTTTTCTACTTACAAGGTCGCCTTGTCTAGTTGGTGTTATAAATTTTAGTCCTGTATCTTTTACATCAGCTTCATCATGATATATTTTTGAACCTGCAGATGGAGAAGCAGGTGCACCAGCACCATTTTCATCTATATGTAACGAATCTGGTATACGAACACTACCACCTGCTGTGCCAACTAGAACTAAATCGTCACCGCTATTTGTTGAAGAAATTGTGCTTCCTTCAAATTTAAGATCATACATAAATGCTTCTGCTGTACCTACAACTAAACGATTAAACCCGTCTACTTGTAATCTACATACACTCGGTACTGCTGTATTGTCAAAATCTTCAGCTGCTACTAGTGTATCACCTTGTCTAATTTGTGACGGAGGGTTCTGTCCTGAAAATTGTGTAACATAATCAACTACCCATTTACTATTAGGTATGTCATCGTCATCTACAACATAGTTTTCATAGTCAGCGGCGGCGGCACGTAATGGATTATTACCTGCATCAAATTGAATTGCTCCGCCGCCACTGTCTATACTGTTTGTTTGAATACCAGCAATGCTTGAAAGACCATTGCTGTCAACTTTTTTAAAACTAAATGCACCTAAACCTTGTGTACCAGTTACGTCATCTTCGTATGGTGCTGATTCGTCCCATACCATCATAGCATCAGGCAAACTGCCTCTTACAATTTGTAATCCTGACCACTGCTGAACTCCTACTCCAGGTGTAACACCTGCACCAGTTTCTCCGTAGTTAACTCTAACGATGCGATCTTCTACATCTAGTTCTGTTGTATTCAATGTTGTTTGTTCACCTTGGACTAACAAATCACCTGTTATAATAACTTGACCCTCATCTACGCCTGTGTTTAACGTAATGTTACCGCCTGGCTGTACTGCAATTTTATAATTACTATTAGGTATATCAAGTATTTTAGTCATTAGTTATTCCTATAAACAAACTTAGCTAAATGCGTCTACTGCTGCGCCTGAATCAGCTGCACCAGGATGTACGCCTGCTGCCCAACGAACTTTACCAACATCTGTTGTTCCGCCTTCATACTGAATTTTTCTACCGTATAAACGTGTAACTTGTACTGTTGTTGAATCATCTAAAACAGCATCAATTCGCATTTCACCAGCAACTAATGCAGCATTAGCTTTGTTAACTAATGTTAATACTTCTGTTGTTGAGCCATTTGTAACTGTAAATTTATTTGATGATCTTTGGTTTACAATCCATGCATCAGTTGTTGCTTCTGAGCCACCTGTAAAAAAGTGACGAGTCACTTTAATTGATCCTGCATCGTTGCCAAAATATTTCTTATTTAGTGGTCTTCCCATTTGTTTCTCCTTTAAAAACGTTCTAGGTTTACGCAGTAGGTCAATTCTGCATAAGTCCGTATCATACGGCACGATTATCGACACTAGTATTTATCAAATAAGAAAAAAGCCTTAACAAATAAATGCTAAGGCTTTAAATAAAAGTGATAGGTTGGACTCTGAGAATACCAACAACCTCCTAGTAGCTCTCGCATAATTCGGAGGAGCCTAGTATCGGATAGTTACTTCCAAAAACATATCTTTGTATCTCTACACTCATATGTTGCTACTACAGCTACTAGCCAAGTTGTGTCACTACGCAACACCGTTCCTTGCACTATCTAATCTAAACCGTCGTTTAGCTTATGTATTAAATATAACAAACTATTAAGCAGAAGTCAACCTCTTTTTTAATAAAAAGTTAATTTTTTTTATGTGGTGCTGTTTAATGATTCGTTGAAAGCACCAAAGCGTGTAATTATCCATAACACTCTCCTCGTTAAAGGGTTAAGTGCGTTCCTTCGCTTATGCTACTCCCGGCCTGTTGGCTGAACGTAATATTATTTAGTCATAAAAATAGGCGCCGTAGCGCCTATTTTAAAGTTTGTAAGTTAAATCTTAACTAAAAGATACGTTACCGTTAGTAATAGCAACTTTACCTAAGTAATCAGCTGCGTTACCAAGCGATGACGCTGTGTTTGATAGTTCAACATAACCATAACGTGTCATAAATGATACGACTGGCTCGAATGAATTTGGATCAAGTACAACACCTGAACTCATTAGCGGGATGTATGGGCAGTAGAACGCCGGAGCGTCTGACTCTGAACCACCTTTGTAGCCAATAAGAACGTCTGTGCTGTCTGCTGCATATGAATCTACATACACTTTCATTGCGTTGTTTAATGTACCAACGAATTTTGTGTTTGTAGGTGCTTCAAATGCACCTTCAGTTGTACGAGCAAATGCACTTGTAGTTGCAGACTGTAGGATTGTTAATGCAAATGGGCTAACCACTGCATAGTTACCTGCGCCTCTGCGTGTACGCTGAGCAATCTCGTTTGCAACTTTGTTGACTTGTACTGCTAATGCAGCATGTTCGTCACCAACAAATGTTGCTGTACCTGAAACAGCAGCTTGATCATAAGTCTGTGTTGCGTTTCCGGCTAATGCACGTAGTGAAGCAAGAACTTCTTGGTCGATCTCAGCAGTAATTTCTTGTGCTAGAGCAGCCATAATTTCAGCTTCGATATCAATACCGTGCTGTGCTTGTGCATCTTGTGCAGATTCAAAAGTCCAACGAGCTGATAGCTTGCGAGTTTTTGCTTCTACAGTTTGCTTTAAGATCTGGATGCTTAGTCTGTTACCAGCTTCACCTTCCATTGATCCTGTTGAGCTAGGTGCACCATTTGAAGATGGATTGCCTGAATAGCTCTCAGCAATTTTGAATGGGCTTAGAGCCTCTTCACCTGCTGTTGCGCCGTTATTGCCATCGGCATAACGTACACGTAGTGTGTGGATCTGACCCACTGGTCCTGTCATTGGCTGTACGCCAACTAGTTCGTTTGCGATGACTGTTGGCATCACACGACGAATGACTGGTAGAATAACACGGTTAAGTGTTGCGACATTACCGGCAGAAGTAGCACCAGCTGTTGCACTTTCTGAAAGATACCTACGAGTATTTTCCAGTGTGCTTTCCATTACAGCTTTCTTGTTTCCAGTTAAACCTTCAACAAGAGCGGTTTTAGTTTCCTGCCAGCGACTTTCTAGTAGTTCTGACATAATTTTCTCCTATTAATTTAATCCAGCTAAACGCTTGATGTCCACGACGTTTCCATCAGATGCGTTAGCTTGTGAACTAACGTCAATTTTATTGCCTGTAATTTCTTTGCCTTCTTTTAGGGGTGCCTTCTGCTTCGCTGGAGCTTTACTGTCGATAACTGACGGTAGGTATTTGTCGAACGATGATCTTAACTTCGCCGTTTGAACTGATTCCAGTAAGTCTGTCATAATCTCACGCTGTGCTGTACCTAACGGTGCAACCAATTCGTTTAGAATATCTTTTCGTGTAGCTGATTCAACTAATGCTGATTTTTCAGCTTCTTTTGATTCAACTAGTTGTGTAGCTTTAGCAGCTATCTTTTTTGCTTCTGCTAGTTGTTTATCTTTTAGTTCAACAACTTTTAGTAGCTTCGATGTCTCTGATTTTTCATTCAGATGACTTGTGCTATATTCAGAAGCAAACGCTTCGAATAATTTACGACCAAAGTCGTTTTCACGTGCAGAATCAATATCTTCTTTAAGTGCAGTAATTTCTTTTGCAAGAGTTTCCTTCACTGTTTCTGATACCATTTTTGCACTGCGTTCAATGAATTTAGATTTAACTTTGTTAATATGAGCTTTACCTTCGCGGACAAGGCGCACTTTAGTTTCTGCTAAGTCTTTTTTGTCTTCATCAAATTCTGCTATTTCTTTAGCTAGAGCTTCAACAACGAACTCTTCAAGTTTAGAAAAGTTTTCAGCCATTCTAACTTGATCAGTATGTAGTTCGTTAACTTCTTTGCCTAGTTGTGACATAACAAAACCTTTTAATAGTTCTGCATTTTCACGCATTGCAACAGCATATTTTGCTTTTGCTTCTGCTAGTTGTTTGCGATCGTCTGCAAACTCAGCAATTTCTTCTGAAAGTTTTTCAGAAATCATAGTATCTATTGCTTCAACCATCACGGATTTGTCATGCTCATATTTTTGAGCAAACTCTTCGCGAAGTTCAGCAGTAGCAGCAAGTTTATTTTCTTTAATCTTGTTTTCCCACGCTTCTTCAATTTGAGCTCTGATATCTGCTGAAACAACATCGTTTTCAAAAAGTGTTTTTAGTGCATCTATCATTACGTTTCTCCTCGTTATTGGAGTTTACTGATTATGTTAATCAGTGATTCCTTAAGATACTTTTGTGCCTTTTCGTCATTTTTTGTTGCCTGCGCTAATTCGTATGCCTGATATCCTCCGCGAGCGTTCATTAAATGCTCATAGATTGGTGTTGGATATGCACCAGGGGCGCTGGGCTGAGCCACAACGTCCACAGTGATTATTTCAAAGTCCGATACTTCACCGGACCCATCTTCTCGTACATTGCCAGAGCCCCTAGAGGAGACACCTAATTTAACTCCGCTTTGCAGCATTGTTTCAACTAACTGTCCCATAGGGGTTGGCAGAATTTTTAACTTACCATATCCGTTAGCATCGTCCATCCAAGTTTCAGATATCATATGACTAACACGATCTAAGTTAATATTAAGTCCTTCAGGATGATCAACTTCTCCGAGAACACTATATCCTCCTTGTATTTGATCATTGAGAGTTTTGACAGCCCTGCCAATTTCATTTACAGGATATACACGCTGATTTGCATTGCGTATCCCTCCTTGAATGATAATTCCCTTCATATAAAGGTCCTTACCTTCGTTAGCAGACTCGACAACAATCTTTGCCTGGTCGAATGTCAAGTTCTCTCGTAAGTTTCTCATTACCTAATTTCCTTAATTAAGAACCAATAGTCGACTTTTTGTTTTGTCCATTGTCGCCTGCGGCTTTTTTCTCTGCACCATGTCCTGGAGCAGGTTTATTAGCTTTTGAAGCTTTTCCGCCTGGTACGTTTACGTTCCCTGCGTTATCTTCTTTTTCACTCATGTCACCTAATCCATCATGAGCACCGGCTTCGTTGTCTTTACCTTGTGTCATGTTAGATGCTGTTCCACCCATGTCGTTTTTACTTGCAACTGGTGATTTTGTATTGTCGCCGTTGTCACCCATGTTACCATAAGCATGGTAATGGTCGCCACCGATTTTTTCTACATATTCACGCATTTGCTCTGTTGGTGATTTTTCAACATTGTCTGAAGCTTCTTCAACTTCATCGTCAGCTTCAAAAGCCATTGCTTCTTCTTCGCCTTCTTCGTCGTCGCCTGCATCCATATCCATTTCTGGTTCTTCTGCATCGTCGTCGTCGCCGCCGTCACCCATCATTGCTGCAAACTCATCTTTTAATGCGTCTAATGCTGCTTCTAGGTCGTCAAGTGCAGCTTCTGCTCCACCTTCGTCGCCGTCTGCATCATCGTCGCCTTCTTCGTCGTCACCGGCCATAGCTGCTAGATCACCCATCATATTGTCTGTTGGGTCTGCTTCCATTGCTGGTTCCATGTCCATGAATTCTTCAACTTCTTCGTCAGCTGCTTCGTCTAGGTCTTCATCTGACTCGTCTACTTCTTCATCAGTTGCTTCATCTAGATCTTCGTCATCTGACTCGTCTACTTCTTCATCAGTTGCTTCATCTACTTCTTCATCAGTTGTTTCTTCAACTTCTTCGTCAGCTTCTTCTGAAAGTAACTTTTCATATATATCTCTTGATTTTTCTACCACAATCTCGTGGAATAACTCTTCAGCACCTACACGATCTTCGTTTACAAGGCGCTCGAGCATTTCTTCGAACTTATTTGTTTCTGACATTATAATCTCCTATAAATGTATGTACCTATGGCTAGGCTGTCAATAGTATTTACACAATTGAAAGAAAAGTACACAGAAATAGGCTCAAAACGAGCCGTTTTGAAGATTTTTAAGAAATACTGATATATCTTGTGTTCTGTAATTGCTATTATTTAGTTGTGTTGGATTGTAATTATATGGTGCTATAACACGAATATAAGTTTTTTCTTGATAACTTGTTATTACAGTTCTTGTTTGTTTAACCCAATTTCCGTAATATGTTGCCTTTGCGTCTGATGGTTTGTAATTTTTAGATCCTGAAAATATATTATTAACTGTAGTATTATCTTCTAAACCATGATAATCAAAACCTAAAATATATATTGTTTCGTGGTTGTGTTGACTTGCCAACCATAATGCAGTCGGCCCACTACTCCAACCTTTTGAAGGATTAAAAAAATTAAGGCGTCTAAAATCAGAATATCTTTTATTTGGATTAGTCCATACAGTATTGTATATTTGATAATTGTTATTACAGATTTCAATAACCATTTTAGGATCTACTGCAATTAAATAATCAGGAGAAAAGTCTCTATACACTGCATTGCAAGCATATACAGGTCCGTGTTTTTGTAATTCTGTAAGATCGATAGGAGATCGGCTTACGCCGTTACCTACAACAAATGCAATAGTCATATATTATATATTTTAAAAATTATATAGCTGCTTCAGCATTGGCAGCTACGCCATACATTTGACGAACAAATTCTAGTTCTTTAACTTTTTCGTCGTTATGATAATCACTTGCTTTGCGCATTTTATTAATTTGTCGCAATGATAGTCGTGTTTTACGAGTATCTTCTTTTTCTAATTGAGATTCATCGTTTTCTAAATCAAGATGTGGTTCGTCACTAGGTTCTAGTGTTTCTTTATCAAAGTAATATAGTTCACGTATTATCATACTGTATTTATACCGTTTGGTCCATTGTCGGCGGTGATGAAATGTCATCTCCTGTTACCGTCGACGGTCCTTCCCCGGCTCCTCCATCTATTGCTCCGTCGGTATCTGGAATTTCTTCTTCGCCTGCACCAAGATCATCCTCAATGCCAGCACTACTAATTCCAGCGCCTCGCATTTCACCGCTAGAATCTGTTGCCGGAGTTTCTAAGTTTTCTTCATTTTCTTCACGCCATAGACGTTCGTTTTCTGCAATTTCTTGATCAGTCATTCCTAAGAAACGTTTCATTGCAAATCTATTACTAACAAAAGGAATAGCACTCATTGTTTGGAATGTTGGAATACGTGCATTATCAACTTCGCTTTGTCTATATGCTGCAAAGTTCTGTGGAGGTTGAAATTCTAAATCAAACATTCCAACATCAACATTAACACCTTTTTCCAATAAGTAACGTTTAAATTCTTGATTAAATTGTTCGTTAATTAGTCCTTGTAAACGCTTGCAATATTCATTAAATCTTAATTCTTGAATATATGCTGTTCCGACTCTACCGTCATTGTATTGACTAGCTGAGTCATCAGCCCCGGTTGGCAAATAACTGCTAGGAATTCGTAAACCACGTACGAGCTTATTAGTAAAATATCTGAGATCGTCAATTTCTCCTAAATTTGTGCCGCCCGGTAATGTTTCAACTTTTGATCCTCTACCTTCAGCAGTTTGTGGAAAGAAGTAGTCTTCGTTGATTGACAGTGGATTATAGCTTGAGTCTATGACATTAGTTCCGCCACCTGTCTTGGATGGGATTCGTCTTTGATGAATTTCCGTTTTAACACGCTCAACAAATTGCATCGCAAGGTGTGATGGCATGTTACCCACATCAACGTAGAATACTCTGCGCTCTGGCGCACGTTGGACACGATAGATGATAATCGCATCTTCAAGCAATTCTTTTTGCTTGTATACTTTAAAAATTGTTTCTAATAAACTATTACCAAACGGATAGTTTTGATCTAATCCTTCCGACAATGAAAGATGTATAACATTTTCTGCATTAACTGATACTTCGCCTTCGCCTTCGTTAAATCTACTTCCAGTTGATTTACTAACAGTTCCTGTCATTCCTCTAGAACCGCCGGTTATATAATTTCCTTGCGGGCCTGTACTATTTGTATTTGTTTGGAAAGGAGTTGTAGCAACCATGTCTTTAAAGTTTAAATTAAAATCTTTAATTACATATTGTTCTGGAGTTTTTCCTTCACTTTCGTTTACAATAATTCTTACAACATTTGCAGGGTCAACATGAAACCACTTCTTAGTTTCTGGATCTCTAACAAAAAATGCATCACCATACTTAAAAACATTACGCACAATACGAAACAATCGTGTTTCAAAACTTTGTAATTTTGTCCACTGTTTTAAATATTGTTCTAGAATTGTAATTTCGCTATTCGTAGCTTTTGTATTAAAATTCATATTAAAACTTAAATGAGTTTCATCATGTTTTTGTGTGCAAAACTCTGCAAGAATATCTAATGCTGCATTTACTTCTGAATCTAAATCCATTGTGTTATATTGGCCGTAACGTTCAACACGATTAGGTGTACCAATATACACATCTGGTAAGTATGAGGAATAATTAGAACGAGCCGGGCCTGGTTGACTTCCATTACTTGGTCCGCCTAGCGGTCCGTAATTTCCATTATTTCCGTTGCCAACAGGCACAGGGGTGAAATGTTTCTTCCAACTCATATTACAATCCTAATCTAATCCCAATTGTAGATCACCACCTTTAAGTGCTTTTGCAGTGTCTTTATTGTAATCTCTATTTTCCATTAATATCATCTTTACGGCATCAAGTGTTGTATTTAACCGATTTAACTGTTCTGCGTTCATTTGTGAACCACCGCCACCACCGCCACCGATACTGTCCATTTTACCAAGAACATCGCCAGCATTAGTTCCTGTTCCAAGTCCAACTTTATTATCTTTAGAAAGTTCATCGTTTAATTCACTAAGAACTTTTACTAATTGTGTCATACTTTCAGTATACTGTATAACACTTGAATTGTCAAGTGTATTCAACGCATTTACACCTGTAGCAATACTTACATTACTTAACGCATTTATTGATGTTGCAAATGTAGTTAAATCAGGTACTTCTGCTAGAGCTGTAAGTCTTTGTGCCAAGTATGCATCTATTGTTACACCTTCTATATCTGTAAAAGTACTTAATGCAGTACTCATTGACGACATAGCTTCTGCATTTGTCTTAACATTTTTTGCATTTAGATCTAAAGCGCCAAATGCCTTTAATTGATCGAATGGTGTATCTGTTCCAAACAGTCCGCTTATTGCACTTGAGAAACTTGAAAATATTCCCTTTTCAGGCATCATTACAACACCACTCATTGCTGCACTAAATGATGCCATTGCTTCAGCATTTGACTTAACTTTTGCATTATCAATGTTTAATGCGCCAAATGCAATCAACTGATCAAACGGTGTGTTTACTCCCAAGAACCCTGATATTGCAGAACCAATACTTGCAAAAATTCCTTTTTCAGGCATCATAGTAACGCTCGACATTGCAGTGCTAAATGCTGACATAGCTTCTGCATTTGTTTTAATTCTTGCAGTATCTAATTCTAGAACAGAAAACTTTGTAAGTTGCGTTAGTGGATCTTCTGCTCCAAATAGTTTACCTATGCCGCCTGCTATTCCGCTTACAAGTGTACCTAGACCTTCACCTGCAGAACTCTGAGATGCTACATTCATTGCTGTACTAAATGCAACCATTGCTTCTGCATTAGTTTTAACTTTTGCAGTATCTATGTCATAGCTTGCAAATTTAACCATATCTGCAAAAATATCATTGTTATCTTTGCCGCCAAATAGTTTACCTATGCCACCTGCTATTCCGCTTACTAGAGTTCCTAGACCATCAATTGCATTACTTCCCGATGCTAGTGCCATTGCTGTACTAAATGCAACCATTGCTTCTGCATTAGTTTTAACTTTTGCAGTATCTATGTCATAGCTTGCAAATTTAACCATATCTGCAAAAATATCATTGTTATCTTTGCCGCCGAATAAACTTCCAATGCCACCTGCAATACCAGATACTAAAGATCCAAGACCTTCTGCTGCGGATGCTCCTCCTGCTGCTGCCATTGCTTTACTAAATGCAACCATTGCGTCTGCGTTATTTTTAACTTTAGCTCCGTCAATATTTGCTGCTGCAAAAGTTTTTAATTGTTCTAGAGGATCGTCGGCACCAAATAGTTTTCCTATAGCACCTGTAATACCCCCAACCATTGCGCCTAGACCTGCAACGGCTGATCCTGCGCCAAATGCTGCCATTGCTGCACTTAATGCTAACATTCCTGTAGCAGCACTAGCTAATGCGTCTCCATCTATGTCTTCAAATGATTTTAATCCGTCAACAAACGTAGGTAATGATTTACCTAATAACCATGCAGCACCTGCTATACCGGCACCAACTGCTGTAATAGCACCTCCGAGTATACCAGCACCGATTAATATCTGCGGATTAGCAAATGCTTTTAGACCAGCAGCAGCGCCTTTCATTACGCCTGCACCCATTTGTCCTACAAAGTTACCAATTTGTGCACCTGCTCTGCCGCCAGCTGCTCCTGGTTTTCCTTTTGGTGCTTTAGGTGTACTACCACCGCCTGCTGCATCTCCGCCACTGAATATTTTACCAGCTATATTAGATACAGTTCCGCCAATTGCAGATTTAAATGCACCAGCTAATGCACCTGTAACTGCTTTAGCAGCAAATAATGCACCTATTCCGGCTACTATGCCTGCAACTAAACCTTTGTTTTCCCATACTTTACCAAGGCCATCACCTAACATTTCAAATATAGTACCAAAAGGATCTTCTGAAAACTTTGTAAGCATATCTGCAAAGTATTCTGTTGCGCTAAGTAGTTGTTCTGAGAATGTAACAAGTAAGTCTGATAATT